TAACTTAGGTAGAACTAATAATCAAGCCTTTACTAACATACCTTTTTATACTTTTATTAATCAATTAGACTATAAGTGTAAACTAGAGGGAATTAATGTTATACTTACAGAGGAATCTTATACATCTAAGTGTAGCTTTTTAGATAATGAAACTATAGAGGAACATGAAAATTATCTAGGTAAAAGAATAAAAAGAGGACTATTTAAATCAGCTAAAGGTAAACTTATTAATGCTGATCTTAATGGTTCACTTAATATTCTAAAGAAAGTAGTTGGAGAATTTGAGTATCCAATAGAGGTGTGTAGCACACCATTAAGAGTTACTTTAAAGTGATTCTTGTAAAATTTAAAGCATTTACTTGTTTTGAGTAGCTATTAGGTCAGCCTTATTAAATAAATGATCGATTAATATGAAAAGAAACAAATTTAGATACAATAAAGAAAACATAACATCTCGACTATTTGCTCAGAACAGAAAGAGAAGACCTAGCCACTATGACGATGAAGAAGACGATGAAGAAGAGCATAGAGGTGGCGGAATGGGTGCCGGAGCTGCTGTAGGATTGGGGGCTGCCGGTTTAGGTTTAGCGAGCCAAGGTCTATCTGCTTTAGGTACTATTCAAGGGGTTCACGAGCAGGGTAAAGGAGTTAAAGGATGGTTTGATAGAAATAAGCGAAGAAAAGAGGACTACAAGAAGTATGGTGGTGATGAGAAGCTAATGGAAAGAAAGAGAGACCAAGCTTATCGTCTATCTAAAACCGCTAAGAACTCACAGCAAGAAGCAGCTTTAAAACATAGGGAATCTGAAATATCCGACTCACTAGAATGGGCTAGAAAGAAGAATGCCTATAAAGCTGATATGGCTAAGCAAAAGTCTTGGGTAGGTAAAGGAACTACTTGGGCTAAGCATAATCCAATGAAAGCGGGACTAGCAGCAGCAGGAGTGGCAGCGGCAGCAGGTGGAGCTTATTATATGTGGAAGAAACGACAAGAGGAGAAGAAACGTCGAGAGAGGGAAAAGAAAGAGCGTGAAAGAGGTGGATATCAAACTAGGAGGCAGAGTAAGATAACGAGTAGAATGTTCGCTTATGGTAGAGTTGGGGCAAGAGGACTCGGAGCGTCTACTAATAGAATAATGGGAGGTAGTAAGGGAAAGTCTCTATGGGGATCTTCTAGTAAAAAATCTGGAGGGATAGGTATGTACCAAAAGAATAAAATGAAGAAGAGTCCTATAATGGGAGGTAGTAGTAATAAAGGTGCCGGAAAGAGTAATCCTTGGTCTATGGGAGGATCTAACAACCACAAACCTGCTCCAGTAAGTACACCTAAACCGACTACTCACCACTCTGTATCTACTCCAAGTTCAACACCAAATAAAGGATGGAATGGAACTAAATCTCCTTCATCAAAGCCAAACTCAGGCTCAATGAATAGCAATTGGAATCATTCTTCTGCAAATAATAAACAACCAATGTCAGCGGAACAGATCCATGCTAGAAAACAGAAGGAAAAACACCAAAACACTCTAAATGATCAAAAGAAGAGAATTGCTGATTTAGAGAAGAAAACTCAGGAATTAAAGACTGCGGGTAAAGGTGTTTGGGACGACAATTATATCAATACTCAAAAAGAGATGCGAAACCTTAAGATTGAACACCACAATACTAAATTCAAGGGAGATAAGATGGGCGATTTCATGGCTAGAGGGGGCTATCTTAAGAAGTTTGATAAGAACGGAAACCTTAGATGGGGTAAAAAGAGAATGGCATTAGCTGGACTCGGAGCGTACGCGGCTTACAACATGATGAAGGATGACGATGATAAATAGACGAAGACAAAAATTAAATAACATAACAACACGACTTTTCGGACTTATCGGTAATTATCAAGAAGGACAAACAGTTTCAACTACAGGAAAAGAGGCTTTAGGAAATAAACTACCATCAACACAGGAGTTATTAAAAGATTCTAAAGTTTATGTCCTGATTAGAAAAGATATAGATGGAAACTGGAAAACACCTAGAAGACTCAGAGGGGCATCTCCAAACGAGGTAATGAACCAAAGGAGAATGCTAGAAAATAAAGGAGAAAGAGTTCAGGTAAGAGGTCCTATGGATGAGGCTAAAGCTGAGACGATATACGATAGTTACAAGAGACAATACGAAAACTCAAAGTGGAGATAGATATGAATAAGAACGACAATAAGATAGAGTCTGACAAAGAGTTCAAAGTTATGCTACACTCTAAGATGAAAGAAATACATGGAGATAAGTACAATCCAGAAATAACAGAGAGAGTAGCTAATGGACTAATTGAAAGATATAACGGGAATTATCCAGCTATGGTAAAGGCAGCGTTTAGTAATAGTGAAACGAGAACACAGTCTAAATTAACACTAAGAACTAAACTATTCGCCGATTCCCCTTCGCTAGGTAAATGGATGGCTGCTTCGATTGCTGTTGGAGTTGCTACCCCTATTCTTACTCAATTAGCACTTTACTCACTAGACTTCTATTTAAACAAGCATAAAACCCTAAAAGACCTTAAAGCGCAAAATACGGAGGAGGTTGTTAAAGATTTCCTAAGGTCAAATAGAGGGGTTAGGGCTTCAGAGGAGTCAGTTAGGAATGCATCTGAGTCAATGAAGGATTTCTTACAATACCAAGCTAATAGTAAATATGGACCTTACAAAGACAGAGATGATATTTTAGCTGAGCAGATTGCAGGTAAAACTAATTATAAAATAAACCAGAGATATGTTCGGTAAGAGTAAGAAAGAGAAAGAATTAGAGGCAGAATTATTAGCTGAAAATCCGGAACTAAGCACACAAAAGGAAGCTCTAGGTGTAAGATTAGGTAGATACGCAAAACCTTTAGCCAAGAATTTAATAATAGGCAGTATCGCGGAAAAGTTAGCCAAGGAAGCTGTTAATTTTGAAAATAAAAAGCTATTAGGCGATCGAGTAAATAGAACAGATACTCAAACTTACAAAAACTTAATGAATGAGCTTGGCAAGGGAAACTATGGAGGCAGTGATAATATAATAGGTCCAAACTACCGACCTGACGTGGATAAAGTCTTTATGACCGATATTAAAGGGTTAAATAATAGTAAAGTCCTAGCTCACGAAATGGGTCACAGAAATATCGAGAATGGAGGTAATAGTTTTGGAAGATTGATGCAAAGATCTAGAAACATGCCTGTCCTTATTGGATCTAACGCCCTTGCTTTTGGAAACGCTATACATGCAGGTAATTCTCTAGCTAAGGATAAAATATTAGGTAAAAAATCTTCGTGGTTTAACAGACTTCGAGGGGGTGGAGGGTTTTTATTAGCTAATGCTCCAACTCTATATAATGAAGCTGATGCAACCATACGAGGATATAAGTTATACAAAAATGCTGGAGGTAAGGATCTTAAGGGGTATAGAAATAAAACCGCAACCGCATACTCAACTTATTTAACTGGTGCTTTAGCTGCTACTGCTGGAGGTTGGCTTACTTCAATACTAACTAAAGAAACAGAATTAGCTAAGTACAAAAATATGACTGAGGTAGAGAAGATTGCGTATTTAACTAATCTCCTTAAGAAACAGCCGGAGTACAAAGGATTCTCTACAAAAGATTTAGCTAGAGTTGCTTACAATCGAATGAGAGAATTAGATAAAGAATTATAAATATTAACTAAACAAAAACAAATATACAGATATGTCATTATATTTCAAAACTAGACTGTTCGCTAAGAAAAAAGGAGCAGTAGGAAGATTAGTAGAAAAAGCTAAAATCAAAGGAGCTAAAGTTTCCGCTTCAGCAAACGCAAAAGGAAGAAACTTATATAAATCTCTAGAGGATAAACAAAAACACGCAGGTATCGCAGGTCTTACTGGTATTGGTGCTTTAGCTGGTGGTGGACTTGGAGCTGGTGTTGCAGGAATTTCACTTAGAGGCCTTAAAGGTAGATTAAGAGAAGCTAATCCTCAATGGTCTGATGAGAAAGTACAAGCTGAATACGACAAAATCAAGAAGAAAAGATTAGCTATCGGTGCGGCTCTAGGGGCTGTAGCAGGTGGTGGATTAGGGTTTATGAAAGGTAGAGAATACAAGAAGACCTACACACCAAATGCAATGAACTATTATAATAAGAAGTAATAACAATATGAGGTTAGTATTTAAAACCAAACTATTCTCAAGTAAGTATATACCAGAAGACTCTCAAATACTTAAAGGATCTAAAAATGCAGGATTAATTGGCGGAGGATTAGTTGGGTCTGGAGTCGGTTACTTAGGTGGAAGGCTTGTAGGTAAAATACTAACTCCATCTGAGGAAGACTTCATTTCAGAATATCTACTAAAAAATCCAGAATCCAATAGTTACGATGCATATAAAGCTTACAAAAATAGGAGGTCAATATATAATAAGACTGGGACTATAATTGGAGCACTAGTTGGGGGAGTTAAGGGTTATAATTTAGGGAGTAGGACTGGAGATAAGATCGTAAAAACTAAGCGATATTTAGAGAAGACTATCCTTTAAAAATAAAATAAAGAATTAACAAAATGGGATTAACATTTAAAACTAGACTGTTCGCTGAAGAAAAGAAAAGCGTATGGACTAAAACTAAAGATACAGCTAAAGAGTGGGGGAATAAAGCAGCTAAGTACCCAAAACAAGCAGAGAGCTGGCTATATGACAAGGCTGAAGGTAAAAGAGCAGGTTCAGGTAAGTATGCGCTAGGGGCTGCTGGAGCTTTACTTGGAGGTGGTTTAGGTGCAGGAATTGCAGGAATCACACTTAAAGGATTGAAAGGTAGACTTAGAGATGCTCACCCGGATTGGTCAGATGAAAAGATCGATGCTGAATATAACAAAATTAAGAGAAAGAGATTAGCTATTGGCGGAGCTTTAGGAGCAGTTGCTGGTGGTGTGGGTGCTGGATATAGAGGTTTCCAAAGAGGTAAAGGAGGTAATGCAACTGCTGCTCTTCCTGCACCATCTGGAGATACTAAAAACTATCACCCAGGAATTTCTAAATAATAAAAGTGAGGGCTTGAAATACAGCTCTCCTAATTGAAAATGAAAAAAAAATAATGGATAAAGTTGTAATAATAAAAAGCCAAGATGATGCTAGAAATTGGCTGCTAAACAAAGCTACACCAACAGAGAAAAACAATAGGGTTGGACAGGCAGTTGCTATGGGACTACTTGGGGCTGGACTAGGCGCTGGTGTTAATTATGGAATCAATAGATCTGCAAAGAAAGGCATGTTGATTGGAGGCGCTCTAGGTGCTTTAGGTGGATACATGATCAAACCTAAAGTAAGTGCAGAGGATAACCGAAATATGGGAGCTGGAGTTTTGTCTGGAATGGGACAGTACTTTGTAATAGCTTCACTTCCATCTGGAGAGGTTTACCACAAAGGCTTTAGAAATTTACAAGAAGCTAAACAAGATGCTGCAGACTTTAAATTGAAAGGAATCAAAGCTTTTATAGTAGCTCCTGATGAGTTTAGTTCTAGTAGACAGTTTGGATTGATCGACCTAGGACATAAGAAAAATCTTGAAGTATTCGGTAAAGGTGCAAAAGCTTATGTTGACGAATATAAAAGTAAAGGCGGAACCGCCCCTAAAACTGAGGCTGCACTAGCTAAAGAAATCAGAAATGCTAGAGTTGCTGGAATGAAAGCAGTTAAGCAGCATTATGGTAATTTTGGAGGAAACATCGGTACTATTGGAGGAGCTGCCGTTGGCTCGGGGGTTGGATATTTAGCTGGAAAAGGAGTTGCTAAATTGAAAAACAAAGATACTTACATTAAAGAATACTTATCTAAACACCCTGGAGCAAGTGAGAGAGACGCACAGGAGGCCTACGCGAAGAGAGTTAAATCCTTCCAAACTATTGGCGGACTATTAGGAGGTGCAGCAGGTATCTATGGAGGATATAATCTTGGTAGAAACTATGGGCTAAAAGAAGGTGCTAAGATTGCAGCTAGAACGAGTAATAGAACTATGTTGACTTAAGATGTGATAATAAAGTGGAGATTTGAAATATAGTCTCCCTAATTGTAAAAGAATAAGAGATAATGAATATAAGAAGTAAAGAAGATGCAGTACAGTATTTGCTTGACAGATTCTCCAACAAAGAAAAAGATTTTAGAATAATGAATGCTATTAGTGGAGCTGCTTTAGGTGGAGCCGTTGGTGGTATAAGTGCTGCAGTTATAAATAGAAACAAAAGAGACTCTGGAGCACTTAAATATGGAGGAATTGGAGCTTTACTAGGCGGAGTAGGTGGATACCTGAAGAAACCTAGAACAACTGTTAAGGAGAGTCACAAAGAAGCTATTGGATGGATTAAAGCTTTAGGTGGAGCGTATACAGTAACAGATAGTGCAACGGGTAAACCTGAAGTTGAGGAACATGATACTTTGGCGGAAGCTGAGGAGTTTGCTAAATATTTAAGAAGTCACGGAAGAAAAGCTTATGTAGTAACTCCTGATGACTATTAAAAAAAAAGCGGAGATTTGAAACAGAGTCTCCCTAACTAAAAATGAATAAGAAAATAACAAAATGGGAGAAGTACTACTATTATCGGAACTTAAGAGAAAAATAGACTTGAGGTCATCTCTTCTAATGCTACCTTCTGTGGATGAGTTATTGTCTATAGTAGGTACTCAGAATCCAGAAGAGCAGAGGGTAGAGCTGTATTCAGTAGCTTTAGAGAAGTGGCATTATCAAGTACCTCTCATCAGATTAAATAAAATAAAAATTAATAACGACCCACATAAATTTATAAACACTTTTAACGCATATGCTAGGAATCCGAATACTATGTGCATTTCAGAGGTTGAACTTATACCGACTAGAGTATGGTCACTTAATGGTATTTTAGGTTCATCTCGTAATTGGATATATCAGGATGGTTTCTTATCAGGAGTTTCAGAGGGAGAATATCTAATGAATGCCACCTATATGAGACCTATATATGTTAACTATTTACAACCAACAGGAGAATTAGACCCTAAGAGTTGTATTGGTTTTATTGAAGAAAGACATGTAAGTAAGTTTGTAGACGCTTGCCTTATGGAGACTTTACAATTTATATCTCAACTAAGGAAGAACTTTGAATATCCAGATGTACCTGTTCAAATGTTTAATGGTATAGATGAGGCTAGTTCAATGATACAGACGAGTTTAGATCAGTTTTATATGGGATTAACACACGGTAAGATTTATGTTTAAGAAATTAACTAGTTGGGAAAACTTGGAGGATAAGGAATTAGCTGACAAACTAAGGGATTACCAATATATAAACTCAAATAACGGGGACCTTGTAGATTATGATGGAAATGTATACTTAACTAAGAAGGGTGCTAAAATTCCATTCGTAGTTGTACATGAAGGAAGACACCGAGATAAAGTACTTAAAGGAGATTTACTTCACAATAAGCGACTTAGCCAATTAAATGATAAACTCAAGAAAGTAGCGCCAACATTAGCATTTTTAGAAGGACTTAATGGAGGAAGTGAAACTAAGGTAATGAAACATCGACTTCTTTTAAACACTCCAACTATTATGAGAGAGGGAGTTGTTAATGCAGAAACAAGAGATATTCTACCTAAGAAGTTCCATAAAGACACCTACATTTCAGATAATACATATGCGATAGGAACTTTAAGGGAAGCAGCAGATGATTTAGATAAGTATCAGGCTGGAAAATTTGTTAGAGGTCTATTAATTATGAAACCAAGTAAAAAGCAATAACTAGACATGAAAATAGAAGTAAGATTGTTTCCTCTAGATACTCCTGCAGCAGATGGTTCTATTATACCTAAGCAGAGTTTTCTAGAGTATCAAAACACACCAAGATATAAAGAGAGAAAACAGAATAGAAACTTTTATGGAGGAAGTACGCACTTAAACAGAAACCAGTCCAGAAAAGAATCTACAGGAGGAGTTGTTGGAGAAGGAGATGAGCTATTATACTCTGGAAACATCACTCACATTATAGATGATTACTTTATTAGAAGACACTCAGATGGAATTGAATATGTCCACGCTACTGCCGAGGTAATGGATGACCCAGAAGAGTATGAAGGAAAAAGTAAAGAGCTGATTAAAACACTTACACGACTACTTAGAAGAGGAGTTCAGCTTCCAGTATCCGTAGTTATCTCAGCAGTATGGAAAAATGATATAGCTGTTAGAATTAAGGATATTTTAGGATTTGACTTTACACTTTCACCAGGTTATAATAAGGCAAGTATTGTTGATATTTCTTATGAGTGATTTAAAAGCTATTCTAATTGGCGTAGCGGCTAGTAAGATATTAGACAGACTCACAAGAAAAGAAGAACCAGATAGATATAGATTTCAGATAAGGTTCGATAAGAGAGGTCATAATTACGTCTACCATATGCTTTTTAGAACACGAAAGAGAGCCCACGAGGTAGCAAATGAATTATCTCAGAGGGTGGGTTATAGTAATGTAGTCGTTGAACAAATTGATTAATAAACTCATGGGAATAATTATAACGAAAAAATTTAACGCATACAGATCAGAGCACGCATATTACGGAAGAAAGACAGGAGGTAATTATGGTGCAATGATAGGAGCTGGTGCCGGGGCTGCAATAGGAAGACAACTAGGAGGTAAATCTCTTAAAGGTCAAGCTATGGGAGCATTAGCTGGCGGTTTAGTAGGTGGAATAGGTGGATTTATTGGAGGTAGAAAATTAGGAAGTAAAGCAGGTAGTCAATTAAGTAAGACAACTGAGAACAAGCGATTTGAAGTTACTTATTCTGACCCTAAAAATGGACTAGAGAGACACAGAAGATTTGACTATATACAAGATGCTCAACTCTTTCAAAGACAACATCCTGGCTCTAGAATTTCAGATCTTCACCATCAGCAGGGGCAGCCAAATTACACGGACGAAGAATGGTCATGATTTTAAATAAGTGGAGTGGTTTGAAAGATAGCCCTCCCAAAATGAATATGAATATGAGCAATACACTAGTAGTAAACGGATTAAAGATAACCACTTCACTCTCTTACATTAAGTTCATAGAGGCGGGTGTCACTCAAGTTGAAGAGGATATACCAAATTCAGTACTAGTTATTTTCTTCACTAAAGGAGCTAAAAACACTGAGTTACCTTTTGAAGTGATTATAGAGGAAGAGCTTAAGGAGTCAGACTTACTTTCAACTTATAATCCACAAAATAAAATAAACAACCTAAATATAAAGAAGCTGGTAGTTAATGAGTATATATTAAACCAGACTATTTTTACCGATTTGGATAAGAGTTATGCCCTTTATAATGAAGAGAGGTGTGACTTATTTATAAACCAGAATATAGAGTACAAAGATTATATAACACTACTTAAATCAATACCTTTCTTAGAGATAATTGAAGGGGAAGATGACGTAGTACTCGCTAATATAACAAACTGCTTAATGGGTAGAAGGAGGCTTAATTATATCTTCCCAAACCATAGAGCATTTAAGTACAAAGACACCTATACTAATTATGTTATAGATGAGCCTTTAGTTATGTATCAAGTTAAAAAGGTAGTTCTAGAGCAATTATATGATCATGGTTTCGAGTCCTTAAAGTTAGATGACCAGGATGAATTAGTAGAGGTTCCTGACGTACTAAGTTACTCTATTCAAAATGCCGATTATAACCCTATAGCTAAAAGAGTTACTCCACTACTAAAGCGACACACAGATGCAAACTTATCTATAGAGTGGAAATTAAAATCAACAACCCTCTCTAAAGCTATGGATATAAAGAACCGGTATAGAAACTTAGAGATTATTTCCAACTTGACTTCTATTAATGTATTTGACTATAACAACAATCCATTTAAGGTAGCTATAGTTTGGGAAGATATATCAGGTCAATTAGGAGATAAAAGTGCGGTTACAGATGAGGAAAATAATTACTATCATCAGCTATACTTTAATTGTAGAGTCCACTTTGATATTATAATGGATAACTGCAAACCTTCTGATGTAGTAATCTCTAAAATAACCAATCTAGTAAAATTCAAGGAAGTAAACCTAAAAGAAATGAATGCTGTAGATAGCGATACCGTATTCAGTTTAAAGTATAAGGATTACGACCGAATAGTGAAAATATTAAGTAAACAACCAGAGATAAAAGAAATTAAATAAAATATGAGTCAGATATATGAACCATTTGTAGAGTCCAGAATTCAAGCTGCGACAACTACAGATACATCAGGATACCAGAACGGGAAGATAGTAGTAGCTGCTCCCTTAGTTTCTGACCACGGCCCTTACGGCATAACAATGATAAACAACCAAAGAGAACTCCTCAGAAAATATAGACCAGATGGAGCGAATTATTTGGTTTCAGATTTAGATAGCACATTCTTCCATATTTACGCTATGCTTGCTCACAGTTCAGTATTAGTAACAAGGGTAGGTAGTTCTATGGAGGAAGCAGTAACTAAAATGTATAATGCAGACCAAGGAGCGTTCAGTTATACAAAGCTTTTCGGAAATAAAATGGTAGTAGATTATAAAGGTTCTATTGCTGTTGGGGATAACGGAAAGTCTTATTTAGTAGATGGAAAAGATAGAATACTAGATACAATAGCTGCAGTTAAAGTAGGAGCAGTATCAGTTCAAAGTTTAGATTTCCAAGAGAAGATTAGCAAATTAATTAACGGATTAGAGGATTCATCAGTTTACCTTTACGGATATAAGTATGGAGAGAATAATGAACTAACTCTTTACCTAGCTTATAAGTACCATGCAAATGTAAACGAATTCATTAAAACTACGCTGGGGCTTGCTAATACAGATGGACTACCTACAGCACCTAAGTTAACGATTGATGATAAATATAGATTGTTACTTAAGGCTACAGCTCCGGTGGGTTCTGCAATTACAAATACCACGTCTACACCTCTTAAATTCTTGATTAACTCTATTGACCCAGCTAACAAGAGATTCATTCTAAAAGTTAATTCTCAGTTAGACGCAGGTTCAGAGTTCACGATTGCAGATGTAACGAGAACTGAGGTTAAACTTGCTCCAGCTCCAGTAGGGGTAAGCGCAATAAGTAACGGACTAAAACTAGAGGGAGATCCACAGACAGATGAAAAAGTCCTTATAAGTAACCCCGATAGAGTATTCGCATTTTCAGATCCAGTTAGAGCAGAGTTTGAAAAATTAGGAGGAAATGCAGCACCAGTAGATGGAGAGAGAAGCGCAAAAGTACAGAGAGCTATTCTAGATTTATTGGAGTATGATGAAGGGTATAGAATTGACTTTGTATGGGATGCTGGAGAAGGTGAAGTTGGTCTACAGTCAGTAATGAACTCAGTAGCAGCAGAACTTAAAGCACTTGCACTACACTCAGTTAAAACTACAAACCATTCAACAGTAGATGCTATAGTAAATGAGTACAAGCAATCTAATTCATTCAACTCTTATAAACTAGCTCCATACATGAAATACAACTTTGGGATTAAGACACTAGAGCTTTCTCCTTGTATTGAGTACGTTGAAGCTATTGTGAGAAATAAGTCAGCTAATTCAGAGTTCGCACCGGTATTTGGAATCGTTAATGGTCAAGTATCTGTAGGGGAATTAGTAGCTCAATTTAAGAAGACTGACAGAGAGAAATTCTTAGCTGGACAAATTAATACCATCAAGTTCGATAAGTTTAGAGGTATATCTTCAATTAATGACTGTAGAACTGGAGAAGGTGGTCAGAGTTTGTTTAATGAAGAATGGATTGTAAGAATGGCTAATAGAATAGGTTGGGATTTAGACTTCCTTCTTGAGCAATTCTTAGGTAGATACGATGTTGAGAGTACAGCTTTTGACGTTAAGGCTACTATCGATTACTACATGAAAACTACTATTATGAACCAGACTTATGCACCTGAGAAATATGACGTTATAGTGGATAAATCTAATAATGTTTGGGGTGATGGTGAATTAATGGTAGAAGTAAATATATATGTTGGTAGAGCGCTTAGAAAGATTACGGTTGTGTCCAAGATGCTTCCATTATCGACTCTAACCGCGAATTAACCAGCAGTGCTTTCATAATTGTTGTGATTTTTTATTAAGTTCGTGTCGCAGGGGGATTGAATTTTCTCCCTCGGCCAACCCATAAATGAATAAAAGTATGAGTGAGACAGTTGTAAATAATGACTTTGTAAATAGAGCCCATGAAATGACAGGGAGGTTCTTTAAGATAATGTACAAGAGCTTTCCTTTTTATATGAAACTTTACGGGACTCTTTGCACAGTAGAACGCTTACTTAGAAATAAAGATAATAAAGACAGAATAAAGCTTCCTTCCAGAGACCAAATGATAAACCAGACTTACGGAAAGGTAGCTACTCATGATGATTTAGATAGGGATTCTGAATGGCAAACTTTTACAGAAACCTTTATCATAAACAAGTCACACGCTCAGAAATACTACAATAACCAGAGTGACGAGGTGATGATTTACTTTAACCAAAATATACTTGACTTAGGAGATAAGGTGAGTTTTAATAGATTCGGAAAGACTTACTCCTTTATAGTGAATGATGTTACAGCTTATGAGGACGTTATTTTTGAGTATAGATTAATTGGAATAAAGGATCACGTCTCTAGTATGAATGAGCAAGAGATTAAAAAAGAAGATAAACTTGAACTACCGACAAATGAACAAGGTACAGACACACCAACAGTTAAGGTAGTTAGAGGATTCAAAAACAGGAAATAATTATGTCGTTACTTAGTGATTTACAATTAGGCAAGGGGTATAGTGGAGCAAAAGATACCATAACTAAAATACTCTCACCTCTTAGACACCTTAGTGGAACTGTTGGAGATATAGGGAGAGCTGCACAAGCCTTAAAGATGTTGCCTAACCAGATAAGAACTAAATCAGACATGGTTCAAGTTAAGGCTACTCTTAGGGCTCTGAATCAAGTGTTAAAGAATAGTAAGATATCAGACTTTTTAAATAAACTTGAGAATGCAGTAGGAAATTCGATAGTGGGGGTCTTTAATCCTTATATCGATACTAGAACAAAGGTAAAGGTTGAGTATGATAAGAATAAGGTAGTTCAAATAGTTAATGGGATTAGAGCTACAAGAGATGCTAGAGTTGCTGCTGAGGTTCAAAATATGTTAATCTCAGGTGCAGCCTTCACAGACGTAGTAAAAATATTAGATAGAGTAAGGGAGAATGATCCTAAATGGGGACTAGGGAATATACTATCACTTTTACCTCAGAATTTATTAGCTCAGTTTGCTCCCAAGTTTCTAAGTGCTTATAAGACTGCTGATGAGTTTTTAGGAATTTCAAAGGGGATACAGAATTTGGTAGAAGGAAAATCTTGGAATGGGGGACCTAAAATGCCTAAGAAGAAACCAACAGCAGGGATAGCTAATAGTACGACTTGGAACTCAGCAACTAATGTGGACAAGTATAAAAGTATGCTAGAACAGGCTGGGATTGATGCTTCTAATTTAAAGACAGACTTCGATACCCCAGTTCCAGTAGATGTTGTAGGATATGACCCAGACACAAACACATTTAAGAACCCATTTACTGATGACGGAGATGTGGCGTATAGTGTTAACTCAAGTAATCAGAAAGTATTAGCTGCTACTATTGAAAACATAAACCCCGCTCCATTTGAAGGTTATTTTAGATCAAGATTAGGGAGACTGGAACTTGCATCAACTCACCTTTGGGACGTACAAATAAAACCAATGGGAACAGGAGTGCCGGTACTTGAGATGAGGGATATAGATGTTCTTCCAATTACAAACTGGTCATTAGATGCAGGACAGACTTTATCAGATTCAATGGAGATGTTTGGGGGAAGTTCAATTACAATCCCTACAACCAAGAAGATAGATATGAGATTTGAGGCTACCTTTGTAGAGGATTCAACTTATTCAGTAAAGGCGTGGCTCTCAAAGTATAAAAAGTTCATGTTCTATAAAAACCGAGTGAGACCTTATAAAGAGTGCTGCTCAATAATAGGGATATGGCTTCTTGATGTGGACTTAAAAGAGTTATACTATCAAGCTTACATAGGATACCCAATAGATATGACTGAAGGTTTAGAAGGGGAATCATCACACTCTCCTATCAACAAAACTGTAACCTTCTCTATAGTAGGTCAATTAAGTTCTGATGAGTTCTATGAGCAGATTCAGCGGAAAGGGCACGGAAGACATTGGGATAGAGATAAACTTAATACAAGATACGTAACCAACTTCAATAAGGACAAGGTAGTATCAATATTAAAAGAGTCTGACCAATCCAAAGCCTATACAAGAAGATTTAGAAAGGAGACCAGAGATAAAGATGGTAATCCACAGACTCCAGATAAGAGTTCACCAAAATCTGTAGGTAAGAAGAAAAAGGGAGTTAAGTCAAATACTAATAAGGGCAAGCAACCAACTACTAGAAAGGCAGCCGTAAGTAAACCTAAAAAGAAGAAGTAATTAGATGAGTATAATAAAGATTAATTCAGTAGGTATAACTCCACCACAACAACCAGAATTAGGAGTAGTAATAGGAGTTGTAGTTCCGTCTTCATCAGGCAGAGATTACCCTACAATTTACTTTGATTACGATACTTTCAAGAGGGAGTTTGATGATGGGATTACAAGTTTAGCTAAGTATAAGTTTTTATTTGAGAAGGGGTATCAAGTTGCAGCAGCAAGGGTAAATAAAGATGAACCTAACTTTGCTACCTTAAGAATATCAGACCCAGTTTATACAGACTTAATAGCTACGCACCCTCAATACTTAGATTCAATGCCTGTAGATAGATCTTTAAACAAGGACAAAACTCTAGAGGATGTTGAGATAAGTGATTTTACCAATGTGTTCAGGCTTAATTACGGGGACTTAACCAAACTAAACGCGGCTAAGGACTATATACTCATACCTTCCGGACTTAACCCAGAGAACGCCTCACTTACACTTATAACTTTTGAGGATGGTGTGCATGGGATAACAGGAACAGAAGCTTTTGGACCCAATGTAGTAAGGACAGCAGTAAACATTCAAAATAAAACCACAGCTCAAATTAGAGAAGGAATTAAGAATGTTATTGAAGCTTACACCCAGTATAAAGTAATGCCGGGACAAGAAGAGGAGGACTTCGATATGTTCTATCAGTTTATATTTTCAGATGAGATAGAACAGTGGAACCTAACTCCTGGGACAATAGACATAGATATAGACTACAATGATAAGCTGGATGTCATAGCAAGTTATGCTTCTCCCTACAAGATAATGGACTTTGCATCTACTATCCCGGGGATCTTTGGAAACATGCTTAACATTCAGATCCAAGGGTTTAATTGTAAGGTATATTATGATGATGAACTTTTAGAGGATTATAACTTTTCATCAACAGAAGACTTATTCCTACAGCTAAAAGAAAATTCACCTTACATACTGCCCGTCCTTCATGATAGAGATAAGAATTTACCAGACGGGACTTACTTCTTTGATGGTGGATTTGTAGAAGCTGAGAAAACTACAGATGACTATTTAAGAGCTTTAGAGTTATTTGGAGATGAGGACATAGATATAGATTTCTTAAGTTATGATGAGTTCTTTGACCCAGAGCTTAGAATCTTATCCATGCTACACCAAGTCTCTGTGGAAAATCAGTTCTTAGTTCTTTTAAACATGGATATAGCAAGGACTTATTCAAATACAACCAATATCTTTTATACTATAGGGACTTATGTTAGAAATGGAGTAGAGCTGCCTACAAGTTACGCTTTCTTCGATAGACTAACAACAGACTATGCAGGAGTTATAAAAGAGAAGATATACATAAACAAACAATATACAGAAGAAGAATATAAGAAGTTTGAAGAGATAGGGCTTAACCACATTAAATACGACGGTTACAACTACTACATTTCCTATTACTACAGCACAATAAATGAGAACCCAGCCTATAAGTTTAGTATGAATAGGGTACAGAGAAAATTTAGAAGGCTGCAACAATTTTTAGGGACAAAGAAAACAGAACTTCACAGGTATATTCAAAAGCTAACAACAGATCTAAGAGACGAGATATACTTAATAGATGACATTGTACTTACTAGGTTTAACTATGATGACCGTATGGGTTCAGCAGAGATTCAACTAGAAGTAACTTTAAGTCAGATGATTAACGAGGTCTTGCTTTTAAATGTAATAATAAATCGAAATTAAAGAATAACAGAATAAAGATGGCATTAGATTTTTTAAAGTATCAGAAAATTGCAGAGAACGGGAGAGAATTCCTTAGAACAGATATATGGGAGTTTTCTTTTGTTGATAGACCTACCGGGGTTTACATGCCGCCAGATGAGAACCTTTTGATTAGATGTACTGACTTTAACGTGTCAATAGATAACTCAATAGATAGAATGGAAGCTCAAATTAGAGGATTCACTATCTACCAGCCAGTTACTTCTAATAAGGCAGATGGTTCGTTTTCCATGAGATTTATAGATAGAGAAGATATGTCAATTCAGTATATGTTTAACGACTGGGCTGACAAAATCATGGAGAAAGAAACTAAGAAGACTGGAAGAAAACTAGACTTAACTTGTACAGTAATGCTTAAACAGTATAACACTCACAGACAAGTTATCAAGACCCTAGTATTCTATAACGCCTTCCCGACTACTGCTTCAGAAATGGGGGAATCTAGTTTTGGACAGGATGCAACAACAAACGGTGGAGAGTATGACATAGAATTCCAGTTCGAGTACTATGAAAGACAAAGAAATAGTGTTCCAATTACAGACGGGACAGCATCATAATTAGAATTTTAAAGTTAATACAGAAGGGTACTCGATTAGGCATAAAAACTTAGTTGAGTACCTTTTCTTTTTCAAATCACAACAGAAATATGTATATAAGCAATCAAGAATTACCCAGCAAAGGATTATTTTCAAGGGAAGGTGGAACAAATATAGAAATCAAACCACTAACCTTCAAACAACTGCTGGATTATATAGAAAATGTGGAGATAAACCCAATAGCTAAACTCAGAAAAGACCTTAATCTATTAGCCAGTACAGGAGTAGATTTGTATAAAGTGAGTCTGCTGGATATGGACTACCTAATCTTCATGCTAAAATCAATAACGATCTCAGATGACATAAAGTTTAATTCAAGTACTAAGTGTTATAGCTGTGATCAAATAACTCAATTCTCATTTAACTTATCTCAGATTCACTTTAAGGATTTTGATAGTGAGGAGAATAGGATCCCGAGTAAAATAAACATAGGGGGAGAGATGAGAAAAATTAGAGTTCCTTCGATAGGTGAATTTTTGTCAGTGTTAGATACAATATATAAATTCAACCCAGAGATAAAACTCGCACAAATTAAACTATACAGCCTCTTTGATGAATGGTTTGCAAATCCTACAGGTGTTCAAAATATGGTGGATAACGCAAGTAGAGAGAGTGCTGCTAACTTAATATATTTGGATGATAAGTGTTTTGGTAGAATAGAACCGGTAGAGTGTAAGTGTGTAAATTGTGGTCAAGTACAGTTAACAAATATAGACGTACTAACTATAACTGAAAACTTCTTTACCGACTTTCTCAGGCACTTCCGACCTAATGAATCTCAAGTACTTTTTGAATAAGATAGCCAGGTACGATAACATAGAGGATTACCTTTATTCTACTTGTGTTAAATTTTACGAAGACTATAAGAAGAGATTAAAAGAATCGGATGGGGTGGATTTAAGTTACCCTCAATTCAAGATTAATATGTGATAAAATACTATGCTTAAAGGATTATTTGGAAAAGGAGCTCTTAAGGGATTTGGAAACTGGATTAAGAGTGCCCTACCTAACGTCATTAAAGATACACTCATAGAAAGGGCTTTAGGTTCTCTCTTTGGTGGTGGAGGTGACTCAGGAGGGGGTGGCGGAGCAGAGATGCAAGCTACGATACAAGCAGGACCAGCCCAAGACCCTTCAGTTATGCGAAAAAGGTTAAGAGAAGTAAATGCTCAATACCTAAATGTAAAGTCAGAGAGGGATAGAGAACTTAGAAAGCTAAACCTCGTTGAGACCAAAATAATGGCTAACAAACACACTAATGAGCCTTTTCCTAATGACAGTGATAGTTCTAATAGTGATAGTAATGTAGCTGAAATAGACGTAAATCATGTAAACCCACCTACAAAGACAGGTTATGAAGATCAACTAAATGATGTAACCAACTTAAGTAATGCAGTAGGAGAGTTAAATGCAGCTAAGAATCAACAAAAAGCCTATAGCGACCCTGATGTAAATGGAGCTAGGATAAGTAAACTGGAATCTAAAGTTGATAAGTTAGACCAAGAATACAGATCCAAATACTTACTTAACCGAGGAGATAAACTTAAAAGTGCTGCTGCTGATATGATACCTGGAGTTAAACTTGGGTATAATGATGAAGCTACAGTCAGAGGGTTTAAAGTAATGAATAAAGAACTCGAACTCCTAAGAATCAAACAAGCTGAGACCATAGTAAACATGCAGGCTGCTCTTCAAAATCAAGGGTATGCTGGTGGTGCAGGTCGAGGCGGTTCTGGAGGAGGTGGAGGCGGAGGTGGCTTCTTATCTGGTATCATGGGTTCTATAGTGTCCGGTTTAATGATGGAAGGAGCTATGACTCTAGGGGGAAAACTCTTGGAGAAAGCTGGAGTAACTGGCTGGGCTAAGAATCAATGGACAAAACTTAAGAATGCTACTGGTCTCAATAAACTCATAGGTAAAGGAACTAAAGAGGCTGCTGAAGAATTAGGGGAAGAAGGAGCTAAGGCAGTTGCTAAAGGTACAGCCAAGGGAGTAACCTCTGCTGCAGCTAAAGGAACCGCTGAGGCTGTAGAACAATCCGTAAAACAAGCCGCTAAAGGAGTAGGAAGAACTGGAGCAAGGGAGGCGGCAGAGAAAGCTATTCAAAGTGGAGTTAAGACAGCTGTAGGCAGAAAAGTAGCAGGGAGAGTTACTAAAGAAGTTGCAGAAGAAGCCGTTGAGATTGCAGGTAAGAAAGTGGCTCAAGCAGGACTAAGATCAGCAGGTACTAAGATTATAGGAAAGATTGGTCAAAAGCTAGGTCTTGGAGTACTAGGTAGAATCGCTAAGAAGATTGCAGTAAAGGCTGGACAAAAGTTAGCAGTAATGGCAACAGGTCCTGTAGGTCTAGCAATTAATGTAGGGATGCTTGCTTATGATTTATGGTCTATAGGTTCAGGGATTATTGATATTGAGATGATTATAGCTAGGTTCAAAGGTAATAAAATGGACAAGAGGTTATGGGCATCATTAGTTAACAAGAACCTTACACCTGAATTAGTTAAAGAAAAAGAGTGGGGACCCGATGAACTTACTTTGATTAGAGAGCTTCCAGATGTTATAAAAGAAGTCGATAAGAAAGAGGGGTATATGTTTATTATGTATATTGGGGTAGATGAGATTAAAGAGCTTACCAAACCAATAGACATGACAGCCCTTGACGAGATAGACGACCAAATTAAAGCACATGAAGGAGGCGGAGATACGAGAGGGTTCTTTACTAAGGTTGCTGATTTTGGAGTTAGATTATTTGCACCAGGGGAAATTACAGAGTCTCAACAGATAATGAATCATAAGAAGGCTCAAGCTCAAGGATTTAGTTCTACTTACTCTTCTGGATACAACCCCAATGCTCAACCACAGGGAGGATACTATGATGGTTCTTTTGGAGGGTTTAGTAATGTGACGGGTAATTTATTGTTTCCGGGAGCTGGTGGGAATTATTCATCTATACCAATTTCAAACGGAGATGGATACCAAGCAAATAGAAATACAATCTTAGCAGCCTCTCAAGCAGTAGGAGTTGATCCTGGACTTATGATGAGATTAGCAGCTTCAGAGTCAGGATTTAAACCATCAGTAAAACACGCTAAGGCTACAGCTGCAGGTTTATTCCAGTTTATTGATGCTACATGGAGGGCCCAGCTTAAGAAGTATGGACCTAAATTCGGGATACCACCTAATGCTCACCAATCAGATGCTAGGGCTAATGCTTTGATAGGTGCTCAGTTCGTAAAAGATAACCTAGAGAGAAGAAGTGCTAGAGAGGGATTACCACCTTCACCTGCAATGGCTTACTTAGATCACTGGTTAGGGGAAGCTGGAGCTAATCGATTCTTCTCTAAACTTAAGACTTCACCGGGAGAGATTGTAACTAATGGAGCTCTTGTTGGAAATGAATTCACCTTAAACCAAGCACTAGCAAGAGAAGGAGGTAAAGGTAGAATTTTGTCTGTAGCTGAAACTTACCAAAACTTAGACCGAATATTAGATAAGAAAGGTAGGGATTTTGGAGTAGTAGAACCTCTTGGTGGGGGTGGTGGATTTGCTGGAATAGCTGGCATACCTAACCCTGCTAACTTTATTCAGACAGCTCTTAATTCAGCGGGGCAGTCACAACCTCAAATGGATAAGAGTGCTCACAAAGGATTCATAACTAAAGCTGTTCAAGATATCGCTAATGTAGGAAACTTGGCGGCACAAAGAGCAGCTTCTGGAGGTAAATCTAAAGGAGTATCACCAAGCTTAACGGGTGGGAATAATATGATCGCTTCTACTACGACTAATGTAAATAAAACAACCGAAATCAACACGACCGTTAAACAGCAAGACAAGAATAATAAGAGTCTACAAAAAGGTCAGAGAGCAAATAAAACAGCTACTGCCTAAAAATAAACTAAATGCAAAAACTATTAATAATTATCCTCATTTCTATGTCCAGTATTTTAAATAAACTAGCCGCTTCTGATGCTTCAATTAAGAGAATGCAACAGGCAGCCCTTTCAAGTGAACCAGTAGAGTCAGTTGATTGGGAACAGGTTAGAGCTGAAGGAGACCAGGAGTTAGCTGATGCAGAATATAAATCTACACACCCTGAGGACTCTTTTGGTGCACCTATTGACGCTCATAAAACTTTCTGGGGACAAATGAGAGTTACTAGAGCGAAGATAGCTGCAATGTATATAGAATGGGATACAACAAATAAAGGGGCGTGGAAGAAATTGAAGTCGTTATATAAGATGTATGACAAAGCTACTTCAGTTAAATCCTCAGACCCCTTCCTACTAAAAATTGTCAAGTACTTATACGCTATTCCAATTGTAGGGACTGAGATTCTTATGTTTGGGGCAGAGAAACTTTGGGATATGGCTAAGACTGGAGTTAGTGAAGGTTTTGGTTTACTTAAAGGGGCGTATAATGAGCTTTCAGGATTTCTTACTACAGCTAAAACAGTTCATGAAGTTAGAGAGAAGAAAGCACTAGTAGGAGAAGCGATGTCAGATCTAGATAAACTAAAAGTACCACAAGTGCCTGACCCTATTGTACCTGGAGAGTTAGGATTAGCTAAGCAGGTTAAAGTAGAGCAGAAGGCAGATCCAGAAGCTGAGGCATTAGAGAAGAGATTTAAGGAATTAGAAAGAGAAAAGGGATTAAACGAAAAGAGTAAGAAACAATATAGAACTACACAGGAACAGAAACTAGCAGAGGAAACGGATGAGACTTACGAGACTATCTACAAAAACCTCATGAAAGTAAGAAATGCAGACTGGAAGAAAAGTATCTCAAGTATAGGAGCAGATGAAGCTAGATATTCAGATGTTGAGACTTTAAAGAATCTTCCGGGAGTTGTACAAGACTTACCTAAAGAAGAGGCTATGAAGATTATTAAGAAGTATCCAATGGCTTTCTATAGTACCTTTAACACTAACTACAACCTTACTGATAAAAAGATGAAAGTTACGGTTAAGAAGTTAGATGAGTGGAAGGAGAAAGACTTAAAAGATCCAATTCTAAGGGCAGCTATGAGACAAACAACTAGACACGAAATACTCTCTAAGATGGACTTTGGGGTACAACCTACGCTTAATCCTATGCAAGCTCAGATGGGTATAGATAATGTTCAGTTTTCTCAAGGTGCTGCTGTAGATATAAATTCACCAGGTTTTCAAAAGAGCATAGTCGGAGGTGCTAGGATAGATGGATTACAGCCTGACTTATTGAATTTCCACAAAGAGTTATTATCCTATGTACCTGAGGCTAAGATTACTTCTGCTTATAGACCAGGTTCAATCACTAAGGGAGGTAAGCTTTCTAGACATGGTTCGGGGGAGGCTATAGACTATGGAGTAAACTCAAATTCAGATACGGGAGTTAAGGAGTTTTTATATTCATCACAAGGACAGTCACTGCTAAGAAAATACGGACTAAACTTTATTGATGAAACTATCCCTGCCGTTAATGCTGCTACCGTAAAGAGTGCTTCTGGAGCTTATCACGTAGGTAAAGATAGTTCAGCTGCAAATAACCGATTAAACTACATCAACCTTGACCCTAGATTCGGACCTAAGAAACCTGTAGCGATATCTAGAAACTATGCACCACAGACTTATCAACCGCCTATGCAGCAAGGACAGATTATACCAATTAATACAGTTACTCAAACCAATTCTTTTAAGACGCAAACAAGTTATAGATAATTATGGCAGATGTATATAATCCGGGAAAGAGAGTTAATAGCCGGGTAGGAGAAAGAACAATGATTAAGGGGAAAGTTACCTGGTTCTGGGACTCTCTTATGAATCAAGACCACCTCACTGTAAGGATAGCTAAGCACCAAGATGTAATGGGGAATAAGCCTAACCCACTATTAACTCATACAGGAGCAGGTAGTAACGGGATAGAGCTTCTTAGAGGATTCTTAACTAGGGACATTACTTTCTCAGCTACTAACGAATGGGGAGAGGCTAAAGATAGTATTAAGGACACTGTAGCTTCTCAGACAGGTATCGATACGGGAGCTTTAGGTAATGACAATGGTTGGGTTGAATCAGCTGTTAGAGGTCTTGGGGGTATGGCTAAGAGTTTCTTCGAGATGGTAGGGATGGATAAGACCGCTGAAAATATAGACAATGCAATGCGGGAGGAATTAAAAGCCCTTAGTTATAAGCTAGTCAATTATGCAGAGGCAGCTAAGACATACCAAGGAACCGCTGTAAACTTCCCAAATACTCTATCCGTTTTAATAATTGCAGATAAGTATGGTAAAGACCCAAGATCAGCTATTCATAATGTTCTCGGCGATTTCTTAGGTATTCCAGTAGCTAGTTTAACTAAGGAGATAGAAAATACTGCAGTTAAGAAGTTAGAAGCTGATGGAGCCTTAAAAGCTGATGCAAGTTGGCCTTCCGGTGCTCAAGAATACTGGAACTTAAAGATGGAAGAGAGACAGTTAAGAGCTAGTTTAGAGCAGGCTAAGAATAATTTAAAATACCTAGAAGATCCTACAAATATCCAACTCCAAAGAACACAGGCAGTACAAGGAGGTGATCCGGACCAAGATAATACTCAAGCTATCGCCAACGCTAAAAGATCTATTGAAGACTACACTAAAAAATTAAACGAAAACCTAAAGAAACAGAAAGATTCAAAAGTTAGTGCTGGAGATTTGAAGTTAGTAGAGGCTAAATTAAGTGTAAAAGTTAAAGGTGAGAATACTGGGGACAATGTAACAACTGATGGGGTAGCGAATTCAATAGCAGGTAAAGTACTAGATTTAATAGGAACAACTAAGAACCTACTAACTCAAGGGAACTGGGAATTTATGGGTCCTCCAGGTGGTTACTTATATGATCCAGAAGCTACAAGAAACAACAAATCTCACCCTGGAACTATTACCTTATTTATCTCTAATCACATGGTCGTTCATAACCTCTTAGTTTCAAATGTGGATATCGATATTTCTCAGTTTGTTACAGTTGAAGGTTATCCTCTTTGGGTTAGAGCAGATATATCCTTTGTTCCAGCTTCACTATTTACTTCAAGAGATATAGCAAGATCATTAGGAGGTAGTGGTAGAATATATGGACTTTGGGATGAATCTTTGGCTAATGCAGATGCTTCTAATAAAGGAGGAACTAAGCAATATATGTCAACCTTTAAAGCAGTGAGATTATGGGAAGCTGAACCTAAGATAAGAAGGGATGGACATAATGAGAAAGACGAGAATCAGAGGTTTGCTAATCTAGGCTTCGATCCAAATGGTAAAGAGAAAGGAGTGTTTTCAGATTGGTCAACGAAGAAAAACCCAGATAACCAGAATTACCGAGTAGTGATAGTTAATGAAGAGAAGGAGAGAGTTAATAAAGAAATATCCAAAGCTGAGACTACACTAAAGAATGACTCAAAAGGTTATAACATAGATTCAAGTCAAAACTCCGCAACATTTAGAGCAGCACTAGACAGAAGTTCAGATGTGGCTAAGAATGCTATGGAGGCTATTAACAGTGCACAACGATCTAATCCAGGTTTCAAGAGTCTTAACGGGCAGCAGATGAAAGGGTTTATGGATAAGTTTGAATTAAAGAGAACTGCATTAGAGGCTCCTTTATATAACTTCTTAGGTCAAAAACAAAACTAAATATATGGCAGAAGAGAAAAAAGATAAAGTAGAGTTCACCGCTGTAGATGTTAGTACTCCCTATGATGAAGAAATTAGAATGAAGTACTTAGAAGCTCAACTGGCAGATGCTACAAATAATGACACTAGGTTAGTTGAGCTACAATTAGAGATTACAGCTTTAAAACACTACAGAGATATTTACATAGAACTCTACAACGACAAACTAAAGAAATAATAAGATATGTATGTACCAGACGTCAACTCCTCGGGATTACTTACTAAAAGGGTCGGGGATTATATAGAGAATGATTTTGATGTATTTAACTCTAAGCTTCTAAAATTCATTCCTTTCCTACCTTCTATGGGGACTTATCAAATAACAAAATACCCTTATAGATTAGACCTTATTTCCGATGAGATTTATGGTAGTCAGGAATACGCAGAAGCTTTACTATTATACAACAACAAATCAATTAGAGACTTACACTTAGGGAGTTATCTTAATATATTCAACAGAGACTCCTACGATAGACTTACGCTGAACTTAAATAACATCTAATGGTATCACACACACGCTATCAAATAAGACTAGACGAGTTTTCTCAGGATCCTACTATGGAGTTTAGGTTAATGGAGATTTCTGAGGTTATGGGAGGAGAGTTGCCACAAGGAGTAATTACTATGCTTACCTCTTCTAAATCCCAATCTTCAAAATACCTAGGGAAGACTTTAGAGATGACAATACAAACTCCATCATATAGGGGAAACTTCAAGGTCTTTATAACAAACGTACAACAGAACTCTACTACCGCTTTGTTTACTTTTCTCATAACTGACCCTTACTTTACAAATGAGATACAGTCTAGGCTTTTAGCGAATGATATGAATACTGCCATTAGTAGACTCTATCCGGGTAAGGTAACCAAGAAAGTAGAATCCTCAATAAACCAGATGGAGCTTAGACAGACTAGGGAGACGGATTACAATTGTTTAAAGAGACTTATGTTAGGGTATGGAAAAGATGTGTTATATGGATTCTCTATGGATGGGATGGTTATAACTACTTTTTCAGCTCAGCCCGCTAGCTACCCTCACTATAAGCCTTTTACAATTGATTTAGGGGTGAATGATTTGAGTGAGAATAAAATAAAGTATGAACAATTTGACCCACCTAGAACCTCCAAGAAAGCATTTAGGTATTTTAGAGTTGTTGCGTATGATAAATCTATAAGTTACACAGCTAAAGACGGATCACCATTTGAAGAAAACATATCCGCTAATTATAAGAGTAGAATGGAACCAAAGCTGTCAATGAAGAGAACTTACGAGAATATTCCACCTTACAAACTTGGAGATAAAATAAACCTAGCAGATCCAGAATCAAACCCTACTAATGCTACTGAATTCTTTGTTACTTCTAGAGGTTTTACGTTTGATTCATCTGGAGTATTCACAACTATGGCACTAAGCAAATATGATTAACAATGGGAAACTTAATATATTTAGGACGAGTAAGAGAACTAGTTAACAATAAGGACTATAAGAAAGATGAGTGGGTTGTTAAAGTAGATATACCTGAAATTAATGAGAACCTACTAGCCTTTCCTCTATACCATACTGATGCTCCTGTTGTAGATGATGAGGTTATACTTTTTAATATGAACCCTAATCTAGACAATGTATTCCTCTACTTGCCACTGAAGAAGTTTAACGGTGAGAATCCTTTTAATGGCTTTAGATCTAATGGTACAAAAGTAGAGATTCACCCAGATGGAAAAGTATCAATAAGCAACGAGAAGGATAGTCTGTATGATATAATAAAGTCTCTAATCCAAGCAGTAGTATCCCTTAAAACAGTAGGAGGAGAGGTGCTTGATATTAGAACTAGGGTACTTTTAAATAATGCAGCAAGTAAGTTAGAACGATTAATGAGAGAAAGATGAGAACACCTTTTTTAGAATACGAAATACCTGATGTTGTTATAAAGCAATTCTCTAAGCCAGATGTTAAGGACTTTATAGCAATACCAACGACTGAGGATGTTACAAGGATGGCTACTCAAATTGTTACTGATGTTATGCAAAAGTCTGCTCAAAGTATAGGTTCAGTTTCTCCAGCTTCACAAGGATTCTTCTCACGTCAAAGATCCTCTGTAATGAAAATGATTAGAGACTATAAGAACCAAATACAGGAGGCTAAGAGAAAGTACCAGACAGAGATGAAACAGACTGTGGCTTATATGAGAGATGCTGCTATTGTGCTTAACTACTATAAACAAATAAAGAATGCAGCTAGAGACGGAGTACAACTTGGAGATATCTTTTCACTAGTACCTTCAGTTGATGCAGAGAAGAGAGACCTTAGTGCCGCTTTAGAAGATGAGATAGGAAGCTACACTACAGATATGCAAAATGTTATGACTTCTACCTTCTCTAAACAAATGCACAACGGGATACCTATGAAAGACCCTTATAACAAACTCCTTGAAGCTGCAGAGAATAGTTTTATAGCTGAGAATTATACATCTAATCAAGGGGCTCAACTAGGATCTCCTGACTATGGAAAACCTTACTTACCAAATGCTGATATAATTAAGTATAGTGACATGAAAAGGAATCTAGTAGCTCAGGTTAGAAGATTAGAGTATGTAGAGGATGGAGTAAGAATGGCTACAAGAGACTTTACCTTAGGGAGAGAGGTTCTAGGTAAGCTTAAGGAGATAATGGATACAGCAGGTTTTAATACTTTCAATCCAACTACTTATGCTAAACTTACTGCTGGTGGAGAAATCTATAAACCACTCTGGGATAAGTACGATTGGTTAGAGGCTACAAAGAAACTAGGGGATTTAGAGGCAGACAATACACCAGACGACCTTCAATACCAAGAGATGAGACAGCTGAGAACTAAGATTAACCTATATATTCAAACTTACACCTCAGCAGATAAACCAGAAGATGCAGGACTTAGGGATCAGGCAGAAGCTATTGGTGAAGCTATTAATGAAATGGGACCTAACATAGAGAAGAGAACTAAACTAGGAGAGGTTGCAGCTTATGTTAGAACAGCTACAGACTTATCCGCTTCAGTTAGTACCTTATTAAAAGCAGATTCACCATATAAAGAACACTTAGGGAACGTAAAAGGATACTTAAATACAGCTGCCAGAGGACTTGAAATAGCTAAGAACTTTGAAGGGAATGTAAACAAGATAAAAGAGGGAGTTAATGCCAGACTAAAGAACCCACTGATACTCCTAAATGATATGGTAAAACTAACTATGGAGATTGACAAGAGTATAGATGAGGATTTAGAGATTGAGATGGAGTATGTTCCTGGAATTACAGATAAGCTTTTCAATCAATTTAACGACTGGTTTGCTAAGAAAATGGATCAGTTAAAAGAATGGCTAGTTAATAAAATCACATCCCTAACAAATGCAGTAAAAGAGAAAATGGAGACCGCCTACCAAGCAATTCAAACCAGAGTAAAGGTAACAGCTATGTCCGCGATTCCTGGTACAGCCTTTGGTGGAGCTCAGATGTCACAAGCACTTAATACATAGAACAACACATGAAATATTTACAATCAGACGGCTCATTTGCACCAAGTAAGCTCAGTTATATTAGAGATGCAATGGAGGTAGAGCTTAAAATTAACAGCTGGTCAGTACCCTTAGATAACGACTTTGGGTTTAATAAGATAGTAGACGGGTTAGACCTTTCTTCATCTAGGGAGTTTATTGGTCAGAGGATTATTAGGTTTATCGATATCTTCAATGAGCGTAATGGGTGTAACCTAAGTGTTGATGGAATAGATATGACTGAGAGTACAATAACAGTAACCTTAACAAATGGAGATAATATAGAGACACATGAGATCGATCGATGAATATAAAGCAAGTATCGGGAAGTTAGCATCGGATTTACAAATACAGGGAGACCACGTTACGATCCTTACTAATATGATAGCTTATGCCCTTTACACAAATGAATTAAACTTACTTAGGTACACAAAAGAACAATCGCTTACAAACTCTAACTTCCTCTCCTCTAAGATACAACACGCAATGGATAGAATGTACTCAGTTTATAGAGGGAAGAATCCAGTTGTTGAGGTTAAATTCTATGCCACTAAAGCTAAAAATTACGAGATAGGAGATACTGTATACGAGAGTGGAGATTACTACCTATATGCAGCTGAAGATAAAGAGGTTATAGAAGACTTAAATAATTTGACGACTCTTAAGGTAATGGTAGCTGGAGGGAGAAAGAAAGTAGAGGAGTTTTCAGGAGAGACTGGTTTTTATATTGAATTAGGACAGACAGGTTTATCAGAAGACATTAGAGTTAGAAGGGTAGATGCATTAGCGAGTACTTACTATGATACAACAAGAGTCTTTAAGAACCACATAGATAGAAAGGACTCCAATATACTCTTTACACTTACTACACAAGATTACGGAGTTAGGATTTACAAGAGAGATCAGTTTAAGTCAGCAGAGAAGTATGAAGTAGAGTCTTACCCTTTCTTTGACGATTTTAAACTCCTTGAATCAACCATCCTTAACTCATCAGCTTCAATTCAGATTAACGGTATGAGGTTTGAGTCTTGTAGATTAGTTGAACCTATTATACCTAAAGAAGTTGCCAGAGATATAGAGTACAATGCAAAAGCTCAAATATTCTCTAATGGGGTGATGAAGAGTAATACCGATATTGTAGATTTATTTAGAGCAACACTAGTAACTTCGGTAGCGGACGCCTCACATACTTGGAATGCAGCAAACAATAGACTCCACATTTATTACGTATTATCAGAAGGTGTGGGAGAAGTTTCAGGCGTAGAGATGGATAACTTTAAGACTGAAATAGATAGGAGTTACTACTTGGGGGAGATCCCTTCAGCTTCACCTGCTATTGAACTTGTTGTGCCTATACTAATTGATGTTAAGACTTACCTTTCAGTTGAGCATATTACAAAAGAATCAATTAGAGAAGTACTTAAGACCTATGAGAGAAAGATTGTAAAAGGAGTAAGACAAGATGATATACACTCTGCTCTTTCTAAACTTGAGGGTGTAAAATATGTAACCTTAACGATAGACCCTGCAATTAGAGCACAGATGGAACAGTTGAATGACCTTACTTCTAATGCTGTACCCAAGTTTGTAAGATTTAACCCTAATATTAACGTAGAACAAGATGCTTTTACCACTAGATAATGAACTGTTAAACTATAAGCTCTACCAAGATTTTTTGAAGTTATATGGTGGGTTTACTAAAGAAGGGGAGTCACTATTATTATCCTTAAGTAAACTACCGATAGATAAGAGCTTTGAGGTTCCTGCTGTACAAAAGTTAATGGAGTGTCTAGATCTTTTAGGAGAATACGACAAACCAACAACTAACTACATACTGGCAGACTTCTTAGCTTCAAAAGGGACATATAGAGTTAAGGAGATTATAGAGAAGTATTTACACATTGAATTTACTGAGCCTGATGGATTTGAATATAGTCCTGAACAGTTGAAACTAAAGGCTCACTTCAAGGTAACATACAAAGGAACAAACCTAGATCTCTTGCTTACTCTTATATCTGACCTTCTTAATTTTGAGCTTTACTTTACGAGTTTAGATATGCTTATTAAAGAGCTTAGACATATACTGGAGGTTGAGAATAATACTACAGCGAGAGTTTTACTAGATAAATTTACACGAATAGAAGCAAACATCACATGGACGGAGTAGACTATAGCGTTAAATCAGATAAACCATTACACGGAGCTAACTATATTCACATTGCAGCTTCAGACGGTACATCGAGAATACTTAGGAGGGTTGATACTTCTTACTTCATCGATTACCACACTTACTTAACGAGATATGGACTGGAGGGTAGAAGTGTACTGGATAGGGTAGCATTAGACCAAACAAAAGGGAGCTATATAGAAGGAGTAATTTTAGACAACCCTCAAGATATAGCTGATTCTATGGAGGAGAGCTTTGAGTTTATACAAGTTCCACATTCTACAGACCCTAACAAGTTCTACTATATCCTAAACCTCTACTTAAAGAATGATGAGCATACAGTTACCCTTTACGAAATAGAAGCTAATAAAGAAGAGGAGGTAACTAAAGATGAGCCACTATTCAGGTATGTTATAGAGGATTATTCAAAGGGAGCGAGAGAGGAGCTGAAGAGTTATAAAGTAGTAAGAATCCAATCTGCTAACTTCCAGAATGATGATAATATAATAGACTACCATAAAGCTCTAAAATCAGCATCAGTTGTAAAGTTAGGTAGGGATGAAATTTTAAAGAAAGAAGTAGTGTCCTCAGTTTACCTTAGAGAGAAGATCGTAGAGGCTAATCACATAAAGGCAAGTAAGCAAGGATTCTATGATAAACGAAATGAACTTAAATTAACGGGAAATGCTAGAGAAAATACAGAGAAGATAGATGATAAGTGGAGATGGGGAGTATCGTACCCTAAAGGTATAACTCTCACGTATGGAAAACTTAAAATCACCTCTCTAATTGACAATAACATCTACCACCCACTACAAATAGGAAGTTATGAGATTAAAGACAAGTGAGAAAAGATACTACGGACTATTTGATTACAACCCTGAACACATCTATGAAATTGGGGATATTGTAATCTATGATGAATTAGCCTATAGGTGTCACTCAGATATGGCAAGAGAAGACTTAGGTACTATCCTGCCAAACAACCTCCTGCATTTTAGACCTTTGCATGATTTAACAGGAGAAGCAGATGGAATGATAAACACTTTTGATGAATATTTGACCTCCTCTTATTCTGACATGCGACCACTTAATGCAGGAATACTAAGGCAGGTAATCAACCACTATACAAAACTAGGGGAGAGCTTAGATATTTCTTCAGTTGATTTAGAGGTAATTACAAGCCCAGGGATATATAGAAACCCAAAGATGCCGCTGAATATAGTAGAGAATCCAGTAGGTGAAACTTGTTACTTAAGGGTTATTGAAGGGAGTGATGATTATATTGTACAGGAGCTTATAACAGATGAATACCTTGCAATAAGAACATCAAATTCACCAGTTATTAATAGAGTTGTATCAGGCTGGACTCCATGGAAGGTCGTACACTTAAATGCGAACAATGTCTTGCCAGTAGCGAATAGAATAAACTACATGATAAACTCTATAGTCGAGATGGCAAACTTCATGAACGTAACCACTAACTCAATCATGTCAAAAGAGAAAGGGTTTAAAGTGTATGACAGAATAGAGAATGTAGAGCCTAATGATTTTATAACCCTAATCTACATGGAAGGAACAACTCAAAAATCTATAACAGGAACAAGAAAAGATATAACCACCATACCTGAGAACATTAAGAAGATTTTAGTTTATGGCTAGAGATTTTGAACAACTGATATACCCTACGAGAAGACCTTATGTTTATGGCACTTATGTTTCTAAAGCTAATTTTCCAGAGCTAGAGAAGACGAAGATTAAACCTATAGACGATACAAAGATTCAGAAGATAGAGAACTCAGATTACGATACTTTAAAACCTTTGTGGGAGAGTACTTTTTATGGGGTAGGTGAGACTCTAAGAACTGCTGAATACTACTTAAATCGACTAGGGCATGTAACAAGAATAGTGCTTAACAACATAAAAAATACATACTTCAACTTTACCACATTTAGACTGGGAGAAGGGTTATACTTATTTAAACTTACTGAAACACGACCAATCTATATTTACTACCACCCAGAAGAAACAGAGAATATTATAATAGACTTACCTGAGGATTTTGGAGTAGATGCGGTAATTGTTGAGGGAGTGTTACATATTAAATCAAGAGACCCTAAGAAGAAGATATTTATTACAGACGCATACATTTTGAACTAAGAAGAACATGATATACAATCTGATAGTAGGTTCATCAACGACCTTAGAAGACTTAAACAGGAGCCTTAGATTTGCTAGGTTAGTATTCGAGGAGGGGGATATTTGGACTGAAGAGCATATAGAGACGAGGTGGGAGAATAAAACTCTAATCATAACCTCAACCATAGAAATCCCTTACCCTGAGAGAATTAGAAACTTAACAGCTATAGAATATTACGCTGACCAGACTTCTTCATTTCTCTCTAGGATTTACATTAACCCACCACTGAAGATTTATAAAGTTGAGAAGTACGTCCTAATAACTAAGATTTCAGATAAGAGAGAAGTTAAGCTGGATTTATTCCCTTTGTTTTCAGGTTTAGAGTTTGATAAGAGTTTAATTGATGATAAGAAAGAGTCTCCGTATAAATCACTAACAATACGAGAAACTAAAGAGAGATTTGAAAGGTATTATTATGGAAGTGATGTAACCAATAACGACCTAGACCTTTACTATCAGAAGAATAAGCCTACACATTTTGACGGGCTGCACTTAAGAAATAAAGATATGATTGCTAGTTATAACCCATACCCTAGATACATACTTAAAGATAAAAATTCTGAGGTGATGTATGATTTTGTCAGCCAGAAGGTATATGCAGTAAGTGAATTAAGTAATGGGAATATTGGGATAACTGTTGGTGTGTATGATGATCTTGAGACTATTGATACAACTTCAGGTAGAGGGTCTGTAGAGGTAACCTTAGGAGCTGGGGATAGAAAACTTATAACTTCTAGATTCTACCCAAAAGGACGGGAACTATACACGCTGGATCATAAGCTTATTGGAGTAATGGATGACCCTCAAGTTAAACACGTACTCCACCAGTCAGAAATCTTATCATTCAAAGGAAACCAACTATACAACTGCTCACTAACTCCTATATATGAACAACTAGATACAAGAATAATCGCTCATAAGTTGGGTAAAGATTATAGACTTGTAGATATTTGTAATGGGTTTTTTATATTTGGAGACAGAAGAGAAACCTTAAGACTAGTAATCAATGGGTTTAACAATTATAGAGTATTTTCAAAGAATGATTACGATACGCTTAAGTTCCTAGACCAGAGTGTAATATTAAGAGTGAATGAGGATATGGTGGATTATTTTGATATAGATAACCCTAACTTTGACCAGATGTATATACTAGAAAAGAAACAGTTGGTAGAAAAGCTAGGACATACCGATCCATTCACCCATAGTAGATTAAAAGAAAATCAAAATATAAAGAATCCTGTAGTAGTAGGGCATAGACTTTATTTACAAACAGGAGACGAACTTAATGGTAAAATAAAATTAGAACTATTATGACGGAGTACAAGATTAAATTAATACCATCCTCTTCCTTCTTACAATTTAAACGAGATAGGGAAAGTGGTAACCAAATAAAACTAACAGGGCTTGAAGTAGACTATATAACATCCAACAGAACTCCTTTAACTTCATCAACTACACCAGCACAAGTAGAGAATGAGTTTAGGTTAGTTTCTGGGTCTTTTAACGATATTATTAGAGAGACTGGAGATATAGTTACAGCTTATAGAATTGACAGAGACTACTACAAATTAGAGTTCATTAACCGATTCTATAATAAGTCCTTTGTTGGGTTTCTGATAAAATATAAAGCTAGTGGAGTTAGTAATTATGTACCAGCTTTCCTATCCAAAGAACTAACAGGAGGGAAACTATTTACAGAAAGGAGTGTAGCTAAGATTTGTATTTATGCTAATATTCCTGATGCTGTAATGGAAGGGTACTATACTCCAACAGTTGACGTCTCTAAATTCTTACTACCTGAGGATAGAGCCGCTATAACTTATGATGATGAGCAGCTTACAACTATAGTTACGCTAGATACTTACTTAGATACTGTAGCTCAAAACTTACCTGCTTATCGAAATGGGACTTACTTTGAGGATTCCAACAAGCTAGTCCATATGAAAGTCTTAGGTGGCAACCCTTACGATTATAGAGGGATTATGGAGAAAATGATGGCTACGTTCACTACCTCTATTAAGTCGTTTGGGAATGTAGTAGATCACCTTAATAGTACAAACTCTAGAGATGCCTTAGCTGCAACACAAGGGCGAGTACTGAACCTAAAGAAACTGGATATAGGAGATTTCTCAGATTGGAGTACAGTTAACCAGAATGATATACCAATTTTTAGGAGAACAAACGGGACAGTAGTTACACCTAAGTCTTTAAGAGAGTTCTACGAGGTATTGATGGAAGTTTTGGATAATAGAAGTATAACTAGAATCTACACTATCAATAACTTCTCAGACACTACAGTAACTATTCCACACAACTTAGGTTCAAAATGGCATGGAATATCTTCTATCACTAATGCGTTTGTCTCTGAGGATGATAGTAAGTGGAAAGAGATCCCTGAGACCGCTATAAATGTAACAGTAGATTCAACAAATATAATAGCTACAATCGATAAGTCTAAGCTCCCTGCGATATTTAAAGACACAACAGATGAGCCTAACTCTAAACTATATAATGCAAACTCAGAGAAGAGAGGGCGTATCACCATAGTTATCGATAAGAATGCAGTAGCTCTAGCAGGAATACCACCACTACTTAAGATGGATAAACTCGTAATTGGAAGAAGAACAACTGACCCTAATAAGAACGTAACTTTAACAGGGACAATTAGATTCAGTTCAGGTACCCTTAAGGAGAAACTAGTGGTAACTGGAGCAACAGCAGTAGGTGCACCAAGATTCACTCAAGATGCTCATAACCCTAAAATTTACCACATTGAACAGGATATAGAGGCTAAGGATAATGAGACAATGGAGGTTAAGGTTCAAGGTTTTGCTGACTATAACGGAGAGGAATTACCATCAAACGTTGTAACTACAGAGGTGACCCTTAAACGAATCTTAAAACCTGAAATCTTAGACGTATCTCACACTATAAACCTTAACTACGACTCTCAGAATAATAACTATGAGATGACAATAACTCCTAACACTCTTTACGTAGGGGCTCATCTTAAGTTTACTCCAAGTCATGTTAAGTTTACTACAGTACCAAAAGAGCTTAAGGAGATGCTACAAGTTAATAAAGCTTATCCTGTAGGTACACCAATTAAGATGAGGATTAGTTCACTGGTAGACCTTAAGAAGTTATCGGGGGATCATGCAATTAGATTAGTAGGGATATATACAGACCAGACAGGCTTTGATAGTAACTCTTGGTCAGATCCTTATACAACTAATATCAACCTTAAGGACTTATTTAAATCTATTAGTTGGGAAGATAGCAGCTCAGTTGAAGATAAGTACATAAACTACACTAAAGCATATAAAGAGTACAAAGCTTACCCTACAGCTCCAGTTCTTTACGAGTTAAAACCAAAAGTACAGGGAGCAGTTGATAAGAGTAAGATTCAGTATTCTATAGTTAACCTTCCAGCAGATTCACAGAAGTTTGCACCTTTCATTACGATAGAGGGAGATAAGGTTAAAGTTGACTATGTAGGATTAGCAGCCCAACTTAATAATGCTAAAGATATCGAGGAGATTAGATTTGATGTAAGAGCTAGAGCTAAAGATGCACAAGGGGGAGATGTTTACTATAATAATGTTCCTCTACTTGCTATTAAGTCGTTTAAATTAAAGATACATTCTAATGCTGTTTTAGTTATTAGCTTGGTTAACTTGATGGGCGATGAGGAGGCACTAGCTTACTTGGCATTTGGAGCTAAAGAAGTACCTAGAAGTAAATTTAAAGTAGTATCTAGCAATGATGATAATAGAAAAGCTAGTTGGACTTATGAAATGTCTCTTGGAAGTTCTGATGATGAATGGGAGAGATTACAGACTAACATGGTAGGGTACATAATGCCAAACGGAAGTATTAATGAAGATGCTTGGGTTAGTCGAAACTTCATCTCTAAGGTAATTGGGGAGAATGGTTTAGTTCGATTTGGTTTATCTTATGACGATTCAGTTGACCCTAATGGATTGATTAAGGAAGTAGGATTTGAGATTATCCACATGGACGACCGAAATAACTTGGATAACGAGTGGACTGGTAAGAACCCCGCATTAGTTCCTTGGTCAATTAGATATGGTAGTGCTGGAGGTATAAAACTTAAAGATATGACCATGAATTACCTAATCACTAGAAGATCAAACCCAAATAATCTAGCTATTCGAGGTCTATATACGGTGGAAGTTAATGGAGTTAAGAGCCTTAGAAGAACTGAGCTTATATACCTAGATCTTACAAATATGAGAGACTTTAGGTATGATATGAGAGCTGCAGAGCTTGCACGAGGACTCGGTAATTATGCTTCTAGATTTGTTAATGAAAGAGGTAATTTGGAACCAGTAGTAGAAGCTAGATATGGGGTTGGAACTAGAGGATCTTGGTTTATGTTCGATAATAGAGCCTTAACCACAACTATGGATATGACTCTTAAGTTTAAACCTACTGTACCATTCTCAAAAGACTCTATTAAATTTGCAACTAACCTAATGCCTGTAAATAATCCATCAACTTTAGCGAACGGCGGTGGTGGTAAATTATCAAGTGTTACTAGTAGATCATCCTTACGAGAACTTACTCTAACTAAAGGACAGGACGGAACTTACACAGCGAATTTACCTAGCGCAATTAGAAGTCAAGATAATTTAGTCTATATAAGTTACCCAGATACACATGAGAAAGTTAATGGTAAAGTAGAATTAGTGTTGACAAACCCATTAACTAAACAAACAGTATCTACAGGTCCACTTTGGATTCTGAGAAACGTGGGTACTTTCCAACAATTCTTGAACTTTGCAGTGGAAGCTAATGAGGTACCTAAGATAGCGCATTACTTAAGTGATAACGACCAGTACACTTTCAGCAAGTCTCCGCATAAAGTAGAGAATTATTACAATACCTACTTAAACGTTAGTGGAATTAGTAACTGGAAAGATGAAGAGTTTAAAGATGCAGGCAATGTGTTTAAACGATTCTTGACTAGAGATCCACAGACTGGTAAACTTAAGTTAGTAAAAGAAATTAACACTAGCTTAGACTATTTGGATGAACTCAGACCTCTACAACATAAGGTTCACATTTGGACAAGTTGGAGAAAAGTGTGGGACAATGATCCAGATGTAGGTGTAGGCGTACTTCCTGATGAACCAGACTTAGGAGGTAGATACAACGAAGGTCCCGGTAAAATAGGTGGACCAGTTGGAAGAGTCGGTGGCGGTGGCTATCGTTATGAGAGAAAAGAGACGGTTAATGAATGGAGCTTAATCAATGTAACTACCAATTATGTAGAACAGTTTATCTCTTTAGGAAAACTTTATGTAGTTAACCCTAATGGATCGTTCATGTTAGTGGGTATAGACAGAGATAGAGCAACTGGATACGCTTACAATGATCTCGAAATAACTTGGCCAGTAGCTACAGGATCTTATCGATTCGAAGGTGATTCAGCCGGTGGAGAGAATAGAGATTTCCAGAGACTCGTTGACAATCAATACGATGATCCAATATAAACAACAAGCACAGTGAGAGGGAGAACAAAAATCTCTCTCCTGTCTAACCAAATATGAATATAAAATGGACTTAGTGAATATTTTAATAACGGGAGGGGGAGGTATACTCTTAGGTTATATATTTAAATACCTCATACAGAATAAACAAAGTAAGAGTAACGAGTATATCAACATCATCAATATGCAGCGACACGATATCACTAAGCTCAACAATAAGGTAGAACGTCTAAGGGAAGAAATGTCTGAGAAGGAGAAACTATTAACCCTCTTAGAATCTTCATCTTGGGACTCACCCTTTTCTTACTGGCTTAAGGATAAACAAGGTTACTACATCTACGTTAATAAATCTTTTGAGCATGAGTATAATGTAACAGACGTGATAGACAAATCTGATGTTGACCTTTTTGGGGAAGAGGCAGCAAAGAAGTATGTGGCTCACGATAAGTTACTCCTAAGCTCTGACCGGGATTATATGATTTTTACAGACGAGATGGAGGGGAAGGTAACCTATAAGTGGAAACGAAAAGCCGGTAGTTTAGTCATAGGAGTTGCAGGATTAGACGTAAAAAATATATGTGATGATAATGAAACTAAAGTAGAAGTAAGAGATTAGAAAATGAAAGAATATAAAAACGACATGATGGAAGAAGAATACCAAATACCAGAGGAAAACGGAGAGGATAGATCTTCTGGTAGTGAGCTAAGCAATCAAGGTTTAGGTGGTATCGATCTTCCGGACAATATTCAAAAGTGGCTTCTAGTTGTTCTCGTAATCTGTCTCATAGGTATTATAGTTTGGGGTAAAGGTACCTACGAAGATAGACTTAAAGAGAAGGATAAACATATAGCAGAATTAGAGAAGAAGGATTGTGCCGAGGAGCTAGAGGTCTATATCAAACTTATCCACCGACTACAACAAGCTCAAACAACCCAAATAGAGAATGTACAAGGTGGACTCGAGAAAAGTAAAGAAATAACAGATCAATACGAACAAGTAGATACTAATGTAAATAAACTTATCAAATAATTAGGCTTATGTGGAAAAATATAATGGCTCTACTTATGTGTTTACCGTTTACTAGCAGTGCACAAAATACGAGCGGAGAATTAGAAGTTAAAGAAGGTGACAAGGTAGTATTAGTGACAAAAGATGGCGACTCCCTAATAGTACCTAAGGAAGTAAGAGACGATGTGTTGCAGATTCTAGATAACCAAGCAAAAATCGACTCACTAAACAAGGAAATAAGAAAGGAGCATTACAAACAAAAGAAAATCGTGGCTGGAATAGAACAAAAACTAACTAAGCTGGCTAACCAAGATTTCTCAAAGTTTCTTAAGGCTCTGGAGATAGTGAAAAATAAAATACCTAAAAAAGACGACCACAGACAGAGTAATTTACCAGATCAGCATAAACAAGGGGTAGATAATCTTACTGCAGGAGCTACACACTCTAGATACATTTTAGTTTTAGAGGAGTATTATTTAGGTCATATACGAAAATTTATAATAGTTGACAATGAAAAAGTGTACTTATCTTAGTTTAATGGTAGCCTTACTTATAGCTCTAACATCATGTGGAACTCGTAAGGTGCTTAAGGAGGAGAAGAAAGAAGAAATCGTAGAAAAGGTTGATTCAGTATCCTCAATGAAAGTAGACTCTGCAGCAGTAGTTAAAAATAAAGTTGTAGAGGAGAAGAAAGAAGTGGTGAACCTAAAAGAACTTATTAACACGGAAGAATTCTACTTTACTCCAATTAACGAGACTGAGGAAGCTGAATTTGAAGTATATGTCAATGATAAGCTCTATAAGGGTAAAGTAAAGAATGGAACTATCTCTAATGTAAACTCTAATAAAACCACAGATAAAGCAGTAGAGACAAAAGAAGAAAGAAAAATAGACAGCCTAAATAAAGTAAATAAGAAAGCTGAGGGGCAAGTTAAAGTTAAGAAAGATACGGAAACTAAATCCCACGAGCGAGTCAAGAAGGTAGATGCAGATAATCGGTCTTTCCCTTGGTGGATTCTTATTATACTTATCCTTATTGCTGGAAGTGTTTACGCTATAAGGACTAAATTCAAAAAATACTTATAATAGAACATGTTAGACAAAGTATCACTACAAAGAATAGAGCTTCTACATCCTAAATTGAGAACAGAAGCAAAACAAATCTTAGAAGAAGCATCAGCTAAACTTACTGGTGACTATACTTTAAGATTCACTCATACACTTAGAACACACGCAGAACAAGATAAACTTTATGCACAAGGTAGAACTGTAAAAGGATCTATCGTAACTAATGCAAGAGGAGGTCAATCATATCATAACTACGGTCTTGCTATCGATATCTGTTTACTATCAAAAGACGGAACAAAAGTAAGTTGGGACGCTAAGATGGATTCAGATAAAGACGGAGTGGCTGATTGGTTAGAGATTGTTGCTGTATTTAAGAAGTATGGATGGGAATGGGGAGGAAACTGGAGATTCAGAGATATGCCACATTTTCAGAAGACTTTTGGACAGACTATTTCATCTCTACAAAGCAAATATAAAGTTCAAAAGACGCCGTATGTGAGTATCTAAGGTAAAAAAAAATAAAGTTAAAGGGAGCAACCTGAGGAATTTAACCCCGGGCTGCTCCCTATTTTTGTCTTTAATTTTAATCGAGTTTACCTAGCTTCTTTAGTAACCACATCATAAAAGAACTCTCCGAAGAAAAGAACTCTAATTTGCATACTAATTCCACTCTATCTTTCATAAACGCATAAACCTCCATTCCCTTTTCTGTTGGATTTATCAGTAGGTCATTAGAGAATTTACCGTCTGTCATACTTAGGTTATAATAGTCAATGAGATTCTTAAGACCTGTATATAAAGCAAAGGTATCACTAGGAGCTAAAACAGCTTTACTTGTCTTAACTCTTGTAAACCTCCTAATAAGATGATCTACGTTTATGACACCCTCCCCTACAAGCATATACTGCCCATTTATAATCTCTAATCTCAAGAACCCTTTACCATATAACCCATCTCCTATCTTGGCTGCTGCACTAACAAAAGAATGATCTAAAACCATGAGTAAACAATAAAGAGTTAATAATACCTAATCCTGAAAGTGTATCGATGTTAAGAATGTCACTATTAGCTCTCACCCTCTCCACTTCTTTGTTCAGTATAGTCTTAGAAACCTTTAGAGAACTCAGCATAACGGTAACAAACTTCACTAACTCTTCTTGGTCAATGTTATCTGTGGTTATGAATTTTACGTTATTCTCATTATCGATTACTACCCACTTGTCTTCTCTGTCATCTTCAATCTCCCCTTCATAATTAACAGATACTACTTGAAAACCATAAGGAGCCATTGCAAGAGTTATAGAGTTAAACGCTCCGCTCTCATCTAGTTCCTTAAGTTTGAATGCATCGATATAAGGTCTCGTCTGTCCCATTAAATCCTCCCTATCTGAAATATACTCTATAAGGTGGTTTAATGCTGATTCTCCTTCTTCAATCTTTATTATAGCCCCATCAGATTCTAGTCCGTTATAGTGGCTTATTATTAGATACTTATTCATGGTAGTTCACAATTTCTATATTTACTCCTCTTGTTCTTAAGTACTCAGTCATATTCTCAACCTCAGCAGTTCTCAGTGGTAAATCTAAGCTCATCTCTGAAATACCTGATAAAAAGTCTTCTGAAGGGATGTACATATAATCTAATACTACTTTCCCCAATTCAGCTACTCCTCCTGCTTGGTACGGTCTTAGGAGTCCTTTCTGTATACCGTTATTATCTAGTGGGAATCTAACAAGCCCATAAGTCATATCATCTACAAGCTCTAGTTCTCCCTCAATATCTAACGGGAATACTTCAAGTCCATAAGCGTTCCAATAGTGTAAGAATAACTCCTGAATTGTACTAAAAGTTGGAGTCTGTTTGTTAATTTTATCGAGTAGTTTGTTTTTAATTAGAGCGTCAACTTTATCAGCATCTCTAAAATCCTCCGAAGATACGCTCACTACTCCAAGCAATACCTCCCTCTTTTTAATTATTATTTTTGTCATGTTATTCTCCGTATTTTATTGCCATGTAAGCCTTTAGTAAAATTGATACCCAAAGCATGGAGAGTGAAGTCCCTAGTATTACCTTCTTATAGATCCATAGTGGCTTTGTTACCTGAGTGAATGTATTTCTTTTCCACCCCAAGTCAGCCATATAAACTAAACCTATAAGCAAGATAATCAAAGTAATGCCCCAAGCTATAGAGTTAAATAAAGGCGAGATACAAAGGACTATAATAGAAAGAGCTTGAGCGAGAATAGCTAGTGGAGCCTTATCAAAATACAATAAGCTGTACCACTTTACTGTCTCCTCTTTATCGCTATCTTTCTTTATAAAATCAAATGTCTCATCACTCTCGTTAAATCTATAATACTCGGTAACCTTACTTCCTATCAACATCGTTACATCTTTCTCTATATGCAGCTTAAACCCTTTGTGATCTATGTAGTCTGCAAATTCTCTAGCTGGTATCCCTCTTTCTGGCAGCGTAATGTTTGGTAATTTAATCATCGTCGTTTAGCAAGTTATACAATCTAAGTGCGTTTATTTCTATTGCCTTCTCTTGTGCCTTTGTTAAGTTCGTTCCTTGTTTTAAATATCTAAGGTAACTCTCGAAATCTTTTGTAGCTAATTGATCTGAGAGGCACCATGTTTCTTTTACTCGGGCTTTGAATTTAAAGTTAGGCAGTCTTAGGAGCTTAAAGAAGTACTCAGAGTCTATTGTTCTCCCCATATACATCGACATAAGAGAGTTACAACTTTGCTGACAATCTTCATTACTACACTTGAAATAATTACCTATAACGTCTGCCTTACCTAGCTTAGTTCCACATTTACATACGATATCTTCAGGTTCACCCTTTTCTAGTATGTTCACAATCTCAGCGTTGCAATCTACTATAAGCTTACACCCTTTTGTTACGCCTTTCTTAGCTACGTCATTCGCTTTAACTTCTACCAATCTAGTCCACTTACCACCAATCCTATCCCCAGCTATATTTAAGTGAGGAATAAGCATATCTTTCTCGTGGTCGTACTGGAGAGTTACGCTAAGCCCTTCTACTTCTACATCTAATAGTTTTCTCTCCTTAAGGCTGTAAATAAACTCTTCCTCTCCAAAGTGCCATAACCCATCTATACGAGCTTCAAACCCTTCCCAATCTCTTATCTTAACTATGGTGGGTTTTATAAGTGTGTCAGTAAGGAATCCAAATATTTCACCAACACAAAACTTATCATTACTCATAGGTCTTAGGCTCTCAAGGAATCCATATTTAACTCCTAATTTTGAGTTCACCGATATATCATAGACAATAACCCTAAAATCTCCTGTAACAAGCCTATTTTCCACTAACATACACTTTAACCTTGTAATAGCGGGATTGACTTCCTTAGGTAAACTTTCTGTGAGTTCTTTGTCCATAGGTGAGGATTTAATTAACTGTCCCTCCTTATACCTAACTGTAATGGGAGTACCGACGTAACTATAGCTGAAGTAGTGAGGGTAGTGTAAGTCAAATGCTATATCCTCGTAATGATCAACTATTCTTCTTTCCGTTTGTTCCATTTATTAAAGTATTTGTCGTATGGGAAGTAACTCCAGATTAATATTGCTAAAACGAAGACAACCATTCCCACTACCGGCCGATAATTAAACCCGTAACCAATGAGAAGTATGTTCAGTATTACGGCAAATAGTAGGAGATATATTTTTGTTTGGTTGTTCATCTTTCTTTTTACTCTTTTATAATTATAGGTGCAGGGACTTTTCCATCCGTTATTATCACCTTATTTTCAGTCTCTCTAATGGCATCTATCCACTTTTCTTGTAGTAGCTTTTCGTCTAGACCTTTGGATTTAACCTTGTTTGTTTCAGCTTCAATCCTAGCTTTCTCCAGATTCATTTTAGAAACCTCCAACTCGTTCTGAACTTTCTCTTTCTCTAGGATCATGTTGTTTCTCCTTTCTATAGCATCTTCCATTGATTTAGGAGGTTTAAGTCCAGAAGTTAAGTTAGTTAGTTGAAAGTGTTTAGCCTCAAAGTCCTTCTTAAGTCTATTCTCTACCTTCTTTTCAAACTCGTTCAGGTTATTCATTAGACCATCTGTAGTATACTCTCTAGCTTCTTCTCTATAGGCATTTACTACGAGTTTGTTTAAGATTGAGACTTCTACATTATCCAGCATAACTTTAGGGTCTTCCACTCCAAGATGCTTATAACTAAATACAATATCTACACCTCTACCTCTAATTGGCTGATACTGATAAGAAGGGTCAACTGTAAATACTCCTGCATCTTTAGCTGAAATAGTAACCTGATCCGGATCTCCTGAAGTCTCAAACATAGGCACTTGGTATAGTCTCGTTCCAGGCAGCAGAGTCCATTGTCTCCCTGTTACCACCTTAAAATCAGATTTCCCATTCCTTCCAAAGTTAGACATCATTACACCTTCATAGTTAGGCTCTACTCTCACCATACTTCTATACCCATACCACACTACTGCAATAATGAGAGCTAAAACAACTAACTTGATGACGTGTAACTTTTTAATCAGAAACTCAAACATATTATTCATAAGCTACATCGGTTGATAAGAACTTAATAATGTAGTCACTAGGCTGAGGGTCTCCTACAAGTTTAGATACAATGTGGTAGTTATTATTTACATCCCCCCAAAGGTATCCAAGTCTAACCCAAGCAAGAACATCTGAAGCTCTATTAACGTCAAACTTAAACTCTACAGGATTTCCATTTACCCAGTTCTTATATACATCATTCCACTCTTCTAGGTACTTTTGGATTTCACTTATGCTATGCTCTCCGACTGTAATAAGCTCTTTTCTATTTTTAAGCCAAGCCACTCTATAAGCCATCCCTAAAGTAAACCAAGTATAAGGGTTCCAGTCGTTTGTGTCAATTATAATAGTATCGGCTGAAATCATAGCCTCTACATCTCTCTTAACTTGAAACTGGATACACTGGGTCTTTAGGAAATTCTCTTCAGGTTCAGGTAGTTCTTCGGAGGTGATTAAGATATTATCAAACTCCTTACCGTACCCTTCTGATAGTGATTTCTTTACTGCCTCTAAAACTGCTTCGTCTGAGGTGTGTACAAATGTTACTGTCTTCATCTTATTTCTTGCTGCTTAATAGTGAATATCCGATTGTGTTGTAATACTCTGCTTTATCTTTTGGTAGTAATAGGAACTCATCTCCATAAAGGTCAGCTATAGTCTTTCTAATAACGTCTGACTTCTCCATGTAGATTTTGATTATCTCAGCTCCTCCACCAAATAGAAGAATATTATCTACCTTGTTAAACTGATCTCCATACTCGGACTCTAACATCTCAAAAGTACTAGTTAAATACTCTACGATAAACTCAGTAATCTTGTCTGATAAATCGTGGAACTTACCTCTCTTCTTATAACCTCCCATCGTTACTACTTCCTTAGCTTCAACATCATTTATAGAGATTCCAAGGTGTTCAAAGATGTGGGTTTTAATTTTATTTGCTACAAGAACTACACCTTTATTTGCAAATCCTTTAATCCCATAATCGAGGAGAGAGTTATTTAAAACAAGGTAAGTGTCTATCGTATTAAATCCAACGTCCAGTCCAAAATAGTTAGCAGATTTAGCTTCCATAGAGATTTTTCCATCAGGGTTTATATCTAGTCCATACTGTGAATAGGTAGCGTGACCTGAAAGACCTTGAACGTGAATGTCGATCTTTTCTGAAGGCAAATTAAGTTTCTCTAAGGTATAGCTTTTGTAATCTTCACGCTTATCCCAGATCACGGGGGTCAACCCCAAAGCGATCTTTTCAATACCTTCTGATTGGAATTTGTTAAGTAGATAAGAGATTAGTATTGGTCCTACCTCCTTGAATCCTTCGTAAGTTAAAGTATCAATAGGGAGCCGGTCTAGTTTTGTCGCCAGCTCACCTACTAAATACCTTTTTCCATCGAAGTGGTGGTAGGTTGCAACAGAGGTAACCATGGATGAATCTCCTTCTGGCACCTCTATCACACCTGTAACCTCTTTATCTAACTTAATAATTTTACTTGTTTTTTCATCGTAGATACAGTACTTAAAGTGTCCGTACCCACAGTCGATACTTAAAATCATGTTATTATAAAGTTAGTTAAGGTTTATTTATTATTAATCGTAATCACTCTCAAAGATTTTAACGTCCTTGTTTATCGCTTTTACGTCACTTTTATTCACATGGCCTAGAGTAACGACATACTTGGGATCTTTTATTTTATCAAACTCTCTATTCCAAGCTTTCATGTCATCACAAAGGTCAGATATTACTACAACAGGTACACCCTCGTCAAGCTCTCTGATATGCTTTAGACCTCTAGCTAGATCAGTACCACCTCCAATACGAAGCATACCTCTCTTAGGCTCAAAATCTCTTATCATCAAGTCTTGTACAAACCCAGTATTCCATGTAATAAGCCTAACTCTATCTAGACCAATCTTCTTCACTCTAGTTGCGATATCGTTTATAATACCAAAAATAGAGCGCTCATCCATAGACCCGGAGACATCAACAAGGAAGGTCATTTGTTCAACCTTTACTTTAGCTGGGTTCATCTTAAGAGCTGGAACGTACATATTACCACTACGACCTCTTAATTGATTCTTAAATAGGTTTCTTGTAGTAGTCATTTTAGTAACCTCTTTATTTCTCAAGTCTCTAAACAAATCATCCATAGACTTTAAGATATTCTGAGTATTCCTAGTTAGTACAGCTCCTCCTGAGTTTCCTCTACCGTTATCTTGGAATCTAGGGTCTGGCTTTCCTGCTCCACCTTCTTGTTCTCCATCTTCACCATTATTTCCACTAGACTCTCCTTGACCTTCTTTAGATTCACCTCCAGAACTCTTAAGCTCCTTCATCTGTTCTTTACCTTTATCTGTCAAGTTTCCATCTTCATCTATCAAACCTTCATCAACCATTTTCTCTATCATATCAGGTGTAATAAAGTTAGATCCAGTACCAGAGCCAGGCATTCCAGATAAATCTCCTTCTCCAGAACCTCCACCTTGACCATCACCTTCGCCTTCTCCCTGTTGTCCGTCTCCGCCTCCTTGTTGATCTTGTTGTTTTGGTGGTAGGAATAAGTTTAGATACTCAGCTACCATTTCTACATACTCAAGATAAGTTTTACCCTCAAGAAATGCATACTTAGACGGGTGGATAGAGTCAGCTTCAAAGGCCTGGTCTATAGCTTCCACATCCTCCAGAGTTAAGATCTTAGAGTTAATCTCACAGTCTGCAGCAATATTAAGAAGGTTAAAGATGAACTGCTGGTTAGATAGAAGAGCCTTTATGTAGATTTTAGGACGACCGCTTATTTTGGCCATCCTTTCTACATAATCAGGTTTGTTAATAATTCCCTCCAGAGTCTTTAAACCCTTATAAGCTAGGAGGTGGTGAGCAAAGAAAGCGTGTCCATACTCATGATATATAACGCCCTCTCTTATCTTGCTCTCCTTATCTTCAAACACGCTCTCCCTCATTAGAAGCTTCCAGTGAGTTATATCCTTTTGAATAAGACCAGCAATGGGAACTCCTAGGTGACTCGGATCTAAATTGTCTGAGATGTCTTCGTAGATGTAGTTAACGTAGTATTTGCTGTTAAACTCATCTACTTTCTTTACATAATCCTTTCTCATGACTACCCAATTCTATTAACTGATTCAACAGACTTTCTCTTATTCTTAACTATGTTGTGCTCGTGAATATCATCTTTCTTGGCTAATTTCTCAAGTACATCAATCACCTTGTTAATACCTTCTGAGAACTTGCTGATATAAGCTTTACTGTCCGCTGGCTTAATCTCTTTGTTCTCTAATTTAGGCTTAAGGTAAGTAGTCTTGATTGACCATAGTTTAGAAGAGAAGTTATCAATCAGTTTCTCAGCCTCACCAAATGTTAAGATCTTACTATCCTTATCAAACATCTCTAGGAATTCTTGAAGTTTAGCCTCATCAATTCCCTTCTCTATGTTTGAATCTAAGAACCACTCAACATCTTTAAACGTTACAGCAGTCTTCATTAGATTGGATAACGCTGGATTTTGTTTTAGAAGGTTAATCAAAGTTTCTCCCACATCTCCGTTGAATGAACCTTGAAGCTCTTTATCAGGTAAGAATCCAATTAGTCCGTTTACTAGAGTTTTAGTTACCATAGACCCTAGTAATCCTTTCTTAGCGGCGGCATGTAGAAGCGGTTTAAGTCTACCTACAGATCTCCAAGTCGGCGGGTTGAATACTCTACTTCTTCCTCTATATAAATCAGAAAGCTCAGTATTATTCATTACATCTAGACTAAGCCCTTTCGCCGCGATGAAGTCCATAAGCGCCTCTTGAATTATCTTCTCATCAACCTCTACTTCATCTGGTGACTCTCTAAAATCTATTGTAGCGGCGAAGTCAGCGTCTAGGAACAACTGGAAGTCCTCCTTTGTCACAGATATCAAGTTATATACCATGAATCTGTTTATAATTGGAGAAATCAGGTCAAAGTTCTGTCCTAAGTTCTCTTGGTAGTTACCTGCAGAAATAATCTCTACATTTGATGGTAACTTTCTCTGTCCCACCATTCTATCAAATATCACCTTCAATAGCGGAGACTGTACATACTCAGAAGCGGTAGTAAGCTCATCAATAAATAAGATTACCTTTTCGTGAGTAGCTGATTCTTCCTCCACTTTCTTGAACCAGTCCGGCTTTAGGTTTACTGCTTCACCATTCTGATTCACTGGGAAACCTAGGATATCTTCAGGAGAATACTCACCACCGTTAATACCCACGTATCCGTATCCATTAGCCTTAGCGTATTTTTGAACAATTGTAGTTTTCCCACAGTTATGCACGAAGTTCCCAGCGGCTAATTTAAAGTTATGACTCGGGTGATCTACTTCCAAATCATATACTTTTACTGGTGCTTCTAATTTGATTCTTTTAATATTCTTTACTGTTATTTTAGTTGATTCCATAATGTGTACTGTTGTTATTATTTATTAAGTTATTGACTATGATGAGGGGTATAATTTTAGGGATTACCAGAAGTTTTTTATACGAGAAGTGTTTGTTTGTTTTCACGTAATTATAACTCTGCTCATTAATTGGCGTCCCTCTGTAAAACATATCATAGATTAACTGGATACTTTCATTGAGCCTGTTAAAGAACGATACCTTAGTGGCATACTCTCTAATCTTTTTCTGAAGCTCTGGATCGTGACAGCTACCTACTTTCTTATCCCTTAGAGATTTACGACTATTATAAAAAGCCTTCTCTCTAACTTCTGGGCTGTAGATTCCTGTACCATTTTCCTTTTGAGATTGTAGTCCAGCTTTCTGTAGTTTTACTTGGTGAGCTTTGTTAAATACGTGTGTTCCATTTTCCCGGTGAGTCTGCATACCCCGTTTCCCCATCTCCGAATAAAATTCCCTTGAATCAACCTCTATAAACTCTTCAGTTAGCTCGCTTGGAAAAATGAATTTATAACACCCGTCTTTACTCTTTACACAAATCTTCTCATGTCTTATAGGTTCATTTAAATAGATTCCCTTTCCAGTTCTACTTCTATTGTATCCCGGAAGGTTAAGCTCATTTAAATCCCCTACAAAAGCATTAAGCCTACTAATCCACACTTCTTCATCTTTTTCTTGATCATAAGCGTATCCATTAATAGGTGGTAAAATTCTAATGTAAAAGTTCTCTGGTCCGTACTCTAATATATCTAAGTACTTCCCTTCTACACCATAGTCCCTTTGTTCTCTTAAGTAAGTAAAATGTCCGAATAGAGAGTTAAACAGACGCTCCTGCATAGTTGATGAATTGTCCCCTACGTAGTGCTGGTTTGTCAGATTATTAAAGAAGTTGTAGATTTTATACCCTTTGACTTGGAGAAATAAATCTATAAACTGATCTCCACCGGTATATTCTACTAAATCTTTAACACTGAAATTCACATAATAAAGTCTGCTAATCTCCGATGCATGTTCGATACTAACTTCTACTAAATTTAACATAATAGTATAGTACTAGTCATCCTAAAGTATTTCAACAATAGGCGGAGGCATCTCTCATTGCTCGAATTAAAATATTCCGAGCACCATTGATATCTCTATCTATTGAGATATTGTTAAACATAAATTTCTCTTTACTTCCTAAATTCTCTATAAGTTCACCTGTAAAGCTATTAGTCTTGCTTGTAAATGCTTCTGAAGATTCTACAAAGGTTACTCCATTCTCCTTACATTTCAATTTTAACCTTTCTTTAAACTCGTAAAACCTAAAGCAATTCATAGATCTAACTACTTTCTTAGGTAACTTTCTTTTAGATTTCTTAACCATCTCACTCACATTAAAAGGAGGAAAGATGATTACTTTAAATCTACTTGTGAAGAACTTAATTATTTTCCAGTGAAGCTCATCTATTAAATTCTTAATCTTAAACCTAATATTGAATATTGATCTCTTTAAGTTAGACTTCTTGTTTTTATTTGTCTCTTTACTTAATTTACTTATCAATTTATCAATCTTTAAGTTTAATTTCAAAATTCTATCGAAAGCTCCTTGTCCTAACTTACCAAAATACCCTTCAGTTGAAAAGTAAGTAGCAAAGGTTCTAACTCCTGGGTCAATAGCAACTACACCTTCTTGGTTTTCGATAGGTGTAATTTTTATCTCTTTAGGAATTACTATGAACCATTTGCCAAACTCTAAGGTTAATCTACAAGCTTTTATATCCTCGTTTTCAAACCAACTTCTTTCTGTCATCTTTAATTTACCAGCTATAGTATGATAAATCCCTGATGATTTAATGGCTGCTTTAGGAATATAACAACTTTGCTTAGGATTTTTCTTACTTTTAAATTTCATCTCAAAAGGTTTCCCAGATCGCTTAGCTTTCATCTTATTTATCGACAGGGCTTTTCTATAATCGTAAACCGCTCTATTCTTGATTTGACATGGTACTGCTTTAATGTAGTCATGCTCTTTGTTCTGCTCAGCTATATCCTGATAAACTTTATGCCATACTTTATCAGAACCATTTTTATAGATAGTTAAAGTTTCGTTATAGAACTTTCTAGCTACTCCAAACCACTGTTTAAATAGAATCTTCTGTTGCTGAGTTGGATAAATTCTTATCTTCCTTGATTTTATCTGGGTATCTTCTAAGTCTTCGCATTCTACAAGAGAAGAAGTATAGGATTGTAAATTAGGGTTATTGTTTTGGTGAAACTTCCTTTCAGTTATGAACCAAGAGTTCTCCACCGCATGACTTGAAATAGTCTCTAAAGCTGCAGAGTCTATTTGAATGTGAGATAACAAGTGTGAACCTATCCTCTCGCAGGAGTCATCCCAGAATAGCTCATAATCTCCTTCATTTAACTGTTTCATTATCTATATACTTTCTCAATGTGGTTTCTACTAAATTTATTTAAATAGTAGAAACTGATTAATTTTAACCATTAACCTTTTACTTCTTGTCCTACTGTTAACTCTTCAGCAGCTACCCAAGTCTTTCCATCAGCAAGTAGATGTAAGTGATCAGGAGTACATCTATAAATCTCTCCATTACTTAACTCTACTTCAATAAGCTCATCTACCTCTTTTGTGATAAACGCTGACTTCATAGCTGGGCGGATTTCTTGCTGAGCTTCTGTATCCCAAGAAACTACATTGAATTTTTCCCCTTGATTATGTCTCTCTAAAAGTTCACCAAAAGTTAATTCTCCTTTATCAGTTATAACTTTGGTATCCTCTGTGAAACATCCTGGGTTAGATAGGAATAAAACTGGTACTCCTGAAGCTAAACTTAAATCGATAGCTTGTTTCATTTGTACGTTCAAGTTTAACTTTCCTGTTTTGTTTTTGTTTGTGCTCATAATGTTGTTTTTTTTTGTTATACTTATTTGATCTACACTTGAGATTAGAAGAACAGGAAGACACCGCCAAATACATCCTCCTGTAGTTCCTCTCTCATATATAAGGTTTTTCCCACAGTCTAAGCCGGTCTCAAGATACTAAGAAAAGCGGCTCTTGCTACAGTCTTATTTAACTTCATTTCTTCAAACAGTGTAACAATATTTCTAATCTTTCCATTCACTCTTCCTAGTAACTCTCCTCCTAACCATTCAGCTTCCCAAATTTCTACTCCACCTATTCGGATTGATTTGTTAACTACTCCATCTGCTTTGTTCCAACCGTTCTCTAATAATACATCTTCCAAAATAGCTCTCATAATTGTTGTTATTTAAAATATATGTTCCTTTATAAATTCTTCTGCTTTAAACTTCTTCAGTGCTTTTATTTCTTTTTCTATTTCTTTAATCTTAGCTTCTGAATCTGTCTTTCTTAATGTTCCTATAGGCTTAGACATGATAACTTTAATAATCTCTAAATCTACTTTTGTCTTCTTTGCTAACTGCTCATTTGTGACACTCGTATCCTTTAGAAATACTTTAACCACTTCAGGCATAGCTAGGTAAACTTTCTTACTAAACTCTAGACTCTTTAATTTGTTATCCCTATTTAAGTTCAGTAGGTTTATGTAATTATTGTAAGTTATATCTATCCACTCTCTAATTCCTATAGTTCTAACAGTCTCCCCATCAGTAACATTAATCATATACGTTTCCTTGTGGGTGGCTTTTTCTGTTAAGTATTTATGCAGCCAGTCTATATCCACTCCTCTAGTTCCCGGTGAAAGGTAAACTCTTAGAAGTCCTGGTTTTGTTTTATCGGAGAGGTTATCAATTAATATTCTTCCCTCCTCACGATACTGCATAAATAGTTTATCATCTCCCTTACCACCTTTATCTAACTGAATAGGAAATCTACTTGGGTCGCCCTCTATAAGAACTTCCCTATCTCCTTTTGTTATTTTGGCATATTGGTAAGTTAAATATCCTTTTCCTGTTTTCCATAGCGCATCTAAGTCTGAATCTTTCGCTATAATCTTAAGCCCCTTTGTTCTATACTTTAGTTTCTTAGGGTCATTAGTTATATAGGCTTCATACATACTCTCCATAGAAAACGTTGGTAAGATAGCTGAAACTCCAATCCCCAATCCAGAAACCCTATCAACTAAGAAGGATAACGGAAAGGGTGTAGGAAGGTATGATGGTTCTTTTATATTTCCATTCACCTCACTATCTTGCCATGGGACGAGGTCTAGCACTGGCTCTATCATCGCTCTGAGCTTCTTTGATACTTTAATAGCGGTATAACGAGCAGCAGCTGGACCATCAGAATCCCCTAAGATATCAGCCCTACCAAAACTCCCTTCCCCTTCTAAAATACCACAGAGCGTAAACTTTGCCAGTGATTCATACGTCCCATCTGTAGAGTGAGGGTGGAACTTCATCATATTCCCTAAAACCTCAGCTGACTTTGCATAATCCTTCCCTCCTAAATAAGATGCATAAATACCACGTCTATAGGAAGGTTTAAGTCCATCGAGAAGCCTAGGAAACACTCTGGATGTATTAATGTATTTCCCAAACTCTGTATACCCGAATGAAACTATATCTCCAATAGACTCGGTTACTACTTTATTATTCTTCTTAGCCATATATAATACCAGCTTCTTTCATTAGGTTATACTTAGCTGAAGTTGTACCAAGGATTTCTTTAGCATAATCTAGGTCATCCAGAGTAACTTGTTTCAGCCTCTTATTCTTAATTAACGTTTCTTCTACATCTTCAGAGTTCATAGTACCAAGCCCTTTATATCGAGTGAACTTCTTATTCCTATTTAATCCTTTCTCCTCTCCATCATAATAATACTTTCCTTCTTGCTTATATAGAGGTGGAACTAAACAGTAAACATATCCTTTCTCAATTAAGTGCGGCATATACTCTCCAAATACTCCTAGAACTAAAGCTTGAATAGAATAACCGTCATCATCAGCATCAGTAGCCACTATAATCTTTCCAAATCTCGGCTTCTCTTTTAGTTCATACCCTTTAATCCCTGCACCTATAGCGTTAATTAAATCTCTTATCTCTTTGTTTTCTAATACTTGCTCTAAAGACTTATTCTGGCAGTTCAGCACCTTACCTCTGAGCGGATAAACTCCATGCACTTTAGAATCTCTCGCTGATGTAATTGAACCTGCTGCTGAATCTCCCTCTACTATATAAAGTTCTGCCTCCGCTCGGTTACTGGTGCTGCAATCCCTAAGTTTACTAATCTCTTTACCTCCTTTACTTTTACGAATATCAGAGGAGAGGATAACCTTAGATTTAATGAAGTCCATATTTTTAAGTTTGTTCATAGAAGCGGTAAACTCCTTAACTCTTTCGATATGCTCTTCAAACTCAGCCTTATTCTTCTTTAAAAACTTAGTAACCTCTTCAATTAACTTCTCTCTACAACTTTTATCCCAACCATCTATTTGAGTGAGATTTTCTTTAGTTTGAGAGGAGAACCCAACTTCATTAGCTAAGAGGATTATAGACAAGTTAAGTCCTTTTAAAACAAACTGAACATAAACGTCATCTAAATTATAAGTAGCCCTAAGTCCTTCCTTTAAAGCATTCTCCATCTCTCTTATATGTAGACCTCTATTAACAACAAGTGAGTTAACTGATCCCTTAGATACTCCCTTAGTTAAATCTGTATCAAACTCAAAGGTAGTTAAGAGTCTAGTTTTCCCTATTGTCATATTTAGAGGATACTTAAAGAGCTCATATTCCACTTCCTTACCTTCTATAAAATACTCTACCTCTTTCTTTGTAGTCTCCTTTAGAATTAACTTAACGAGAGCTAGGTTTGTAAGCGGTAATTCATAGTTAGGTGATTGAATAAGTGTATAATCTGGTTTAAAGAATACGAGAGTAGAAGGTTTAAACTCCAACTTCACTTTCAACTTGTACTTTTTAAATATATCCTCCAAACTAAGTACATCTTCCTTAACCTTATTCCCTTCTTTAAACTCTATCAGGTAGTAAACATCTTTATTATTGCTATACGCCTCTTCTACTTTCTTTATGCTGGTTTTATAGTTATCCTTTGTAACCTTTGAACATAATACATAAGTTGAAGATAGAGCGTTAGAGGCCTTAGTTCCACAACCATTCATGCCAGTAGCTACCTCACTCTTCTCATACTTACTACCTGAATTCATACGAGAGGTGGCTATTTCAGCAGAGGTTATTTTTACTTTAGGATTTGTAGGGTCATTCTTAAGGTTAATCGGCATACCTCTACCATTATCATACACCATTAAGAAATCCCCCACTTGTTTAAACCCTAACTTTGAAGCGTAACCTCCTAAAACTTCATCGATTCCGTTATCAATAACCTCCCTTAGAATCACAGTCGGGTTATCCACATTCGAGACGTACATGCCTGGTCTGTGTCTAATATGTTGATTCCAAGAGAGGGTTTGAATGTCTATTTTGCTAGCTTTGCTCATGAACTTTAACCGTTACTGGAATTAAGCCATCTCTAAGTTTTCCACCTAATTGTTTAAAAGTTGTCGTTGTAAGATCAAGTACTCTATTCTTTACAAACGGACCTCTATCAATTACAGTACAAACGGCAGTAGCTCCAGTATTTGTGTTTGTTATTAAAAGTTTAGTTCCAAAAGGGTATGTCTTATGCGCACAGTGGTCTCCATAAATATTTAACCTTTTACCGGATGCCGTATTTCTATTATGAAAGTTGTCACCATAGTAAGAAGCGTATTGTCGTTGTGAATAAACCAGTGAACTAAGAGTGATCCCCAGTAATGCAAAAACCTTCCTCATAAATTATTTCTTTTTCTTTACTATATACTTAAGCTCTACTACATCGCCTTCTGCCACATCCGTTCCTGCTAATTCAAGAGGTGCAGCTGTTCCATTAGAGAAGTAAGCTGAGTCATTTTTAATAGCTTCAATAGTTACTTCTTCTGTGATTTCTACTTCTTTCTTTTCGTTTTTGCTGCAGCTTACTAACACAAATAATGCAAATGCTGTAGCGATAATGTCTCTTTTCATTTTATTTATTGTTTAATTTGTTATACTTTTCTTCAATTTTCTCCGGCGTTATCCCACTATCAATCCTATCGAGAACTGTCCCAGAATGACTTAAAAATAACACTGTGGGGATTGATTTGACTCCGGCTTGATTGCATAGCTCTAAATTCTCCTCAAAGACCGCAATTTTCAGGCAGTCTAGATTGATGTCGGATGCTTCTATTTTCTCAAGGACTTTATGACATGCACCACACCAATCTGCTACTACTAATGCTACCTGAATCATATTTAACTTAGTATTTTCCCCAGAACTTCATCCTCATCCATCAGCTCAACCTCTTCACCTTCGTAGTTTAATTTTACTCCAGTTCTGTGCCCTAGCCATACTCTATCTCCCGGCTTCAAGTGCTCACAGTCTTTTCCTACTGCAAATATCGTACCAGTTTCCTTTATATTCCCCTCTACAGTTAAGAAAGTTGTATCCATCGTATCTCTCTTAACCAGCACTTTTATTCTTGTTAACTCTAAACTACTCATGTTCTTCTCTTAGTTTGTTATATTCCTTTAAAATGATCTCCGGTGTAAGTGGTTGTTTAGTCTCAGCTGCTCTTGCCGATTTCTTAAGGAGTTTACCTAGATCATCCACAAAACAAATCGTAGGTAAAGTCTGAACCCCGTATTTCTCAGCTAGTTCAGGCTCTTCATCTAAATCTATCTCTTCAATCTCTGGTAAATCTAAGTCCGACTCTTTAATTAAGTTAGACAATACGGAGCACTTATCACACCACGAAGCTCCAAATTTTAATACACGCATATCTATTATTTAATCTGTTTTTTATTTTTTAAATCCCCATCAAACTCTAACCCCAGCTTCAATAACTCTGTAAGGAATTTAGCTGAGTCTTGTAGTTTGGTTCTATCTCTATTGTAAGTTAAAAGTTCAGAGAGGTCATTCGCTGAATAAGCCCAGAACTCCATCTCCCCTAAACTCTGTCCCTCATTTCTAAAGTTAGCTCCAAGTACAGGTCTCTTTCCTTTCATATTATCAGAAGTTACCTTAGCTCCTTTTTCTGGTAGTTGGTAGAGTTTCATAAGGTACATATCTCCTACTAAAATCTTGTTCTCCGTATAGAGTCTTCCTGATTTCGTATAAAGGTGTTCCCCATCTAGACTTACTTTATACTTATCTGAATACTTTCTAAGCTTAGCCGATATATCCTTAGCAAAGTTTCCTGTTACTATTGGGTATATTTGTTTATCTTTTAAGCTGTCATGGTACTCTAAGATTTGTTTATCGCTGTAAGATGCTAGTTTAGGGTTTATTATGTCACTTAGTTCATCTCTCATTACTTTAGGGTTTCTATCTTTATCAAACTTGGCATACATCGCTCTTGATAAGTTAGATAATCCTAGTTCAAGTAGCTGAGAGACTATTTTTCTTGCTCAATTATGTTCAGATAAGCTCGCTACTTCTTATCCCGGAAATTACTCCAGCTCCCTATTTCTAAGGACGTTCAGACTATATCACATAAAGGTTTAACCTTCTATCCTTGCGCTTCCACTCGCTTAAGTGTACTCTACTCCTTTACTACAGTTTCGATAGTCGTTGAACCCATAAGGGCTGCTGATTGTCCTCACCACCACATGTAGGATATCCCAGCAATTCACAAGGTTTACCCACCGCAACAAGTCGACTTTACGGTGCTGTCCGCATTCATTATCACATCAATCAACTGCCCATCTTTAGTTCTTGGCATCTCATCTTCAGGAATAATTTGTGAGCATAGACCTTTACTTCCATACCTATTTGTTATCTTATTCCCTACCTTGAGTTCATTGACTTGTAATAAGCGAACTTTAATCATGTATTTGTAATCTATCTGAGGAGGTTCAGGTTGTTCCATAGGTAGATTCAAGTAACTCTCAGGAATTTCACCAATAGCAGCAACCTCTTTTCTTGAAGCTTTATATCTCTTGAAAACCTCATTAATTACCTGCTCTGTTGTCGGGTCTGATTCCACATTACCTTTCTGAACTATGATATCTGTAAAGTAACCTCTTCCAAAATCCTTAGGCACTCTTAGACCCTCCGTCATGAAGAATCCTTTTAGCTTACTTACTCTACCATAATCCACAGCTCCAGCCAAGAAATCTAAATCCTCGGTTGACATCCTTTCATTAACTCCAAGTATCTGCTCATCTTCCTCTACAGCCTTTCCTAGATCCATAATAGAAGTAAGCTCAGACTCAGGTTTTAGAATGAAGATATAGTCCTTAACTGCAATGTGAGCGAATTTAGGAATCAAGTGAGAACCCATTATTACCCCATCCTCATAGTTATTACCGTGAAGCATGAAGGCTATTCTACAGTTCTTTCCTAATCTAAACTCAGAGGTTATATTCCTAGGTGCAAAGATCGTATCCCCAATATTAACATGATCACCTACTTCTACCTTAGGATCTACCACAACGTTTAGGTCATACATGGAATTAACTAAGTGGGATCTATACTCAACAGACCTTCCTTTCTCATCCTTTATTTTAATCACATTTCTATCCTTATAATCAACTACTCCTGAAGATAATGCATAGATATTTAAAGGGTGAGACTTAGCTCCATCATCATGACCTGAACTAACTGCGGGTACATCTGGGTTTATAAGTTCAACAGCTTGGTTACTCATGTTTCCTCCCATTGATACCCTAATTGAGTCTGTATAGTTAATCATCGGTATCCTTCTAGTTGAATAAGAAAGTTTATCATCAGCAGAAGCATCTATATAGCACGGTTTAGGCACTTCAGATAACTTATACTCTCCAATCACTTCTCCTCTCCTTCTTACTTTAACTTTAGGATTGATTTTCTTATTAACGTAGTCTACACTCTGGTTGTCAATTATATACGCATCAAAATAATCAATATACGAAAGGACAACTGGTTTAAAATCTAACTCGTGAACTCTAATTGAAATACCTCCATCCTCATCAATAACCGCACAAACATTAAGCTCATTCACTATATTCGCATTGGCATTTTCTGGAGTTCTAATTGGGTCTATGATGTCTACTAAGCTTCTGTTATACTCTGTGTACTCTGAAAGTTTAATCCTTCTAGATAATGCAGAGAATGTCAGAGAGTTTACTTTAGAAGGGTTATCGATCATACCTCCATGTGAAAAGAACTTACGGATATATTTGTTCATCTCACTAGCATAAATCTTCCCTCTCCTTGGTAAATCTGAAGCTATTCTTGTGTAGATCTCTTTCTTGTGACTCTTTATGAAATTAACTAAACCAGCTTGAACCGTTAAAACCTTCTTGTCTAGGATATGGTCTTCAACTTTGTCATTATAACCTGCGAACCTCTCCTTAGCTTGAATGAGTAGATCTTTAGTTAGTTCATTTATAGGCTTATCCAGGTTAAACTTAATTTCAATCTTCTTTAGTATACTCTTATCAACCTTTCTAGCCTCTTCCGGTAACTCCTCTATAGCATTAACATCAATCACTACTTCATTCCCCTCACTGTCTATATATTTGAAGAGTCCTGTTTCGTAGTTAAAGGTCTTATCTGGATCAATAACGAACTGAGTCTCATAAAACCTAGCATTTCTATCGTTATCCAGCATTAAAGTAGGTGTTTTGTATTTCCCGAAGATAATAAAGGAATCGTTAACCATCTTAGGAACTTCAATCCCAATAGGCTCTGGCATCTCTCCTGTCTCTCTATTCGTGTAGCTTAGCAGGAGTTCGTAATTATAAGTCTGCTCGAGTTCTATTGCTCTTGATAACTCTACTTTTGGGTGAACGACTGATATATTAACCACCTCATAGCCTCTCTTATTTAATGGGCTGTTATAGTAAGATGTTAATACCTCCGGGAGTCTGTTCTCTATGAAAAAATTATAGCTGTTCATTGATCCACGTGTATATTTTTGTGTACTTCTTTAATATATTTTCTACTGTATGCCTAAGTTCTGGTGGAATTGAAACCTCTAAGTCCATCATCGTAGGGTCACTCTCATTTGGGGAAACCTTGAGGGAGTCTTGTTTTATCTCCCCCTTAAGCTCCTCAATAAAATTATCTACGTTGAATCCATCCCATCTTAAGAACCTGCATACACTAAATCTGTGCTCCTCCATAGTTGTTTAGGATTATATAGTTCATTCCATAGTTCTTATTTAGTATATCAAGCAGACCTCTCATAGTTGATCTCTTGTAATCCGGTTTCATCTCAATAAAGTACTCCAAAATATCCTTAGTTACTGGAATTACTTTAGAGAGGAGGTTTACGTGATTAACAAGCTCATCTTTAGTTACTACTAGAGTGTTATTCTCCTTGTATAGTATTACCTCCTTCTCATCTATATTCTCAGCTCCAAGATTAACTTTATGCAGTCGGTCTTGATAACCTTGAAATTCTAAGATAGTGTTGATAGCAGGTATGTCTAAATTCTCCCACTGTGAAGGCGTAAAGTCTATGTTTATTATGCTGGATACGACGTCAGGTAAAGATAGTTCTAAATCTGCATCGTCCTCATAAGTAAACTGATTAACTATTAAATTATCTCGTGTTATAAAAAGTGAAATCATGGTTATAAATTGTTGTATTCTAATTGGCTTCTAAATATAATGTCAAGCGGGTCTTCTCTTTCCGATCCCTCATTCTCCAGTAGATTATCTAAGGTCTTATTAGCGTAACCAAAGGCAATCTTAGATAGAGCCGGAAGTTCTTTAAATGCACCCTTAACTCCTGAATATGTAAGTTGTCCTCCTAAATTAACTGAACAAATACGGTATAAGAATTCGATAAGATCCTCAGTTACATTACCATTAGCTTCTAGGAATTGTTGTCTGAAAACCATATATCTATCTCTAACTGCTTCATCTCCTGTTAATTCTGGATTGCTATACTTATTCATACTCACTACATCAGAGGAGATCTTAGCATGTCGAGGCACTCTAGCTCCTTCTGGGTAATAATAAAGTGTAGGTGTATCTAAGTGTTGAGAATTAATCATGACATCTCCTATATACACACCGATCTTATTACGAGGCAAAAACTGATAACTAATAACACCTTCATACGGCGAATAACTCACTGATGGTTGTATATTGTTATTAGCGTTCTTATTACCTAGTGAAATCGGGAAAGTATCAATAAGCTTAGAAATCGCCTCAAACTTATATGTCGGAGAAAGAAGCTTATGGATATACCCAATAACATCTCCCTTCTTAAACTTATACAGATTCACGATAAACTCTTTACTCTTTGGATAAGTCTCCGTTACATCTCCATATTTGATTGTATACGTATTTTCAGTAACCTCAGTAAGTTCTCCATCTGCCTTAGCTCTATGTATAAACCCTTCATTAATCATTTTAAATGTAGCGTTGTGTTTAATGGAGAGTACAGACTGGGTCATCGCTTCTGTTAAGGTTGTAGAGAACGAGAATCCAATATTACTGTCTTGATAATAGTCTAATAATTGTGACACTTGGTTTCTATATAGGTTAGTGTCCTTATTAAATATACAAGATGGCAGCTTAACAGTTTTCCCGTAATCTTTCTCTGTCACCTCTTGCCCTTCTATTGTAAGTCTTCCTTTATAGTATGGCGAAGCTTCAACCTCTAAGTAACTATTCCCAGGAGCATCTTTATCTTGAAACTTAAACCCCTTGCCAATCGTTACCAGCTGTCTAGTTAAATACCCTGAACCCCCTACACCTTCTTGCTTAATTCCTACTACTTTACGGTTTGTTATTGCATCAGAGTAGTAATCATCAGGTGAGAGGCCATTTAAGAGATTCGTTTCCATCACATCTATATCCCCGTCATTTGATATTGTAATTTTAGGGATAGATAGATCAAGTACTTGTTTCATCTTAATCCTGTTTGAACTCTCTAGCCTGTCTTTAATAGCTGGTGTAAGTGAATCCTTAGCTTGTTCAGTAAAGTTCTTATAAGCCTCAGATATTCTAATTAGTTTCAGCTGTGGAGATAAGCTTTCATCATTCTTAATTCTAACCATCTCCTTATGTAAACTAGTATCCAGATCAAGGTATAATTCGTTAAGTGTCAGTGAAGTTACCCCTTTAAACCTAACCACCTCTGAACCAAAAGAAGCTAGTTTGTGTATAATGTCTAACCTATCTGACTTAACTGAAATGTACTCCATAATAACTAGAATATTTTTAGCATTTATAGGTTTTCCATCTCCAATTAAATCATCAATACTACCCTTTATATACGTTGAGATCATTAGCCTGCCATAACAAGTAAGCTTCCCATTATATTCTAAAGGTGTGTTATAGTTAATTTTGTTCGCATTTAAAAGCTCTTCTATCTGTGAGGCATCTGTAATCTTAATCGGCTTAGGTCCCATCTCAATTCTACTTCCAAGGTTAAGCCCTAAAAGAAACTCGTGGGAAGGTGTAAGCAAGGTTTTAAGATTTGATTCCTGATAGTATAAAGCTTCTGGACCTATTCTCTGCTCTACATATTCCGTATAATCCTTAGGTACTGCTGTTATTGAAAGAGAGTCCCCATCAAAGTCAGCTCCATAAGGTTCGATAATAAGAGGATTAAGACCCATTGTAAAGTTATCATTCAGTACAACCTTATAACAACCAATAGATCCTTTATGTAGAGATGGAGCCCTGTTGATAATAACTCTCCTATCTGTAACCCAACTTCTAAAATCATCTAAAGTCTTGTAAGTTGTAAAGTCGATATACCTCATTTCTGCATCTAAAGGACTAATTTGGTATTTCTCTCTAAGGTACTCTATGAAGTCTGTCTTAAACATCTCATAAGCTACTTTAATTGGAATAGAAACCTCATCAGCCTTTAGAGTTATGTCCGGTACAATGTAATTCCTAGCTGAGTTTGTTATTCTCTTCTTCAGCTGGGTTCTTGCAAAGTTCTGTTTAGATGGATTGTTTAGCTTACTCATTGCCATAATCTGAGATACAACGAATTTTCTAAGCAGGTTTCTATACATCACTTTATCTACCAGTGGGATACCTCTAGCATTCATCTCAGTATTAACCATTTCAACCATATAGATAATACTTTTGTAGATGACAGATTCTCCCGATACCGCAAGCTCCTTCTTTCCATTAACCGTTCTAATTGCTACAGGTCTTTGGGAAATAGGAGATACGATGATATACTTGTTGATATAGTTCTGAGCTTCCTTGAATTTATCTGGGTAGTGTTTCTCTAGTAAAGCCATAAGACCCTCTAGTGAAGTATAAATCTCATTCCCAACATACTCAAGTGAAGATACTATACTATTCTCCTTCTTGTCATACTTATAATTACACAAACAGAGGTAGTCGATTTTATTTCTTGTACCTTTTGGGATTTCTAATATATCTTGAACTAAGGCTAAAAACTTCTTCTCCTTATATCTGAGTAAATAGTAAACCGTTGTATCTATATAAGCGTAACGGTAAACCTCATCATCAGAAGGTAGTACAGTTGAAGAGCAGATGTTACAAGTGATATTAATTCTATTCTTTAAGTTGCCACAATTACATCTATCTCTAAAAACCGAGCCGAAAAAGTTCTTATCATAAAGCCCTCCATTAATCGGTGAAAGTTTTGTTGAGTTAGCTTCTCCTATCTTAAGGTTAAAGTCATTATAGGTTGTAACTTGCTGCCCTCTAGCTAACTCTAATATTCGCTGGTCTGATACCGCCTTATATCCCATAGTTCAAAATTATCTGGTTAAACTTCTTAGTCAATTCTGGGTCGTTTAATTTCTCAACTAACTTCCCTGTAACTATATTAATATTATCCTCGTAAGTCCCTTTGTTCATATTTAAAGCCTTGAGAATGATTGGAAGAGGTGGGTTTATTATTTTCTGATACTCCTTCCTAATCTCACTGAATAATTTTCTCTCAGCTGGTGGTGCGGATATATACTCTGTGATGTTGTGAGTTATCCGAATTAAAGCTAAGTTATTCTGTCTCTTAAGTAGTGTGATAAGTTTTGATTTAGGGAATTTAGCTTCAAACCTTTCTATACCCGTCTGCCAAAAATCAGTAAACTGTGAAGGGTAATTGCTAAACTCCAAAATAATCTGCTCATACTCCTTAGGCTTATACAGTGTGCTCTCCTTGTAGTAGAAGTTAGACTGCAGGAATTTAGCTACGAGGGCTTTTAATAGATTTGGTCGTGTATTCACTTGTTCTACTTCCTTAATAAACTCATTGACCTCCTCGACTAAGATTCTGGTTATAATATCATCTGTTGACTCTACCATTTTAATAGCTGAGTTTCTTGATTCAATTTCTAACCCTTCCTCATCAACTTCCTGATTCTGATCCTCTTCCCACTCTTTGATAATCGTTCTGTTCTTCCCGTTAATGTTTAGTACAGATTCGATATCCCGGAGTACTTTGTTGTAAGATGTATTCCGCTGAAATGAGGATAAGATCAGAGTCATAGAGTTAATTGAGTCTTCTGAACTAATCTGCTGGTACACCTCCATCAAGCGAGTAGACCTTATATCCACCCCTGAGGAGCCCTGTTGTGTCATGTCCATATATTATAATTTATCTTTTTAGTTGTTTTAGTTCTTTCTGTTTTTGTGCTACTAGTTCATTGATGTCATAACTAGGGAACTTTTCTGGATTCTTTTTCTTATTTGCTAAAACCTCTCTCAATCTCTCTAAAAGCGGTTTTTCTCCTACTTCCTCTAAGATTAACCTAGCTATTGTTTGGAAGGATAAATCTAACTGAGCTCCCATATCAAAGATCTTACCTAAAACCATGAACTCGTATCCTATATTAGATGTTTCGTGAGTTCTGTAGATATGGCCTCTTCCTTCATAATAGTTTAGCATCTGGATATACCTTTCGTAATACCTTCCAGATAATTCACAGGTGGGGTCTAAGTTTAGTTCGACATCTACATGCAAACTCGGTGTAATTATTCCAGTAAAGAGGTATATGTGAGTCTTGAGGAAGCTAATAGGAGTTACCCCATCATGTTCAAAGGCGTATCTAGTGAAAGTCTTGCCTTCTTCCATCCATACTTTGTTCCTGTCAAAATTAGGCGCACTTCTTAAATTATAGTGAACAGCTTTAGGTACAATCATATTCCCATTTTCGTCTGACCTGAAAGTAAACTCCTTAGGATCCATCCACTTCTCAGCTTTAGATCTACTTGAATATTTAAAGAAATCTGACTGAACACAAGGACCTGCTATATTAAGATTAACTGTTCCTAGTCTCTTGTTATAAGCTTTCTCTATTCCCTCCTTGTCTTGTTGTTCGAATATAGTAAAGTTGCAGCTCATATCTCTAATAAACGACTTAAGTGCCTCTATTGAATGAACAACTTTTTCTCTATACGCATCAGCTTCTTTCTTAATGTCAGGTAATCTCTTGCTTTTATAATTTCTTGGATCGTAACCTTTAAAGTATCTCTCAGTCTCCAAGTTAAGTATATAAGCATTCTCTGGATTTCTAAGGGCAATATGAAACCTCTTAGCTGCATCTGATTTTCCTTTTCTATATGACCAGTTTATGTTTTTGTCTGATTGTCTTCTAAATTCTTCTACATCATAATTAACTAAAACTGAACATCTCCTGCTTCTTAGTTCGTGCATTAATGTTTGGAATCTACACTTAGCTCTATCGTAAACATTAACTGAATCTAGGAAGTCTTTAAAAATTAGAATGTTGTTAGATGTGTTATATTTGTCAACTAACTGATCTAATGCTTTTGGTGATAATTTGTCTTGATTTCTGTATCCCTTAGAATTTTCATATACAATCTTAGGGTTACGTTTTAATATTTCTGGCATACAACTCTTAGCATCTTCTTCTGGATTACTTGAGATGAATACCAATGTGAAATCTTTAATACCTTCTCCGCTTAATAATTGGTTTAGGATGTTGTCTGAATTTTCTCTTAGCTTCTTGTTGAATAAATCATTAGATATCGCTATCATATTGTATTAGTGATTTGGTTTAACATTAATTTCGAACTCTAAAGAAGATGTAGCAAAAACCGGGCCAAAATCTTCTTTTTACACCTATAAGGATTTCCACAGAGTTCTAGCCGGTCAACTATTCTAGTCAGCTTTTTCCAGTCATCTAAAAATACTCACATTTGATTTAAGGTACTTTTTAGATCATTTCAGACACTTTCTCTATTTAACTAGTATGATTGTATTAGAGATGTGATTTTAATTGATTTTAGATAGGTTTCTGAGAGTTATTTCTGTAAGTAGTTGATTCTCAGTTGTATCTAAAACCTACCCATGTTATAAGGATTATATTAATATTATTATAACGTCGCTACACTATCGTTTCGCTCCTAAACTGAAATATAACTAAAAAAAAATCAACCAAGAAAGTTTAGCTTATTTTATTTCTACTTTTTATTTATACGATTTAACTTTAGATGAACTGGGCGGGGATCTGATGACCCCGCCAGAGATTAACCTAATAAGCTCATAAAGGTATCAAAAATCGATTATCTCTATTAGTTTAGTATATTTACCTTACTTTAAAAAGATCTTAGCTAAAATGTACCTTTATGGAAGCTAAACCATTTTATTAGGTTAAATTCATCTATTCGATTCCACTTCCCTTCAGTCTTACCAAAGTTAAACTAACTAACATGGGCTGCTTTATTGTTAACTCTTATTAATACAGCTCTTTTGGTAAACTGTTTAAACTTTTCTTCATTTTTCTAAACTCTCTTGGTTGATAATTGTTAGACTAGCATATGACATTACTTAAATAGGTCTAATAATTTCTTGGTGTCAAACTCTATTAATAGTTACTCAAAACAAAATCAATGCTTTAAGTTTTATAAGAATCACTTTAAGGTAACTCTTAATGGTGTACTACACACCTCTATTGGATAACTAAAATCTCCAACTACTTTTCTAAGAATATTAAGTGAACCATTGAGATCAGCATTAATTAGTTTACCTTTAGCTGATTTAAATAATCCTCTTTCTATTCTCTTACCTAGATAATTTTCATGTTCCTCTAGGGTTTCACCATCTAAAAAGCTACACTTAGATGTATAGGATTCCTCTGTAAGTATAACATTGATACCTTCTAGTTTACACTTATATTCTAACTGGTTAATAAATGTAAGAAAAGGTATATTAACAAAAGATTGATTATTAGTTCTACCTAAGTTAATGTTTTGTTTCCACTCCTCGTTATAACCTATTATAAGAGTACTAATATTATTGGAAACTAAGAAATTCACTATCCTTCTTGAACTTTTGTGTAAATAATCTTTAACTTTGTTATTCCTTATGTTTGTTATACTTTTTATTCTTTTAGTTGTTCTTTGATTACCTTTTAAGTGAGCTTGTAGTCTAGCCTTTTCTTTATTATAGTATTGATTAATTGACTTTAAAGGTCTACCATTGATAATAAAAGGTTTAACCACATTAGATGAAACAGTAGCTAAATTGTTTAACCCTAAGTCAATAGCAGCATATCTTCCGTTATCATCTTTAGGTTTAACTCCATCTACCTTATAAACTACTTCGATTACATGATGGTTATTTCTAGGTAAAACCCTTACTTCAACTAAGTTAGATTCGTTAGCCTTTTTAGTAGGTATTTCAATAGATGATTTAGATAGCTTGATTATACCTTTCCTAAGATAAACTTTAGATACTGCTTCCTTATTAAAAATAGCTATATATCTACCTTGTTTATTTAAATACCTAGGGATTCCAATTGGTTTATCATAGTTACCACTTTGTTTCTTTTTAAGTCGAGCAAAGAATGACTTGAAGTTTTTATCAAGCAGCATTAAAGTTTGATTAGATACTTTAGTGGGTAACGCATAATAATCCTCATCCTTAGAATCAATCATTAGTTTTCTAATTCCAAAGAAATTTAAATAACCTTTAGTTTTAAAATAATGTTGTCTAACTAAGTACAAAGCTTTATTATAGAGATTCTTAGAGTTAAAACATAATTTGTCTAACTCTTTATTGTTCTTTACTATATGTCTTTCTGTTAAGTACATCATTTTAAATTAATATCAAAAATTATGAAAGAATATAATATGTTTCTGTTCGTTTTTTTTTATCTTTTTGTTTTCTTTATTTAGTTGATTTTTAGTTACTTATAAAAAAGCGTCCCATGGTAAAATAGTTTATTTATATAATAAGCTATATAGCGCCACTTCGGTTCCGCTCTATCTAAACTTAAAAAAAAAACTAAAAAATTTAACTAGATTGACTAGACAAATGTATAAAATACTTTTCAAACAACCAAATTTTAGATAAACTATTTTTGATAATTTTCTATTCTATCTTTTCTCGGTTTAGAGGGTCGGAGATCTTAAGGACTCCTCCCCAAAGGCTCAACAGGAAGGTTGTATCTAAGCGGGTAAATCTCTATCCATCCTATCAGTTGAAAGAAAATAGTATAGCTTTAATTACACATGGCGCTTTACTATTAAACCTTTACTGATTGGATTTGTAGAAGACTGTTTAACTTTTTATACCTTCTCTAATAAACCTATAAAATAAAATAAAATAAATGAATCTAATCTCAAATAGTATATCTCCTCTCAACTCCTTTTAAATCAACTAATCTTTTGTACATGAGGGCAAACCTCCTCTATCAGTTTGTTTCAAAAGGTATACTCTTCTTCAATTCTATAATTTGTCTAGTCCCTCTAGTTAATGTTAACCAAGACCTCTTTTGCGACATCTAGAGGACTCATGGGCAGGTTTTGTTAGAATTGCCCTAATGACTTGGTTTTAGGCTATTTGAAGAGATCGACAACCTTCTTAAAATCGAGATCGACAACCCCTTCTTTTTTTAATCCTAACAAACCTACGACCGTCATTGCTGTATACGCTGCTACTCTAACGATACTTCCCATAATCTATAAACTTTTAATTGGTTAATTCTTCTTTCTTTTTGAACCAGTGAAACATAGTCCGGCTCATATCTTTAATGGTTCTATGCTCAGCTCCCCACAAACAAATTACTAGAACTTCGATACTCTCCTTATTGCACAACTCCTGAACCTCCTTACTCCTAATCTCAAAAGTCCAACTCGAATCTCTGAAGTAAATCTTGCTGTCATCATTTAGTGTCAAATTGTCAGTTAAATTACCAAACAAAACTGGACACAACTCTTCAACCGACTTCATAATATTTCTTCCGTTGATACCCTTGAATAATAAGTGGAATCTGAGGTTGTCATCTTTATTGCTCATTTTTATTGTTATTTTCTTTTTCTCTCCAAAGTTTTAGCCCGATTAACCTAATAAGTGGATAACACAAGGCTGACATTATAAGGTTTACTTTAGTTCCTGTTAATGCTGCAAATAGTACAACACAAGCTAAGAACAAGATAAACCTACCAAATTCACTAAGACATCCTCCCATATTGCTACTTATCTTTATCGTTATATTCACAAAGTTTAAACCAAATGTACCTAATGAATGGATAAATCAAGGCTGGCCATACTAAACTACCCTTCCACTTCAATATCAGCCCAAGTATTATCACACCTAACATATAAAGTAAAAACCAGCCTATCTCAATTAAACAACCTCTATCCTCCTCTCTTTCAAAATCACTTTTTCTTCCTGTCATTTTCGTCGTATTTGTATTTTTTACTGAGGTAGTGAGCGATAGTGTTTCCATTTTTCTCCTCCTCATGTCCTTTCATCCACTCTATCTTCAAATCCTCAAAACCTTCCTTTAGTTCTTCATACTTCTCCCATAAATCCAAATTACTGCTGTGGTTTATCTCATCTACTACATATTTGGAATCGGTGTAGAGGGTGGTTGGGAATTTATTGAACCTATGCTTTGTTAGATATTCAAGTCCATTAATAGCAGCTAGGAGTTCTAATCTGTTAATAGTAGTTCCTTCCTCTTTTCCATATAGTCTCTTATACCCTTTCTTGCTAAAATTCAGTTCCATATAACAGCCCCAGCCACCTCTTTTCTTTCTCATATCATAGCTGCCGTCTGTATACAACTCTATATAATTTTTCTTATCCTCTCCATTCATATTTTAACTTTTCTCCTATTTTACTTAAGTGTTCATCAATTCTACCTCCTTCTATAGTTAACTCATTTCCTTCTCCTATATCAAGTGCATCAACTACAAACCTAGTCCCTGAGTTCAACTTTACTTTTACCTTATTATTACTACTCCCTTCTCCTACAAAAGATATCCTAAATGACCCAGTGAAGTTGAAGTTAGTTAAGTCTAAGTCCACCTCATTTGAAGCTCTATGTAAAAACACCTTGAAACCATTTACCTCAACTCTTACACTACTCCTTACATTAATTTTACCACCTTCCCAAGAGTTAATATACCCAAGTGACCAAGGAGTGTTCTCTTCAGCTATATCTATATTTAATTCTGAGTTTGAGTGTAATTCTAGAGATTCTACCGGGATATAGTTGTTAGTCCCTAGAGTTGACCCATAGAGCGTAACTTTATTTACTTTCTTATTTCCATATGTAGTTGTAGTTTCAAAGTCAGAACAGAGGAAGGTTATTCTTTTAAATTTGTCATAGAACTTGAACACCTGAGTACCTTTTGCATTAACTATAATAAGCTCATCGATACACCACATATCCTCCCCTTCAAATACCTGCTGATCTTTAAACATACCAGAAATCCAACTATTAGGTCTCCAATCAAGATTCACCAAGTTAATTAGACTCTTTAAAAATCCAATATCATTCCACTCGTCCGTATAATTTTTAATTTGGTTAACTCTTTCAATTGGGTGGTCTTCTTCGTATAACCTTTTAATAATATCGGTTCGCTTTGTTTCATTTAATTTCATAATCTAATCCTTCGTCTGCATAAATCAAATCTGGTCTAACTCCACTAATTACTATCTTGTTTCCCCCAGCTGAGTACAAAGCTCTAAGCTCAACCCTAGACTTCTCTCCAAAATTATTCAGATCGATTCCTATTTTATTATTATTCCCGAAAATCTCAATATTAACATACTGGGCTTCTTTTCTTTTAACCGTTGAGCCGAATAAGATAGATGAATTGTCTCCCATTACTTTTATTAGAACCGTTTGCATAGGAGGGTGGTCAGATCTAGAAACAATTTTAACATCACTCTTAGAATCTATCATCCATAGTCCTGTTTTGTTAGTAGTATCTGATTCAACCTTACTTCCCCTAACTATAATAGACTGGATATAATCTCTACACTTCTCAAGATCTACCTCTGAAGCCCTAATATCCAAACTCTCATCATTGCGCTCCACTAAGTCACTTGGAAGTTTGCCTCTATAGTTGATCAGTCTTATTGTTTTATAGTGATGACCTCTTAAGGAATTACCACTCATAAAGAAACCACCACGTACATGCAAAACCTCATTCCTACTAAAACACTTACTTAAAAATTCACCTCTCTCCCAATCTAACTCCTGACACTCTGCATCGACCCTAGTTAAGAAATCAAAGTCATGGAGGGAACTATTAAGGTTTTTCAAGTCGTCTAAATCTAAATTCTCTTCATGTTCAAGTAGGGTCTTTATTAATTTATATCTATTCATAATCTACTCCACTATTAATTAACTCACTTGCATTTATAGAACTACCACCTTCAAGAATAACCTTCACACCTTTAGGATCACCATTCCAAAATCCAAAGTTAACTATAGTATCCGGACTTACTTTTAGGTGAATATAATGGTTAGGGCCTGAGTGATTAAAGAATACCTCGAGTTTATCTATTTTTAATTTCCTAAGGTCTAATTCAGCTCTACTATTCTCCCCGGTAATCCTTAAATAAAACTCTCCATCCTTAACTTTATCCTCCACCTCCGCTTCTAGATTCAACTCAGTTTCGGTTCCCTTTAAAGATATTTCACTTAACTCAACCCCACCATACCTACTTCGCTCTTTTAAATTAATAACTGCCTTAGAGTAACTTTCTAGTGAGAGACATGTTATAGAAGGTGGAGTTGTGGTTATTAATTGAGATCCATATAAGTCAACATTCTTCACTGAGTACAATCCTTGAAATTCATCCATTAGCTTAAATTTACTGGAGAAATACTTAACTTGTCGGGCATTAGGAATTATATACTCATCACTTGTAACCTTAGCAAAATACTTAACCTCGCTCCCATGATCACTTAATTCCTCATTCTCATCAAAACACTCGCTAATCTCACTACCTAATCTAAAGTCTACAGGATCTCTCGAAATAAAGTTGATGATTACATTAGGGTGAGCGGAGTATATGTGGTTGTTGAGAATACTTAGAGAACTGCCTTTAAAACCTTCATCCTCTAGTAAAGCTTTGTATAACTTTTCTCTTTCCATTGATTGTTATTTTATTCTTGTTAATACTTAGATCTCTTATTGTTATTCTTGTGGGATCTGGATGAGTTATATTTATTTCACAATCTTTACCTCTATCATGTATCCCACCCTGAATTACAATCGAACTATTAGGTAAGTTAGTGAAGTCTAAGTCTAATGTAATATCATCTCCTTTTAGATTTAAGTTGAACGTATTTTTAGATTCTTCCTTCACTTCCGACGATATACTTAAACTACTGTAACCGAATATTTTATAGTGAAATGAACTAATGCCAGGTCCTCTAGGTTTACTCTGAGCGATCTCTAAACTCGAACTATACCAAACAAAGGTCTCATCAAAAACTAAGTCAAATCTATCAAGCTTAACGATACTGCCAGAGATAAATAAATCCTTAGCAAACTCACCTTCAATATCTAACTCCAAGCTGAATATACTATCTAAAATCTCTATACTCCTTCCAATTATTACACCTAACCCCGAGGCTTTCTGTTCACCGCTCATGTTGATCAAGTAGAAATCCGAAACTAGACTATTGTAAGATTTAGTAACTACAGTATTCTTTTCAAACGTCTTCCTAAATACACCCTTTCCTTCATATTCCATCTTTAGAGCAGTCACGAGCCCATAATCATCAGTAGAGGTAGCTTCAAATCTCCTAAGAAAGCCTAGATCCAACTCTTCACTCTCAAGTATCTGCCTCATTATTGGTTTTGCATTCATCTCTTTATCAGTGTGTTGTTTTTCAGTGAGGTTTCCTTTTCAATTACTACTAGGTTCTTCTCATTTTGAAGTAGCTCTCTCGTTATTTCTTTTCTATTCATAATTTTCTCCATTTATCATTATTTTATTTACACTTTTGTAATCCCAATACATACCATTAAGTGTAACCCTTCTTGGACCGGCTATTATGTTAATCTCATTATTCTCAGCCCCTTTATGAAAATCAAACTCAACAGCGGCGTATCGAAAATTAGTCAAATCAATCTCCACTTTACTATTACAAGAGCGAATCGTGATGTGGAAAAAGAAGTCATAATCACTCCCAATATATACACTAGACTTTATCGCCAAACTACATTCATCCCCTAAAAGTCTATACTGCCTACTTATATACCTAGAATCATCTTCATCCCAAAAACGTAGGAAATTCTTCACTGCTCCCCAAATTGGAAACCTTCTTTTGTGATCCATGTTAAACTCAGTTCTATCTAGAAGAATATAGGATCCACTAGAGAAGAGTAGGTTGTCAATACTAACTTTGCTATCAAGGATGCCTATATTGCTCACGAGACACTTATTATCCTCACTTGTTATCTTAAGTTCACTATTCACTATATCGATAAAGCGAAAAATCCCTGTGGTATTTAGGTATTCCTTTAAATTAACCTCATTGTCGATACTGTGATTAACTAAGATGAACGAAGGCTTACCTCCAAGTGCTATATCGTCTTGTCTAATAATTTCAAACTCCTTAAACATCGCATAAACCCTACCATCCCCAAGAAATTTCCCAAACTTACTAGAGAATAGTATATACACTATGTCAAAATAACTAAGAAAATTCAACTCTCCTAATTCTTTTATAGGCAAGGTTTCACACTCTACTAACTTCCGGTACAATTCATAGCTTCCTGATTCCATTTACTTTAACTATATTTTCTACCCTAACAGAATTCTCACTCAAATAATAATCAGCTATTACATTTCGGTCATCTTTAACATTAATTATATCCACTTCATTATCTCTACAAAAATCACCAAATATAATCTCTACATTCCAACCGCTCAAGTTCTCCATATCTATTATCACCTTGTTGTTTGTAGTTCCCTCATATCTAAAGTCTAGTTCAATCGTATAATCTTTAGTGCCACCGACTGGAGCAACTTTAGAAGATATATTAAGCACGTTGTTAGACCTGAGGATATTGAATCTTAGAGCGTAGGGAGTTACTAGAGGTTTTACATTCAATATTTCTAAAGTAGTATCACCAGCTAGAGAGTAACCCTTCCTTGAAAAATTAAAATCCCAAAGCTTCAAGTTACTATCTCTAAGTGCAGTGTAAGCTTCAACAAACCAACTCTTATACCCACTAAAACTCTGAACGTTACAATTATGAATATAGAGAGCAGAGAGTTTATCGATTAAGTCCTTTGTAAATAATCTAGGAACACTTGAAACATGTCCATCAAAGTTAATCATAATGCCACTAGGAACGGTTTTCGGAACTTCCCATATGACAAACTCTTTACCGAAATGTGGGTAGACCTTAGACATGTCATCTGTTTTCGCTTGTAAGGCTAGGTTCACAAAGTCAAAGTCAGATCCTCTCCTCTCTAAACTCCTAATAAAGTCAAACTTAATGTTATTATCCTGTAAGAGCTCCCGTATTATTTTCTCTTTGTTCATACTGTCTAATTCCGTTTACTATTATCTCATTATCTTCAAACATCTCACTACCGCCATTAATACCGAGCTTTACTGATTTATAAGGATACCTAGCGTTTATGTTAATTCTACAACCCTTACAACCACCATGCATCGTTAAATCTACAACTCCTTTCCTAAATTTCATCAAATCTATATCCAGCGTATTGAAGTGAGTGGCAATCTCTATATCTAACCTGAAATCTTTCTCTGGAGCTGTATTTGATCTAAAGGTTAACTTACTCCCCATCCCCTCCATTGCAAAACTAAGATACGAAGGAAGAGTGACAGCCCCATTAACCACATGCAGCTCACTATCAGAATCTAAGGCGTAATGGTGTACACTAGAGTTATTTCCTATATGAGCTGTTATTCTACTATCATGCAATACAAAAGCCACAAACTCATGAAAAGATACATCCTTAATAATAGTCTCACTCCCAAAGAAACCAAAGAACTTACTGTCTCGATATTCTTTTAGTGAGATCTCAGGTTTATTATAGTTGAACGCTCTCCAAAACTTCCAATTCCTAGTACCTTCATCTAAAACAAGTATCTCATTCTCACCAAACAAACTACCTACAACCTCCCCTCTATACTTAGCTAGAACCCTCAGTGCATCATTTAAGTTTCCAGTGTACGCCATCTCATCTACAATAAACAGATCAACATTCTCTAACTCTGCAACCCTTCTACACAATTCTTCTTTAGTCATCATGTATTCTTTCTATTTTCAGTGTGTTATTATTATCTGTTAAGTTCTTTTCGGTTTTAACAACAAACTCTAGAACCATATGTCTCACTATTACTTCATTATTTTTAGCAAAGGACATTCTCTTTAGCGTTACTCCAGATCTAATCCCAAAGTTATCCATATCTATTATTACCTTATTATTCTCTCCATACAAAACCAAAGTAACATTGATCCTAGTCTCTAGAAAAACTTCATTACGAAACACAAACTCTGAATTATCTCCAACTACTGAAATCAAAATATCATCAACTGGGCTCCAAGATTCACTAAGATTCACAATTTTCACGTCACTGTTAGAATCTATTAACCACTCCGTAAAACCCCCATACACATTAGACACAACCTTACTCCCACAAGTTTTAATTTTCGGTTTATATTCATTGAAGTCTTTTGAGATAGTTATATCAGAAGCTCTAAACTCTAATGCTTTATCTCTTCTCTCTATAGTCAAATTTGTAATCTCTCCTCTGTAATTAATGAATCTAACAACCTCCCTTGAAGTATCTCTATAGGAACCTTTGTAGTCCTCTTCTGGTGATCTCACTATTTCATTCTCTTCAAAACACTTACTAGCAGGACTTCCTATACTCCAATCTATATCCTCTACTATTGTACCTAGCTCAGTAAGAAAGAAGGAATCAGGGTAATCTTTTTCTTGTAACCTTCTGATATCCTCTAAATACAACTCCTTCTCACTCTCCAAAACTATCTTAACCAGCTTTTCTCTGTCCATAATTTTTTTTTTTAACATGCGAGGTAGATCGGATTAGGAGTAAGTTTCCCATTCACTAAGGTCTTATTCTTGTACACTCCATCACCATTTACATTCACTTTTACTTCTTTTGATACATTTATTAACTCTATCATATTATCCCTAGCCAATTCCCCAAAACTAATATTCACTTTCTTCATACCTACATACTTCTCTAGATCTATTACTACCTTAGAGTTATCACAGTCTGATAAGAAGGTTATGTGTATCTCTTTTAGGTAGTCATCCATTACTTCTGAGGTCATATTGAATTTACAACCTTTATAGGGATCCGAGGACTGGTAGAAAGCTAACTCTAAATGTTCTCTTCTCCAATGCCCTGATGACCCTATTTTATTTATTATACTTACCTCAGAAGATTCTCCTATGATGTAACAGCTGGATAAGAGAGGATTATTGATAACAGCTTTAGAATTAACGATGGTGAGGTTTGAAAATACATTCTTATTAAATCCATCACCTAAAAACGTAACATCACTCGCTATAAACACACTATTAACATCTACAATCGCTCCATACTTGATCTCGCCTTTATACCTCACGAAATAATTATTAGTCCACTCATCTTCTGTAACTAGTCGAGTATCTTTATCAAAACAGCTTAAAAGGTCATCTCTAGTCCAATCTATAAAACAGTTAGTAAATGCAGAGTGTAATAAAGAAGCCTCATCCCAACTAAGATCTAAATCCTCATCGGTTAAGTCTACATCTTCATCTTCTAGTAGTAACCTTAAAAACTTAGTCGTGTTCATAATTCTCAACTATTACTTTAATCCACTCTTCACTAAATGTACATAACCCCTCCTTATCTGATTCACTATCTACAGCAATAAAAGTATTAACGTCATCTAGTTCTGTTCTAATATCACAATCCACTAGTACAACATTCTTACAATTCTTTATAGCCCCATTAGATAAGAAGTTACAATTATTAGCTAGAAAACTTTTAACATCTACAAATCTAATCCCCTCTTCCTTAAAACCAGATTCGACAATACTTACATTCTCACAATTGGCAAACATAACCTCAATTAAATTAACGCCTATAAGCCTAATTCCAGTACTCTCTCCAGTTACATTAATCCTACCTATCCCACACCCTTCTATTACGGTATCATTTTGTATTATAGATTTAGAGTAGATAGATGAATTTATAACCCTAGCCTCCTCACTTATTATATGCACATCTTCTCCTAAATAACTATCCACCACATTCTCTTCACATCTAACCCAACCTCCCGTAGTTCCATCATCATTATAGTATCTGTAGAGTGTGAGACTATTATTTAGTGTGCATGTTTCATTCTTCTCTATCCTTCCCATACCCTTTGATTTTACTGATTCTTAAATGTCTGTCTGAATGGATTACTTTAGGTTTTTCTTCTCCATTGTATCTAGGGTTGTTATAATTCTCCTTACACATAGCCTCATAGTCCTTCAGTTTCTTATTTAATTCAGCCCATTCTTCTAACTCAGTAAAGTCATATCTTGTATTAACTCTACTTTCAAACTTATAACCCTTATACCCATCACTACCATAATCACTTGCTTCATTTGCTATCTGGGTTGAAAAAGTGTTACACCAATCCTTCCTACTCTTAATCAATTCCTCAAACATCTCCTGCTCCTTTCTAAACTCAATCGCTGCATCTAGAGGTGATAGGTAACCTTCTTCAACCATGGATACTCTATTTGCAAACTCATCTTGTAACTGTGTGAAGTATTCCTTAGATATTCCCATAACTTTACTTTTTTAGCTTATTAAACTGTGCTGCTACAAACTCCTTCTGATCCTCTTTTAGTGTATATCCTTTCAGTTCTTGGTAATCTTTTGTAGTCTTGTAGTTGTTAATCTTTCTCTTTAGGTCATCATTGGAGATTAGACTTACTTTACCTTTAAACACTTCTAATCCTACTCCTAAATAACTTCCTATCTTTGTTAATGCATCTGTTGTAGCCCCTTTATACGCATCTCCAAGGTCTTTATTGTTATTCCCTCCATAGCACTCGTAATAGATATTCTTCTCTGGAACTTCAAATATGACCTTAACTACTACAGCATCTTCTTTCCTCTCTACGAACTCTACTTTTACTCTCCAACCACCTACTCCAAACACTTCATTAAATCTTTCCGTTACATATATCCCTTTTATTGAAGTTAGGTATGGTTTTCCCGGAATAGGTTGTAATGCTTCTAATGGGAGTTCTTTGCTTAACACTTCTTTTAATTCTTCTTTCATTCTAGTTTGTTTATTATAATGTTTTCTTCGTCTAGTAGTATGTTAATTTCTTTATGTGTTTCTGGATACCTTATTCCCGTCATTAATAGATTCCCTAACGTTTCATCATACTTTTCGTCTAGCTTAATATCCACCTCTCCACTAAAATGAACATCGCTAATTACTACATCTCTATATAATGACACACCCTGAAATAGACAAGCAGAGGATAACCCAAACCCATCTATCATTAATCTTTCTATATGTTCACTATTTCCAGATAAGCCGATGTCAGAGTTCTCGATATACATGTCATTTATTATTATCGACTCAAAATCAGTAATATCCACCATAGCCTCCTTCTCTAAACACATATCAATCACCTCAATAAAGCCTTCACCAAATAATTTTAAACTGCTTCCTCCTCTAATCCTTACATTGTCGAGTCTTATGGGAACTATTGGATCTTCTAGGGCATAACCTTCTGATACCCCCATTTGTAAAGAACCATAAATCTCACACCCCACTAATGTTGCTGCTCTATGGGACTCAATTCTAGAACCTTTCTTAACTATAGTGTCATTGAGATTAAGGGTTGTTGCAGGATTATTATCATTAACGTGGAATATAGTAGCTCCTTCTTCAACCCAGCTATCTCCACTAAATCTAACAGTCAGACTCACATATCCACCCTTTTCTTCAGTCTCCTTATTAACTACTCTATATACAAGCCCTATACTATCTCCGTTATGATCTTTAAATTTCTTCTTGTCGTATTGATCTATCTTTATTTGTGCCATTTGTTCTCTAGGTTTTCGTTTACATCTACAATTAAGTTACCTGAAAATCCACAATCCTTTATATGAACATCAGTATCCCAACTCTCCGCATCTAATTCCAACATTATATTCCCATTAAAGATAGAGTCTATAATCTCAACCTTAGACTTATCTGCTTGGACTAAACTTAACCTAAGAATTCCCCTAGCATCTACATTATTCATTCTAAGCAATCTCCCTCTCCCTATTGTGCTGATTAAAATATTCCCTATCATACTAACATCCCTAAACTCTAATCCAGCAGCCTCTCTTCCAAATGAACCGGATGATTTTACGCCTGATAAGTTACACCTCTTAAGCCTATTTAAATAACACCCTCCAGCTTCAATAATACAGTCCGTTAGAGTAGAGTTATCCGATACCCATAGAGATCCCTTATTCAGCTCATTATTAGATTCACCGTATATTTGAGTGTTAGATAATCTTGAATTCTTGGAAACATGAACCCCAGAAGTTATCCAAGAGTTATAGTTCATGCATTTAGGATCCTCTACACTTCCCCCGAACTTATGTCTAATCGTATAGTATAGTTCATGTTTCGGCAGCATCTCTACTTTATAACTACCACCATTCTCAGTAAACTTTAGCGTCTCTTCTGGGTTGATATACACTTTTTCTTCTGTCATGATTCTTCTTGTTTTTCGTTAATTTTGTTGATATTGAACTCTGAGTAAACCCCTGATTTTGTAAGCCAGCTATCTCCAACGTAAGTCTCTTCAGATAGTATTAAGGCTCCATCTTCAACGTCTATTATGGAATTTTCTACCTTAGTTCCACCTACTACCATTACATTCCCTGAGATAGAAGAGTTGTCAATTAAGCATCCCCTATCTATTTGTACATTCCCAGTTAAGTTTGAGTTATGTATAATAGAGTTACCAGATATTTGAACATTTCCGCTTACCTTAGAGTCTCCTCTTACATGACCTGAACCTACATAAGCATTTCCCATAACTACACAACCCGTTAAAACCTTAGCTTCTGGACCTACATTCTTTAAACTCTCTACGTGTCCCCAACTTACTCCATCTACAATTAGTCTATATACCGTAACTCCATCTACTACTTTCTTATCTTCTAAGTCTAGTTTCATATTGATCTGTTATTAATTATTGGTAAGCTGATTGGAAGATTAAGATTTCTCATACAGTCTATATTACTAATTATTCTAGATCTCTGAAATCGCTCATCTAAAATATCTAAATTAACCTTACTATTGCTAATGATAAAGTTCCCTATACTCATGTTGTTGTTATTCCCTAAGTAAACTAAAGAATCCACAATAATCCCACTATCTAGAAACTTATTAGATTGCCCTATGTCTGTTGTTATTGAGGGAGGGTTGGCACCTATTACTGTAGAGTTTCTTATTGTCAATGTCCCAGATCTAACTCTAAATGTAGCCAGTTCAACTTTAGAGTCTATAATAAATACCTGTGAATCCCTCCTAACAATATTAGTTCTGATAGTAGTGTATGCAATATTAGACTTACCTTGAATGATTACTATAGATTCACCATCAGGATTGCCGATATTACTATTAAGCACGGTTGAATCCTTACTCACAAACACTTCTCCATACAGTAAGCTATCTCTAACTTTAGCTCCTTCCTCTACTTTGGCTAACTCTGAGAAATAACCCATAACATAATCTGTAGACTTATCAATAGCTGCAAAACAATCCTGTGACTCACCACCAACCAAAGTCTTATCTAAGTAATACCAGCCTTTATCAACTATATGTGCTTGCTTCCCTCTATTTTCTCCTTCCATACTGTATCTGTTGTTAAATTATATTCGTTGTACCCAGAGTTATTATAGTGACAATTCTCCATTCTCAAATCTCCTATTCCTTTCTTGACTATAGTGTTGTATCCAAATATTGAACATTCTCCCATACGTAAATAACTAACACTATCTAAAATTAAGTCCCCATGAATCTCTACATTTACTAAGTCTATGGATGAATTCTTAGGTAGCTCAATTATCACATTACCAAGGATATTAACATTCACACAATTAAGTCTACCACCTTCACCTCTCACTACGAAGTTCCCCTCTATGTTTGAATTTGAAAGAGTAAGATAACATTCACCAAGTATATTCACATTTGCATCAACACTAGTGGAGAATAGGCGTAAATTAGACTCCCCTCCTCTTGAAAATAGACTACCATTAAACTTAGAATCCTCCTCCATTATAAAGCCACTGTCCAGGTAGAATATATTATCCCCTATCTCACTATAATTAACGAAAGAGGTTCTGGAATCCACTACCCAAGATTTATCACTTATAGAAGAACCTTCAGATAGATAGACCCCTGCTTCTTCAATCTTAGACTCCTTAAAGCAAATAGGGTTATCTTCCTTCATCCTAGCTGCTTTACCACTTCTCTTCATCTTCTGTCAAATCAGCCTTAAACACTTCCATAGTACCTTCTTGTATTTGATCTCCATCCGCATAGACTTTTTCAATCACCAGCGAATTTCTAACTTGATCTGGAAACCTAGCCCCAATATTCTCAACACCCATTAAAATACTCTCTATCATATGAATACCTCTATACTTGTTGTCATCTCCAGGCTCATTACCATACCTAATCTTACAATCTTTCAGGTAACACTTTTCAAACGCATGACAAGCTTCTGGGGAGTTGCTGATAAATTCTACATTCTCTATAAAGTTATCAAGTCTGAGAGCTAAGAATGGAACCTTGATTCTGCTATCCTTAACTACTGTAGCCCCTAGAACTTTAATATCCCCTCTTAGTGTTGAGTTATATACTTTTGCATTCCTAGCTACTCTAATAACTGAATCTCCATCAAACTGAAACTCACTATTAATCACTACTGCATTATCTGTTATAGCCGCCTTGCTTCCCGAGATAAATTTAGAGTCAATAACCTTTGCTGAATCAGATAGGGTAACTTCCACGTCTATACCAAAATCTACATTATCTCCTATATACAAATCTTCTGCTGCATTTAGTATCTTCACTCCCTTTATTACCTCATTTGTAACTGTATCAATTAAGGTCTCTCCTACTATTTTATATTTAGTCATTTTCATTCTCGGTTACATTTTTGTTGAACATATTGGTTGAATCTAGGGTGTATTTTTGTAAGTTCCTAAGCGAATTAGTATCCACAACTCCACAAGTACCTCCATTATTTGATATCTCGGTTTTAATAAGCTCTACAGAAGGTTTTAACTCTAAATTAGCTTCAAACTTACACTTATTAAGCCTAACCCCTTCTTTAATATACACATCTCCAATTATATCGCTTTTTCTAATACATATAGCCTCATCCTTAATCTCACTACCCATTAAGTTAATCTCCCCTTCAAATAAACAACCTTGGAGAACTGCTGCACCTATTATATTAACTGTGCCTTTGATTTTAGTACCTTGGATAACTGCCTTTGAACCTATAAACCCTTCTCCTTCAATCTTAGAGTTATCCATTATTGTTGCCCCAGCTTCTACCTCTACTCTACCTATGATTGTACAGTTAGGAGAGATAAAACTTTGAGGTGATATTAATTCTGGGAACTCTACTAAACCTCCAAGTCCTCCCTGTGGTAATTCTATTCTCTTTAAGATTTTACCGTCTACTGTTTCTTCGTGTTTTACTTTCATTTCTTTGTTGATCATAATTTTGTTTGTTTAGATTGTCTTGAAACCTCTATGCTCTGGCGCCGATACTATCTCTCCATCAATCTGCCTATTTTTATAAGTTAGGGGCTCTAGTATTGTCCAAGTAGATCCATTTAGAACCCAGCAATTAGTAAAAGATGCTTCAGTCTCGGTTTCATTTCTTGGGTTTAAATTTAAAGTAGATCTTAAGCCTAGGCAGATGTTATTTATTTGAAGTTTATCTAATGCCTTTCTTACCTTTAAATTACTTTTTTCACGCATCTTAAGTCCATTTACCTCTACTATACTATCAGGATTAACTTTGATCTCCACTGAAACTCCATCCTCAAATACACAATCTTTAAACACGATGGGATTCTTTAGGTCTTCGCTTCCAATAACTTCAAATGACTTTATCACACCTATAACACAATTCTCAAAGGTGACATTTTCTATATCGTTCATAATTTAACTGTCTTTGTATTCCAAGCTATAACTATCATATTATCTACACTTGCAGCATCTTTAGTTCCACTTGTCTTTATTTTCAAGCTCGAGTATTCCCTAAGATCTACATTAGCTATAGTTAGGTTTTGATTCCCTTCTATTTCTATTTCAGCATCTATATCCATCACTACATCACTAATTATTATATCTTGCGGGTTTTCTAGGTGTATGTGGCTACTATCTCTCATTACTAAGTTGTTACATAAAAGCTCACCATCTGGAAAAGTTATAGAAGCATTATTCATCTCAACCTTGTAAAACCTCTGCCTAAGATTTAGTTCAGCCTTGTTCATACCTCTTACTTTGAAAATATCCGACTTATTCTTTATCTTACAATCTCTAAACTCTACAACATCATTCCCCCTTAACGTCACCTTAGCTTTATCAAACTCACAATTAACCAAGCTCCCTGAATCGATACACAATATGGAATTCCCTTTGACTATAGTATTGATAAGATTTACAGCTTTACTTGGATCACTACTAATAACCTCACTTCCTTCCTCAACCCAAGAGCCATCATCTAAAATAACATTATCTGAGACCTTGCCGCTACTCTTGATCTCCCGTAAACTCAACCTGCTCATTGTCATTAATTCTTTCTCCAACTATAGATTCTGCATAGGTTAGTTCTCCTTTATCTACTTCCACCCTACACTTCTCCCCTATGGTTATATTATCTAGAGTTAAGTTATTTGCTGTAGCTATACGTAACACGCTTTTATAACCTATATTCACGTTATTCATTAGGAGCTCCATCTGAGGTTGTATTTTAATTATTGAACTGTCTGCGAAACATGAATTAAGAATAGTTACCCCATCTCCAGATTCCAAGAGAGTGCCGTGTCCTATTTGCACATTATCCATCTTTACTCTAAGCCCTCCTTCATCTATAACTTCAATTTTACCAGATATACGACAATTAGTTACTTCTGCAGTTTCACCAAAGTCGCATATACAGCTTTTAGAGAAGATACACCTGTAGAAAAAGCCTGAATTAACTCCTATATCTGACATACCTGTAATCTCAACATCAGACAAATGAACTACACCGTTTAGAGACTTTGAATAAACCTTACACTCTTTCTCTATCTTACAACCCTCTCCCAGTATAATATTCTCAGTAACCCATCCATGTTTCTCTCCAGTATCTTCATCAATCGCTCGGTAAAGAATTAGATCTCCCCACTCCTTACTTTCATTCTTATCAATTACTAACATACTTTTTCTCATTAATTTGGTCTAACGATATAACTCCATCCTCGGCTATATACACATCTTCTATCACAAGGAAATCACTCTTAATTACCTTTCCATCATCTGACTTTGGTGTAAAATTCTGTGATCCTGTTAAGTTTGAATTGATGATAGCTATATTCCTGCAAACATTTACCATCCTAGTTACTCCCGATATACTTGATTCTTTTATAGTTAAATCGAATGAAGGATTATAATATTGAAACACCCCATTAATAGAAGAATCTACTAAAACAACGGTATTCCCATCAGCCTCAATAAAATCCCCTTCCAAGTTCGAGTTAAAGATATAAGAGGAATCGCTACACTTTATCTCACAATTCTCAAGGTTACAGTCCGAGATTGATACTAAGAGAGATGTATTCCCTTCAGGTGTAGTTATTATAGAACGCTTTATAGTAGAATTCCTAACATCAACTCCAATATCAATCCAAGAGTACTTATCTATCTTCACTGGATTATCTATTCTCCCACCTTCTATTCCATAACCTTCAACCTCCTTAGCATTCAGATATCGATAATAGTAAGGGTGGTATTTGGTCATGTAAACGATGTAGTGGTTATCCAGCAGCTTCTTAAATCTCAGTGTTTCCATTTAATGTTTCTCCTTTTAATTCGGTATGCTTCTTTACTGCAATCTCTGCAAAAGGCCTAACTCTAACATCCACCATAGATAAATTACTACCATTACCTGCTTCTACTAAAAACCTAGAATCCTCCCCAAAGTGTATATTATTGAGGTAAACTATGTTAGGATTAAACTCGTACTGAAGATTAACCAAAGCATCTTTACTTATTACTACATCCCTCATCACCATATTTCTTGCATTATTTGAACTACAGAACTCACCATAAAGCTCTATTCTCATATTCTCTACTATACAGGATTTCATAGGTTTTAGAGTAAGTGTACTTTCAACATCCATCTCTAAGTTATTTATCTCAAAGTATGTCCCTTCACCAGTTTCAACATACACCTCACAATCATCATTAAAGATACAATTCCTAAAGATTACAGGTGAGGATTCTATGCCATAACTTACAATAAAACTCTTAACCCTACCTATCCTGCAATTCTCAAATATAATGTCGTTGTGAGTCTCTATATTACCGTTTACCTGGCTCTTAATCAAAATCATAGTAGAAGGCTGACTCATTTTATTGACCTCTTCTAAATCTAATCCCTCAGCTATTTTACTACCTTTGTTTATGATCCTGAGTTTCTGCTTTCTATATTTCTTCAATATCCGCATTAGTCAAGATTTTTTCTGATTCAACTATATCCATATTCCAGAGATTCATTTGATTAAGACTTAGGGAACAATCGTGGAGTATAATATTACAAGAGACAATTTGACTTTCAACTATACTTAAACCCCACTCTGTCCTTAAACTCGTGCTAACAAAGCTTCCATCTATTATCTTACTCTTTTTAATACTAACTCCTGCACTATTCCGTATAATTTTAACATTCTCTATCTCGGACTTCCTTATAACTGCATCTCCCGGACTTCCAGACTCTATATAACAATTAGTCATCTTTACATTTCTTCCTACCATCAATCTTCCTTTCCCTAAGTTAGTATGAATCAGAACAGAATTAATGAGCTTAGATACTAGACCATTAACTTCAACTCCTTTACTTATCCAGCTGGTTGAGTCTAAAGTTTCTATATCCAAAATCATACCACCTACTCTATCTTCCTTCTTAGTAACTTCAAATAAAGGGTGATTTTCTAACATATGAACAGTATACTTGTCGGAATAGTACTGATCACCTAAAACCCCGGTTACGAGCTCTTTCCTAAACCCTAGAGTCTTCTCATCATTTATTATATCGTATTTCTCCATCGTTAATTATCAAATCTATGTTCGGACTGTCAACTCTAATAATTTCTGCATACCTATCATTAACTTCGAATTTAGTATTGTTAATCAGACAGTTACTTATATAATTATAATCACTATGACACTTAATATCTATATCTTTAAACTTAGTAGCCTCAGAAAAGGTCTCCATAGTTAAATTAGAAATACCTACCCTAGCAAATCCAGAGATAAACAAAGAACCTCGCTCTCCTATCGTCAAATCACTAATTAAATATTTCCCACTTTTATCCACAGAAAGATATGCTCTACTAAACAATGTTGCACGTGAAACACTACCATGAGGAGAGAGAAACATTTCTGAACCACTAGACATAAGCACATTCTCTAAGTATACATTATCTGAAAATTGAACAGGTACATCAAAATTTGGATTTGCTATGAATATCTTACACCCCTTATCTATAGTCTTGCAATTAACAAACTCAGCGGTATAGATTTCAGGCTCCTCTACTACTACTTCCCCTCTAAAGAAACAATTACTCACCTTAGTTACTTGACTGTGTGATTCTAGTCTCCCTTCTATTTTAGTTCCATTAGTTAAGAAGATTTTACCTCCATTACCAGATATAACCGCTCCTTCATACTCAACCCAAGAATCATCACTTATTACAACCTCCTTACTAACCCAGCCTCCTTTCTTACCAGTTACTTCATTCACTACTCGATACAAAGTGCGTCCTAGGTGGTTAATTTTATCCCTAGCATTTATTTTAATTATTCCCATCGCTGTCCTTTAACACATTAACTCCTATATATTTCTCATTCTCAAAGGTTAGTTTATCAGTTTCCATAATCGTTCTCACTATACTATTAACTCCTTCAAAATTACAATCGTTTATCTCTACATCTATTGAAGGGTCATCAGTGTCTCGATCTATATTTCCCTCTATAAATAACTGACCCATAATCTTAGTCCCTCTCATAGATAACTTAAATAAACCAGAAATACTTAAAGCTCCTTCTACATAGCAATCCGTTATCCTAAGCCCTCTAAGATATCCCAAATTTCCAGAGGTTATATCTATATGAGAATTACTTATAAGCCCTCCATCTGAATATCTACAATCTAACGTTACTTCTATTCCATTTATCTGACTCTCTTTTATTATTAAGTTAGATGCTTGGGATTCTATGATTGATCTATATACTCTAGTCCCCTCGTCTAATATAAGTACATTATGGCTAATCCAAGAGTCGTAACTTAAATTATCCATACTATGTACCAAACCTCCCTTGACTATCCCAGTTCCACCTATTAAACGTTTAGCTGGGTGATTCGGTAGCATATAAACCCTGTACAAACTCGTCGTCTCTTTTAGGTATTGTAGGGTTTCTTCTTTGTTCTTTATGTAGTTTGGCTTTCCCATGTCTTATTTTCATATATTACGTATTCATTACCCTATGTTCCATTCTTCTATAAATTGATTCTTATTCTTAAACACTCCATTAACTATTACATCATCGTCTGTCAACTTAGCATTCTCCACTACTTGATTGTCTAAAATAACTCCCCCTGCTGAATTAAGATTAACGTAAGAGTGACTGCCAATATCTGTATCCACTATTATAATCTCGTTTCCAAATTTAGATAGCTTAGGGTGACTTGTATTACTTAGCGCAAATTTACTATCCTCTCTACATTCAAAATCATCTAACATCACTCCCCAATAATTATCTAACTGAAAACTACAATCCTCTCCAACTAGAACTTTATTAACCAAGACATCTCCTTTGCAACCAGTAATAAAGAATCTCCCCAAGTTTTGAATAGATATGTCATTAAAAGTAGCTGCAGGTATTAAATCAGGTCCAACTACATTCTCAACAGATACCCCAACCTTAAACACAGCGCTATTACCGAGATTCAAATTATTTACACTAACTGAACTGAAATCTATCCCATCTATAATAAACGAAGATCCAGTTCCAAATACACTATCAGATATTATCACTTTTTCACGAGCCTCAATAGAAAGTTTAGCGTAGGGTCTAACTGCACAATCCTTAAGTAAAACCAGTCCATTTCTAACCTCAAACTGTATACCAGCTCCGTCTATAGTTGTATTCTGAAGTGATAACCTAGATCCTTGTGGCATTATTATAGCATTAGCCCTACCTACCCAAGAATTCCTATCTATCTGTACATCCTTACTAACCCATCCACCTTCTTCTCCAGACTCTAAATCCACCACTCTATATATGTCGATTGTTTTAATAGTCTTCTTCTGTTTTAGGTCTATTACTGTATTTCTCATTCATTTACATTATTAAGTTTCAAGTAATTTTCACTAATGATGGTAGACCTAGACTTTATCCGAGAGTTCTTTATTTCAAACCCTAAACCTCTAACTATAATATTACCATCTAACTCAGAACCTACTATAATTGTCTTATTCGGATTCTTATTAACATCTACACTCGTTCTTATCATTAAGTTTCCCAATAAGGTTGTATCCACTATTGATAGACTCTCATAACCGGAAGCTGTAAACTTAGAACTATCTGCGGTAATAAAATTCTTGCAATCAAAGCTATTCGTACTGATATTCAAGTTATTTAGGTTGCTCTCAAACATCTGGCCAAAGGAAATGGAGATCCTGCAGTTGTCTAAATTCGTATTAACTACTTTTGTTTGACTTGCTTCTATTATAGTTCCACCTGATATCTTACACTCACCTATGACACTTACACCACCTCTTATCCAACAATCATATCCAAATAGGTCTGGGTGAGTTACAGTTCCTCCAAACATACCTGAACCTTCTCCATCTGTATTTAGCGGGTGTTTGTCTAGCATTATTACATCATAGTTCTTTAGTTCCGGATTCCAGCTAAATGATAGGGTCCCTTCTTTGTTGTCAATTATCTTGTTTCTCATACGTTTCAACTCCTTTTAATACTAAATCACTAGCTCCAGAAATCTTGCTTATACTCTTATTTTTCAGTATTACATCGCCCTCTAGAAGGTAAGTAAATTTTTCTCCTTTAGCCTCACCCACTTCCATGATATTTGATACAACTAAGTCTACATCTTCTTCTAATCCTGCAACTCGATCTATGTGCGTATGTGATGTATTCTCTAACCAAACGTCTGAAACTAAAATATTACTCCCATCTCCAGGTTTCAATTTAAATACTGTACCCTCTCCTTCTATTTTAGCTCTATCTACAACAACTCTCTTACCTTCTATAATCAATTCAGCTTTATTAGTTACCCTTGAATTAGAAAGACTTACTCCAGAACTTCCAACTAACCAGATTCTACTTTCTAAAACCTCTACATTTGATACTTCTGTAAGCCCCCTAAGTCCAGCTTCTAAGTATACACTCCCTCCTTTAACCTGAACTTCATCAAAGGTAACTATAGTATCATTCTTTAGGTCAATGTGAGCACCCTTCAGTATTCTTGTATTATTCCTTAGAACTACCAAACAATTCTCCTCTTTAATCCGGATCCTAGAGCTAAAATCAACCCAAGAAGTCTCATCTATTGAAGTATGCTTAGGAACAATTCCACCTATCTTCTCACCTCTCATCACTCTATAATTCCCGTCTATGTGTAATTTTACCTGTGTTCTCATTTTACTATCTCATCTCGGTTACTAAATTCATCTTCTATAAACTTACCCTCCTTTTTGAATATGTAAGATCCTGTAAAACTAGAGTCTACTAAGGCTACTTGCTCAGATACTACAAATTCTCCTGTCAAGCTGCATCTAATTGAAAAGAGGGACTTACTAATTAAAAACCTACCCTCAACTCTCGAATCTACAAACTCCACATTATAATTACTAGCGGTATTCCCAGACTTAGGTGCAATCCATAAAGGTGAGCTGATTATTTGGGAGTCTATGAAGGCGAGTCTATCAATTGAAGTAGTATGATCTATAGCAACAGCATTTACCTTCCTAATTAAACACCCCGACCCAACCGATAAATTCTTAGCCATCACCTTACAATTATACACCAGACCATTAACCTCAGAATTATTTAGAGTTAGAATCATAGAGTTTTGTATATTTCCACTTAAACCCACTTTCACTTTTCTACTTACCCAAGAACTGCTATCGATACAATTCCAGTGAGCCACAATACCTCCTTCCCTATCATCAACAATACCTGCAAGTGGGTGATCATCTAACATGTAAACTCTCCAACCATCAACTATATCATCTCTCTTAAACTCCAAGGTCATCCTATCATTCACTATTCTGTCCATAGCTTTTCATGTTTCTCTAGTTTTAAGTTATTGATAGACGTTATACACTCCAAATCTCTACTATCTGCCTTACGATTAATATATAACTTAGACTCCTCACACAGCTTAACGTTATTCATTATCACATGCCCTATATTTGATTCTACTGATAATACCGCGTGATCATCTAATGTTAAGTCTTTACACCATAACCTCACTATCCCAAAATCCTCTGAGCATACAATCTTACTACCATACATCATTTCAACATTACTAAGCATACCTGATAGAATTACTTTTGATAACCCTTCTAAAGTTGAATCTACTATAATTAACTCTGAAGTCCCTGATACCTGCATTCCCATACCTCCTATATCAGTTACATCATTTAGAATACTATTAGATATTATTATTTTCCTCCCAGCTTGACTAGAAGACATATCTGAGTTCATTATATTTGAGTCAGTTATTTCGATACTCCCTAAGCTGGTTTGATATATTGTGGAGCTTGTAATTAAAGTTTTTCCAAGTAAGTATACCGACCCTGAAATAGAAGAATCTGCAGAAACCCAAGCGTCAGAACCTATAACTACATTCTCTCCTGCATAACCTCCTATAACTTCTAATCCATCTTTACTTTTTCCAACTACTCTATATAACTCCTCTCCCGTCACTTTGCAGGTTATAAAATCCTTTCGATTAAGCTTAATTTCTCTTTTTGCCATGTCATTCTATTATATTCTACTAAACCATTTATTACTTCTTCTGGTTCTACTAATGCTAAATCTAGTTCCACATTATCTAAGTAACAGTCCTTTAAGTTGTATATTCTATTATTAGTTCTACCATTTCGGATTATTACATTAGTATTAGTAGTACACCCTTTCATTAATAGATACTTGCTTCCAAAATAATTAGTACCGATAGAAGCTGTGAAATTACCATTAAATACGCAATTCTCAAACTTAACTACATTGTATATCTCCATCTTAAATACTCCAGTCACGCTACACTTAGTAAAGGTTCTGTTTGATTGTGGACCTAGACTTAACAGATTCATAAAGATAACTCCATCAAACCTAGAATCCTTCATTACCCCATTACCCTCTATTCTAAAATGACCAAGTATCTCTGAGTTTGCTATGTTGAATTGACTTATAGTTCCAACACCTTCTATCTTGCTATCCTTTATTCGGCAGTGTCTAGATATTACAACATTACCACTAATTACACTTTTACCTATCACATAACTATCCTCTTCAACCCAAGCTCCCCTCTCTACTACAGCATCTTCACTTATATAACCACCCAGTACCCTATCTTTATACTTAGCATATTTAGGGTGGTCTTCTTTCATCTTAAGTCTGTACAAGGTTTTTCTGTTAAAGGTTATAGTGTCTTCTTTTAATATTTCTACCATACTTTAGTTCATTATAATTAGGTTGCCACTTTCTTCGTATTCATGTTCTATTGATTCTCGCTCTCCTTCAAACAGTTTATTCTCGATATGTATAGATCCTTGATTCACTTCTATCTTACAACCATTCTTAACCTCAACATTCTTTAGTAAACTGATATCCTTAAGCTCATGTCCTAGAATAAAGCTATTTTTGCCGATTACTGATACATCCCTTAGATTCACTACGCAGTTAGATTCTCTTGTTGTAACATTAATCGAGCCTCCTACTATTCTAAGTCTGTCAGCTAAACATTCACTTAGGTCAACTTGATAATCTGGACTAATAATCACACTATCTACTAAATGAGAATTGTAAAGTATAACCATATCCGCATCATCGTTTGGAGTTAAATCTCTCTCTATAACACAATTAACCAAAGAACACCTGCCATAAAGATAAATACGCTCCTTAGTTATTCTTGTGTCTTTTATGTAGTTAATGTCAGTGATACGCTCTTTGTTGTTACTGTCTACATAGGAATTCGTTAGGTTAGAGTTAGAGATTACTAAAACACTATCCATAAAACTCCTACCCTCAGTAATTACCGTTTCATCTTGTATTATAGTATTGTTAATCAGCCTAACTCCTTTACTAGATACTACAGACTCATCAAATATCCAAGAAGTCTCATCTACATTGTCTTCACTTACAGCATATCCCCCTCTTGTTCCTGGTTTAATTGTTTTGTGGTATTTAGTAGCTTCTATTCTATATCCAACCGTTAAACCTCTTATAGTCTTAGGTTCCTCTTTAATTAGTCTTATTGGTTTTCTTAATTCTTCCATACGCCGTTAAGTTGTCCACCTACAATTCCACTACCTATAATCACTGAATCTACTATCTCTATTCCATACTCATTACTACACCTCCAAGCTCCTATTACTCTAGAATTATTAACGAGTTTAAGGCTAGTGTTACCGCTTTCTAAACCACTGATCTCACTATTCTTGATTATAGCTCCAGTATTGTCGGTTTCCCAGTTGAGTGAAGTACTCCCGCTAATCTCTGAGTCAATTACCTCTATTTTATAACCTATTACAGAAGAATTAATAAGTACAGCTGCATCTTTTACTGTAGATCTTGTTAGAAATACTCCCTCTGAGATCCAACCCCCATCTTCAATCTTAGAGTCCTTACAGATATAACCACCTAAGTTCATTCCAGATTTTACATACAGTGGGTGATTAGGTAGTTTTTCGATTCTATAGTAGGTTATGTGATCTCTTATTTTTCTATCATTTTCTATAACTCTAATCGTTTCCATTCTTTTGTAATTTTCTCGTTTACTATTGACAGGTAATTCGTACCCTCAAAATTCTCCATAGATACTCCACCGCTAATTACTACATTACTCATATATACTAGCTTTGTGTTTCCCATGGTTATACTGCTAAAAGGCCCTAAGTGAATATCCTCCATAATAACCCTATCCACTAAACCTCCTGAAACTTTCCCTAAATGAAACTCTACCTTACAAAAATTATCTCCAGTTAAGCTCTTATACACTCCACTAGTTAAATACAAAGGACTTGCCCCACTATACTTCTCATACCTAATAAACTTACAATTCTCCATAATCAATCCCTCTCTTGGGAATGTAGGTTTGTAAATTAGTTTAGCATAATCGAATCTACACCCTATGATCTTAATATGTGAATTTGGAGAGAACGCATTTTCAATTATCTCTAAGGTGGAGTAGTTTAGCTCTGAGTAGTTGATGAATGTATAAACCTTATCTAAACCTTGAATCGCAGAGTAGTCAGTTATTTGAGTATAGTTTTTTAGAACCACTCTCCCCATAACATAAGAAGTAGAGTCCACCCAGGAAGTTTCATCCATCTCTACATCAAGCCCTAAATAACCTCCTTTCTCTCCAGTCTCTACCTTAACTAGTCTATATAAAGTTTTCCCCATCACCACCTTACTATCCTCACTCAATAAACACCAACCTTTTCCCTTCTTGATCGTCTTAAAATTCATAAAACTCAACATTATTTATTTCACATTTAGCTAGTATTTTATTATCACTATACCAACTCCCAGACTGATGACCTAGAACTGAATTATTTACGAAACACTCCGATAATGACAGTCTAACATCACGATCTGGAAGGTCAATTACAACATCTCCAAGAAACTCACAATTAACTCCAGAGAATGATGAGATTTTCTGTATCTGGCTATTCCTAAATAATACTAGACCTCCACTAACTGTACAATTCTTAATATAAAAGTTTGGTTTCCCTTCAACAATAAGCCTCCCATTAACCTTACAATTATCTAAAGTTATCTTGGTTATGTGTATATCTACCGCCATCTTATCCAGAATAATTATACCTTCCAGAGTTGTATCTTTTATTTCAGTTCCATGTCCAATATTAAAATTACCCCTAATCTCACTCTTAGAAATCTTAGCTCCTCTTATCGACCCAATTCCTATTATACTGCAGTTATTAATTCTAGAGCCATGTGTAATCTCAATCGCCCCATAAATAACGCTATTGCCTATAACTACTGTATCTTCATCAATCCAAACATCTTCATCTAGCTCTACATCAATACCAACCCAACCTCCTACATTACTATTATCTTTATTATACAACCGGTGCTTTGGCGTCATCTTTAATCTGCATACTGATTGATTTCTAAAGGTCTTATGTTCAGTTAGATCTATAAAGAGAGTCTCCCCAATAAACTTTCTACTGGGCATCTCTTTTGAAAAATCTAAATCCTTAAAATCCACTGTCTTCATATCTCAATTATCGCATTATCTATTCTGTCTAAGGTACGTTTAATCTCTACTTCACCTGTCAGCTTTATGTCCTTGAAAATTAAACTACTAGCAGACTCTTCACAATCTTTCACCTCTGTTACATCCACTCCAATAGACAGTAAAGTTTCATCCTCCATGTCTACACCCTCAATTATTAAGTTATCAGGACGGTACATTAAGGATTGATAGGGTTTAGTTAAAGATCCAGCTTCCAAACACGAAGCTTCAGTCATCCTTAAACCCTTCACCATAATATTATCCATTGCTCTTAATCTTACAACAGAATCCTCCACTAAACTAACATCTTCAAGGTCAATACTACAACAGTTGAGAGTCCTTGCCCACATTTCACTAGCATTTGAGTAATAATCGTTAATTCTAATACTACTACAAGACCCTGCTACTTCGATATCCAATTCTGACTCATCCTGCAAAGTTATATCATTCAACCTAAAGTCACTACACTCATTCCCAATTTTAATATTTAGAGCTGATTTACCGTAGATATGAACACCAGACAACCTAAGACTAACGACAGAATTGAGAACAACTATAGACAGCCTACATTCACTACCAATCCAACAATCATCGCCCACGGTTACACTAATCCCCTTAGGAGCTATTGCAGTAATTATACCTTCAGCTTCACCTGTCTTTTTATTATAGAATGTGTACACTGTTTTCCTCTCACTCATCTCTCAAGTATTTTTCTTTTATTCTAAACTCAAATGCTTCAGACTTATATATACCTCTAATTTCCTTAACATCACTACTAATTACAAAAGGCCCTCCAGATAGATTAGAGTCTTCAATAGTTAGATTATTTGAGTTTATTGAGGTTATTCCTGAGATTATAGAGTTTTTGATGTTTACTGATTTAAGATTATCTACAGACAAGGTTAGCCATAGATTTACTTTAGCTGAGAGGACAGATTGGTGTATATTTAGTTTAACTTCAGGTGATGCGTCTCCAGAAACTGTTAAACCATCGATCTCACTTCCATTCGCCACATACAAACTTCCTACATTTATATAACTATTCCTAACTACGCAGTCCTCTTGTATAATCGCTCCGTATTGTCCAGGAATTATAATTGTCTCATCTAAAACTTTCCCAGAATTCATACACCCACTCGTTATCCAACAATCGTAACCTATGCAACTCGGATCCTTCACTATACCACCCTCAGTATTTCCCTTGAATTTAGCGTAGTGAATATGGTTTGGTAAAATTTTAACTTTGTACCAACCTACCTCCTTTAAGTGTTCAAATGCTAAGGTTTCCTCTTTGTTAATAATATCCTTCATAATTCAAACCATAAAATAAAAGAGCAGCCCACAAGTTTTACCTCATGAACTACTCTTCACACATTATGACAACAATTCTATTTCCTTGTTCCGTATTTCTTACCTATTGAAGTGTTGAAGATCTTGTTAATAAGCCTTGGACCTAAATCGTGACCCCGCTTAACAAATAAATCTTCAAAATCCTTTAGTGATATGTGAGATAAGTCCTTAGGTGCTGCCAATTTCCCAGAACTCCTATCCATCACATCGTAAGAAAACTTGTATCCCGTTGTATCCTTATCTTCCATAAACTTAATAAACCCATCAACTGAGAAGAATCCGAGTTTACTTTTAAGGGAAGATGTGGCACTATGAGATACAATTATTAATACTTCTGCCATTTTTTTTTATTCTTTGTTTTTGTTTCTGTAATATAATATGAACTCTCTTAAAACCACGTAGGACATATATAGGAACGCCAAGATGATTAGTAAGGTATTTATCACAGGTGTCCAAGAGATCAGCTTCATAAACCAACTCTTTCTCTCGTCTAATCCTAAATATAATCTTAAAAATCTAACTGAAGCGAAGTAAAGTCCTATAAAACCTACAATATAAATCCAGTGTATCATTTTACTTTATTATTCCTAGTTGTAATTCTAATATTGCTCTTAGTTGTTTGAAACCTTTAAATTTCTTATTCCAACCTTTAGTACCATGACTTTGACCGAATATTTGTCTTATGGAATTCTCATACTCTTCATCTGTCATACACTGACCTATATGCTCAAACACACTCCAATGACCATTTTCAAGACAATGATTATATATGTTAGTGGCTCTCTCTAATGTGAGTTTATTATTATCACTTATAGAAGTATAAGACACTCTTGCTGTAAGAGCAACTGACATAGCAATTAGATTTTCTATACCTAACACCTCTTCACTACTTATAATATCTTTATAGAAAGGTATGTGATAACTTCCTATAGACAGTTCATCAGGAGTAGATTCATTTAAAGCATCGTACATCTTTTCAGCTAGATCCATAAAGTGAATTTCTGCTTGACCTTTATTAACTTTTAATCTTTCAATAAGAGGTGTCTCCATAGTATAATTACTGTCTAAATCACAGAGTTCTTTCCAAGACTTATAACCACCTGGATATACAGGACATCTTTGATTAAATAAATGTTCAAAAGATTCCCTTGTCCCAGTAAATAAACAACAATGATATTGGTAACTTTCGAGAGTTCTGTTAATTATTTGCTTAGAAATACCAAATTCTAACATCTTTTTAGCAACTCTAATTGATTCCTGCATAGATTCTTCCCACAAGGAGTGACAAGTTTTTATATCCTCTTCTGAAGTAAAGTAATCAATTCCTTGCATACCTGAATGTTTCTTTTGATAGGATATTGGGTAAAATGGTGTTTTTTCTATAACCTCTATCAACTTATTAACTGGGATCGCTCTACTACTCGCCGAATTGACAGACATCATGGAATAAGTCATTAGTTCTGAGTGGATTATACGAGGGTAGATCAACTTATATGTTATAAGTTCTTCATTTGTATTTAGTCTTTTTGAATGAGTGATTATCTCTGCTTTAATTAGATTTTCCATTTTTTAGATGTTTAGTTATTTTATATTCCTTAAATTCTTCTTTACTACATTTACCTTCAGATATTCTTCTAAAGGTGGATTCTTTTATATTTAAATTAGAGTCTCTACGTAATCTTAATAAACTATCTCTTTCTAATAAAAGAATATCATTTTTATATAATTTCCATATGTATTTAGTCCCATTTCTATTATTCTTTAATTTAGTTGATATTAGATTACTTTTATTTATAGTTTTATCACTGTGGTTAGTAAAATCCCCATCATAGGAAAAGTAGTATTTTTTCGACACAATACTTTTTCTTTTTATACCACCATAAATAGTACCTATGTCTATGTTCAATTTCCTACCACAATCACGTCTGGATTCAAATTCTATAATTCTATCTTCTTCAATTACTTTACAATATACTTTTTTCTTATTCTGAGCAGAGTTAATCATTTTCCTCAAAGTATCTTCAGAGACGGTAGGATTTTCACCACCTTCAGTTAAATTATAACCTTTATCCCTATTTGTAGTATCGTACTTACTAATATAAAACTTCTCCTTTTCATTTAGTTCTTCTTTTGTATCACATATACACATAATATAAAAATAAGAACCCTTTTTCCTTAAGTACTTGTTTAAAGCTCTTGCAAAATAATGGGTTTCAGTGTATATACCGCTTAGATAATTTTTTAATCTCACATTTAGGTTAGTTGTTTGACCTATGTATAGTTTATTATTCAATAACCAACAATATATAACATTCTTTCCATAAAAATTATTAGTTATTATATTCTTCTTACCTCTATTTCTTATCTTAAAAAGGTCTTCTGTAGAAATTTCAAATATAAAATCCTCCTTTTCTAAGATTGGTGGACTTTTACTATGGGCTACAATCTCCGCCTTAATGTTTTTTGTTCTATTTTTTAAGTTCATCTTTTAATTTTTCTTTTATATCTACAGTTACTCTAATATTCCTCTCAAGAAGCTCTGTACATCTATCTATAATCTCTTCTGACTCCTTTAATTGACGATCCAAGACTACTTTTACACACTCTTTAATATCTGGAAACTTAAAGAACACCCCTACATTAACTCTACCACCTTGTCCACCGAAAGATCTAACATCCAGATACTCTTTATTGGGATCTTTGTTAATCTTCCAGCTCATTACATAGTTACTCAGTCCAACTACATACTCTCCCATAATCTCCGGCCAAAAAGTCTTCTCAAAACCTAATCTCTGGAGTTCAGCTCTAAAGGCTTTCTGGTAGTCTCGGATTTTCTCAAAGGCTATATCCTCAGGTATTCTCCAGCTATCAATCTCCTCCCACTCTCCATTTAAATATTCTGGTAACTTAATCGCTACTATCATCTTCACATTTTTCTCAGTATCTATTAGAGTTAGGTGGTTAATCATTCCGCTCTTAGTTTGATCTTTAGTTGAATAGAAAACCCTTAAAGCCTCCTTCTCTAAATCACCTTGTCTAACTATAATTTCTTCATCAGGTAAATCAGCTACATAATCTCCAACCCACCTATTATCCCAAGTTCCAGCTTTTTCTCTTAGCTCCTTCTGGTACAACTTAATGGCAGCTGCGGGATTCTTTATATACCCAAACAAATTCCTATTCATATCTTACTTCTTTTCTAGTTCAGTTTCTGCTCCGTTGTAACCTTCACTCTTCTTACTAACTTCGCACCCTTTCTTATAGAGGTAAGCTACTGCAGAAACGGCAACTAAACCTACTACACTTAAAAATCGTATCATATATCTAACTTATTAATTTTTCTAACGTATCCTCAATCCTCCCTATCTCTTCCTCATATAGACTAACCTGATATTCGAACTTCAATCTTAATCTCTCCAATGACACTTCTACATACTTATCGTGGTCAAGCTCTGGAGAAAACAGGAACGATTCATACTCAAACTTACCTACTCCTTGAATCTCCACAATAGTCTTCTCTGGGTCATGGTGTTTAATTCTTAGTAGTATCGGGTTTATATTTCTTAGATCATACCCAAATTCTCTCTCAGGTAGTCTAATGTTGTTTATTCCGTACTCCTCTAATTTTTCTTGTGCTTTTTGCTGCAGTTTTATTAAGTTGTTCATATCTCAAAAATTTAACCAAAACATTTCCTCTTGTTCTCATATATATAAGGCTTTAACCATAGAGTTTACAGGTCAAGCCAACTAAAGAACTGATAATCATAGCACTAACCGTATACAAAAAGAAGTAGAGGCTAGATTTATAATACACTTTCTTCACCGAGTTATATAGCACTAGTGGAACATGGATAACAGCTGTAAATTTATAGAACTCAACTGGGAGAATATACAAGCAAATTAAAGCTAATACCGAATGCTCCAATGCTAATCTAAGTTCCAATGGTAAGAATCTCAGTTTAACTCGTATATCTCCTTCATCCTCATTTAACCATACAAAATAATCCTTCCTTCCAGTCCCGTAAAATAAAGCTGAACCAAGCCTATAATAACTTCCCTCTAGACTATACTTTGCGAGCTTACTTTCAAACTTCTTCATAAGCCACACCTCTTCCACAGTTACATTATCATCTTCAAGTTTACTACCTATCTCATCTAAGTCCACCTGCGTATCACTATCCCCCTGAAACTGCTTTATATCATCCTTAGAGAATACTTTAAATCCATCAAACACCTCTAGTACCTTATTCTTTCTTAATATTCCCTCTGCATCTATACTATCAATCAACTTTCTCTCTAATAAAAACTGTACATCGCGCCCATCCTTAGTTGCTGCATAATTACTTAACCACTTCTCTTCTCTCATAATCAAATACATCTTTTTTATACACCACTTCCCTCTTTCCTCCATCTATAATCCTAGTCTTACCTGCAACAAAGCTCCACATAACATACGTCAAACCAAATAGAACTACCATGAGGCATCCAAAGTTACCGATTAATCTATATAGTGTGGTTTTAGGTTTTATATACTCCCCAACACTTTCATAGACCGACCCCAAAGTATAGCAAATCCCAAAGAAAAGGAATATACAGAGAGTTATCCAGTTATCTTTAGGTGTTGAAAATGGCAGTAGAATAAGAAAACCTACAATAATACTTAATAACACTCCAGTAAGAACTCCCCACTTAATATTATCGAAGTCAAGTATCTTAGGTTCATCTTTTTCTTCCTCTAATTTAGTGTAGACTTCCTGTTCATTGTCCAAGTCGAAGTTTTTCTTAAGGAATTGAATTTCACACTCAGAGTTCTCCTTAAAATAAAGTACGGCCATGAGAATCTTACTCCACTTACCATATATAACCTTCAAATTCTGAACCCTCTCCCAATCATTTCTTATTTCTACCTTCACACAAATTAAAATATCATCAACATCTCCAGGGTAGTCTAGAAAATCACAGTACTCTAATTCTGGGTATTCACTTAAGGCTTCTAATATGTCTTTCTCATTGGTAATTTCACGAGTAGCCAAACGATCAACTATTTCTATCATAACTTATCCTCTTTTCTCACTCCTTTCTATTTCTTCTATTATTGCTGAGACTATGTATGACACTACTAGAGCTCCTAAAGACTTAAAAAAGAACATAACATCTCCCTCAGCAATTGTATACCCTCTTTTGAAAATTCCATTAACCAGCATTCCCACTCCACTAAACAAACATAAGTGAAATGAAATCAAAGCAACAACCGCAGCTATCGTATTAATAAGGTTTCTCATAATCTCTCCTCTTTAATTATTTCTTTTACTACAAACTCTCTCGCCTCCTCATAAGTGTAAAACCTTTCTGTATCAAACTCTAACTCCTCTCCACTCGCATTAACATTCACTTTATAGATTGTACAAGTATTCCCAACCACATAATCGATACAAACTTCATAATTCTTACTTCTAAACCAGTCAAACACTTGCTCCCAGGTCGGTATAGCTACTTCACCTCCTTTTCCTTCTTCTCCATTTCTAAAAGTCTCTACGTCTGATATCCTAAAGCAATTATCTTGGATCTTATACTTCAAACTCATGCATAGATCTAAATGGTAGTTAACAAAACATGGCTCATTAAAACCTATCTTCTTGAGTTCTATTGCTATATCTAACGGTACTAATACTTTTCTCATAACAACTCTATCATTTTCATTACTACTGTCAATCTAGCTTCTTCGTATGTTTGAACAGCTCCTAGATCATGTATTTTTCCACCTTCTTTAATATCATCTACTGAAGCGTAATATCTTGGGTCTCCTTCGTTTAATACTTCATTTGTCGATATCATACCCACTAATCCCTTACCTCTAAACCATTCGAACACTAACTCCCATGTAGGTATAGCTATTGCAATCTCTTCTCCATCAAACGCCTCTCCATTACGTAAAACTGCTATGTTATCTACACTAACTGAATCTCCCTTTACCTCATTCTTAAAGTCCACTACGCTGCGACCTCTCCAATAATTAGCGAAACAAGGTAAATCAAATCCTAAATCGTTTAACTTAAGTGCAATATCCAATGTTACTAAAACCTTTTTCATAATTTTTTACTTTTTTTTATTTAAATCCTCTTTTGTTCTCTTTAGTTTCTGAGTTCCACAAACAAACTAAAGAATACGAAAAACCAATAACTCCTATAGTCCCAAAAACAAAAGACATAATGGCTAATACAATTTTCATAATCTCTCTAATCTAAATTTAAATCTTTATGTGTATACCAAAATGCAAAACCTGAGATAAATAAGAAAACCGCAAAGTCTCCAAAACTATCCCAGCTAGGTACAAAAATAAATCTAAAGAGTAGTAAAACTGTAGTAATTATAGAAATCCCTGTAAAAATGTTTAACCATCCCTTTATAAAATCCTCAAAATCCTCTTTCATCTTACAAACCTTCTGGAAACATAATATAGTCTACTTTCTCATCTTGCAAGTACTGAACAAACTCGGATAATTCTTTAACTATCTCGGGTTCAACCTCCTCATTCTCCCAAGCTTTAACTATATCTTCAACCTCATACTCAGGAAGATAATCTATAGCATGTCCATCATCATAGTACCTCCCTTCCACACACTCATCAATCCACATCACTAATTCAGATGAGATCTTTGGTGTTAGGATTACCCGTTGAACTACTACTTCTCCAAATCTTTCCTCTCCTTTTGTCATAACCCTAGCGATTCTATTTGTTCATCTGTTAGTGGTTTAAAGTTTTTGTAGAGAGGTATTGATGAACTTGTAGGGATAAACCAATTACCATCATACTTTCCTAACCTACTTATTATACACTTAGCTTCGTCGTCATTCCAGAACTTACCCCATTTTCCTACAAACTTACTATAATCTATGGGTTTTTCTGAGGTGAATCCATTTAATGTATACTCTGTGAATGAAAGGAGACAAAGTTCATCACCAATTTCTCCAGGTCCACTAACTGTATAAGAAATCAAACTATTATCAAACCTAATTTCAACATTCTCCCAACCTAATTCCACTTCAAAACTCTCTACTTCTCCCCAGCCGTACCTTATGTCGAATACCTTATCTCCTATTTCAAAATTTCTTTCTCTTGTCATAATTTTATTCTTCTTCTTTCCATTTCAGACTTAACTTCCAAACTTGATCTTTATTTAATAGCTCGAACTTACTTGTTTCCATCAATTCTAACGCTCCCTTATCATTCTCCATCTCAAATAAAAACTTACTCTCAAGATGCGCTTTTAGTCTAGCTATTATAATTACGCCTCTATGATAAATCTTTCCCCATCTACCAATTCTCTTATCCCAATCAATACTTACAACTTTATCAAAACTCTCATAAGCTCGGTGTGACAGGAGGGTTCTAACAGAGCTATCGTCGTAGTAGATGTAGTTTTTGGTTGATTTAAATTTTACTTTGGCATTGTAATAAACTTTTCCCGTCTCCTCATCCACAACCCTCTCGAAATGATCTATCCTTCCCCAACCATATCTTACATCAAACACTTCATCATCATACTCAAATTGACACTCAACGTTTCCCATATCTCCAGGTTATTTTTATTTTATCACTACACTTAAAACACCTCGCTATCATGTAATCTTTTCCCTCCTCAATCTTATAATACTCGTGATCACAGAAGGAACCCTTAATAGCAAAAATAATGAGTATAACTGAGCAAATACCTACAAACACATAAGCTAACATCACACTCATTTCTTCTCGTATTTCTTTATTTCTTCGTCTATACAATTAATTTCCTCCTGAATAATCTCTAGCTCAGTTTCTTTAGTATGCTTTCTTCCGTACAACTCTTTAAGCATAATCTCTTCTACAGTCATATCCAGCCACTTAAGATAAAACACTCCAGACTTAGTATTATCCAGAGTCCACCTTAGATATCCTGAATTACCATTGAATGTGAATAAGCCTTTTGAGATGATGTACTCCTTTTTATATAGAGTTAAATCATCACCAAATATATTAAACTTCTTACTAAACGATTTTCCTGCTCTCTGAAGTTCAATTATCCGTTTTACCACTTTAGGTATCAGCTCTGTCATAGTTTCTACATATTTCGATTATTTTGCTTGAGGTTACATCTTGTTCTGCGTCCAACTCTATAAACTCCCCACCATAATTTCTAACAAGCTCTAGCATCTCTTTTGCAAACTCTATTGACTCTTCCTCTGTTTGGTTTCTTCCTTTAGCTATGTACGGTTTAGTCCTGTGTAAGAAGATGTTAATATTGTCAAACTTATTCACCTCCTCTAATACTAAATTTCTAAAGTTCTCACTACCGTCTCCATATTTACCATTATAGAATAGAGAAAGGATTAAAGGTCTGTCTGTTATTATGAACTTAACTTTCCCTTTTAACCGGAAGAGTCTATGGTGTTGTTTGGCGAAAAGATAAAGTTCATTCTTAAAGGTTTCATGGCGCTGCTCCCAAACTAGTTCTTTAGCATATTCAGACACTAATTCTACGTCAAATCCTTCCCATTTCATCTTAGCAAATAGTTCAGAAGCGATCGTACTCTTCCCCGTACCTGGTGAACCTATGAGATTTACTACTATAGTTTTCTCCTCTTCTTTCACCTCATCCCACACCTCAGTCGCTTCCCAGTCTTTTTCTATCTGTTCTTTAGGGGTCTTATCGAAATATTCTTTTAACTCTTCCATAAAATTTGTTTCAGTTTCCATCTTTTGTTTTTCTTTTTGTATATAACCTTCTAACTTCCTTATACCTATCATCTAAAGCTTCTGCAAAATCATTAGTTATCTTACACAGTTCTAGACTAACAAGTATTTTTAAATGATCATTAGGAACATACAACCATTTCAAATCTAATTCTCCTTCTATATCAAAGCATTTCCATCTCCTAATTATACTCTTGACTTCACTATCTTCAAACTCTAAATTCTTCACTACCTCTCCTTCTGCTAGTTGAGATAGTTCTAAAAGGTTGTTGATATTCGGGATAAGTGAGATTGTAGTTCCGTTAATATTCTCCACATTCTCCCTAGTGAGCCTAGCTATCTTCCAAAGTCTCTTTCTAGCTTCAACTCCGTCTATTGTTATCGTCTCTTTTTGTTTCATATGTGTAGTTTATTTTGGTTTTCCCCAGCTTTACTCCCGGTTTATAATATTTAGGGTTGTATTCAAAGTCCATTTCCTCAGGCTCCATAAGCTCTGCTCTAATACTACCTAAAAACATAACCTCTTCTTTATTTGACTCTGTAGGTTTATCGTTTATAGTTAGAATTTTGTAGAATATAACCCCGCTCCTAATGTACGTAACCTCTATAAACAATACTTCACCAAGCTCCCTCATAAAACAAAACCGCTTACCTACTTTGATGTCCTCAGGTTTAGTTTTGTAATCTATCTCAATTTTAAACTCGGGATTCTCTGTGTGGTTGAATGTAAGCCAAGTTATATAATCTAGCATCTCTTTTCCTTCTAACTTCTCAATCTCTTCACTATACCTCCCAAGTCTCTCATAAACACTGTCTCCTAACTCTATCATAACAGTTCTAAACATTTCGTTAAACAATCTAATCTAACTGCTTCATAATCTTCTCCTTCACCACTAAACGCTATCTCATCTTCCACTTTCCTTCCATCAATTACTGTATAGAGCCAAGCTTTGTGATTAGGAATTTTGACTATTTCTCCGTAGATCTCTTTACTTCTTAGCCACTGGAAAGCCTGATCGTAGGTTGGAGCTGGGATTATCCTTGAGTTATAGTTTTCATTCTTGTACAAAAAGAACTCCTCTATATCCAGCTCGAATTGTTCAGATCTCCATTCCCCTGCAGTCAAGCTTTCAGACTCACCCCACAAATGTACATTCCCATCATCATAATAAGCTAAGAATAGTGAGCCTCCAAAACCTTTCTCGTATAACTTCCTAGCCACCTCTACAGGGACGATCCAACTATCATACTTTCTTGCGTCTAACATAATCACATCCTAATCTAGTAGCTGCAATCATCCAAATCCCAACATCTCTCATATACTCTTCGTGAAACCGTGTATATTCTTTATTCCTACGCATTTCTTCAAGTTCCATCTCCAAATCCTCGTAATGCTTCCTTAATTCTCTCACACTATATCCAAGCTTATCATCGTAGTTAATCTTGTACTCACATTTAAAATACTTAGAATCAAAAACTCTCGTAAAACCTTCAAATACAACCTCGTCACTAAAAATATAATCAGCTCCCCACTCCATCTCTCTTCTAAGCTTATCTACAAAGAAATCTACTCTATGCTTCTCAAATTTAACGAACTCTGGATTTAGCATATTGTGCCTATGTGGATTTCTCTTAAGTAGCTTTTTGTCTAACTCCTCGAAAAACTCTATTGGCTTATTAAGGAAGACTCCCGGATAACTAATACCGTCACCATGAAGAATCAAAACCATATCAATCGCTTTACTATCCCCACCAAAATGAGATAAAACCTTAAGTATAACCTCTTTCTTCTTTGGATCTACCCTAGTTAACTCTCTCCACATTACTTCTTTTATTGGGTTATTAAATTCAGCTTTTTGTTCTAATTCTCTAGCTTCTATTCTTGTCATTTCCCTTCTCTTTTAATTGCAATACCTCAACTACTTCTTCTATTTCTAGTTTATTATTTGCGACATGGTGGATAGCTTCAAATAGTTCATCTTCATCATCTAAGTACTCCACTGAATTACGTCTACACAGGGAAGTTAATACCACAAAGGCTGTCCTCTTATTTCCGTCTCCAAATGGGTGGTTCTTGATTATTGAATTTACTATTGAAGCTATTTGACTTGGCTTATCTTCATAGTAATAATAGCTGGAAAATACACTCTCTAATTGATCTGGCTTTATTATTCGATGTCCAACTCCTGTAAGAGCTTTATTAACATCTACTACAAATCCCTTATCTATTTCAATTACTCCATCCATAACTAGCTATTTTTAAGTCTCTCCATTAAGTTAGGGTAGTTCTTCATTGCAAAATCCACCGCTTCCTTAGCTAATACTTTACTCTTCGTAGTTGCTGAAAACGTTTTTGTCTTTAGCACCACTTTCTTGTTTTTATTTTCTGTTTTCATATTTTATCTCTATTAACCCCTTGTAATCTCTATATATCCACTCTATCTCATTTTCATCTTCATATATTTTAACATCACCTAAATCTATAGAGTCTACTTTAATCCCGCCACCTGTTACAACTCTTTTCATTATCTTTAGAGCTTTCTTTGCAAAGTACCAATCAACTACACTCCAAATCAAAATAATAACAGTAAGGGCGACTAAATCAAATAACCCTGGACCAACTATCAAACTCTTAATCGATCCTATAACAAGCCACAAAACTAAGTATCTGAAAGTTGAAGCATCTAACGTAGGTCCCTTATAGTATAGCCTCATATCACCTACCTTCTCTTCAAATCCAAATATGTTATCCAAATCTTTCATAATATTCTACCTTAATTAACGTTTCTATCTCGTACTGTTCAACCAAGTTATAATCTATCTGGTGAATTACCGTCTCAGTCTCAGGATCATAGAAAAACACATACCTATGCCCATTCACATCGATAACCCCATGACCATCTCTATCTAAATCTACTATTTCAACCATATCTCTTTGTCTTTTATCAATATTGTATTTCCGTTAAACTTAGCCTTATACAACTCCCCATCCATGACTACAGACCCATTTGAATAATAAACCCCATCTCTATACAACACTCCGGTATTTCTTTGGTTTGAATTAGAGTGTATGTGTGAGAAGGTATGTAGTTTGAGGTTATATAAGGTTTGAATTCTAGTAAGTAAAGCTGAGTCTCCTACCTGATCCATATCCCCGTTTAAATCCAGTATTCCCTTAGGTGGACCGTGTGTAATTAGAATATCAATATCATCATCTATAGCATTACACCACCTTTTATATAACTTACCTCTGTCTGCCATAAAAGCCCAGTTACCAAAAGAAGGGGTGTAGGGAGAGCCAAATATTTTATAACCCCCCACTTCTATATGCTCATCTATTAAAAGCTCTACTCCTACTTCTTTCCATAACTTTCTTGCATACTTTAAATTGTTATACTCAAAGGTGTTATGGTTTCCTGGTACAAAGATCTTATAAGGTATGTGACTGAGTTCTTTACCTACCCACTCTATAAACTGCTTACACTCTAACTCATTCTTAACTTCATCCCTATAATTAGCCCAATCTCCACTATGAATAAGCAGGTCTGTGTCTTTAGGAATATTAAGCTGATCGTGAGTCATGTGAGTGCAGCCTATATGGTGGATTTTAAGTTCTTTTTTCATGCGTCTATACTATCTCTTCTTTTGTACAGTTCGTCGTATATGTTTATTCCGAGAGAGTTTACTGCATTTACAACCTTATCTCTTTTCTCACCTAAACTTCTCTTCTCCATATCCAATTTCATATATTCAGCTGTCATACTTACATTTAATTTGGATAGGTGTATTTTAATCTCCTCTTCTACATCAAAATCATCCTCTAGAATATCGTCCCAAATAGAACCTGCCTTAATTATATCCTCCCCTTCGTATGTATCTTCAGCACGGAAAAGGAGTATATGTTCAGACTCTGGTTGTTGGTATACTTGTATCTTATCCCTTGACACGTATCCTATAAAATCTCCAAATCTATCTGTATCCCAAAAATCTAAGCCGAGTCCCAATTCAACTAATCTATCCAGCGCCTTATATTGAACAGCTACTAATTTCTCAACTATAGCTTTGTTTTCTGCACTTAATTCTTCTACTGTTTTCATATTTTTTTTTTATTTTTTCCAAGTTCGTATTAAATCTTTCTTTGTTACCACTGTTAGACCTTCAATTTCACCCTTTTTAGTTAGTTTTAGAGAGTATATGATGGTTTGTTTAGCTTTATCGGATTTCTGTGTCCTAATGAGCTTTAAAACGTTTTGTATCCACTCATCAGCATATGTAGCCCGGACTAAACTTTCGTATTCATTCTTTATCATAACTTCTCATGTGAACTACACCTGGTTTAACCCAGATGCTCCAAGGGTCTCAGCTTCTAGTTTAACTTGACAGCTATCCTTGATTTTAACTCTATGTTCCTCTAGAGCTTTATTTTTAATATTAAGAGCTGCATTTAAGTCTCTATCTAAGTTAGACTTACAGTTAGGACATTGCCAAGCTCTTTGGTTTAATTTTAAATTATTATTTTTATAGTTACACTTATGACACAACTTAGAGCTAGGATAAAAGGTATCTACTTGTAATATAGTTTTACCTCTTAGTTTAGCTTTATAGATTAGCATATTAATAAACATAGCCCAACCAGCATCACTTATATGTTTAGCTAATGGGTTATCTTTAAGCATACCTTCAATGTTAAGCTTTTCTATACAGATAGTTTGATTTTCGCTATCACTTAAAAGCTTATTTGATAGTTTGTGTAAAAAGTCTAATCTTTGGTTTTTAACCTTAGTGTGAATCTTGTTAAGCTTTCGTTTAGCTTTTCTACCTTTAGTCTTAGAATATCTTCGTTGAGTATAAGATAACTTAGATTGACTTTTAGATAAATATTTAGGATTCTCTATTTTCTCACCTTTAGAAGTAGTAAGATAACTAGATATACCTAAGTCAAGTCCTAAAGTTGTATCTTCCTTAATCTCAGGTTTAACTAAAGTAGGACTATCGATTTCACATAAGATTGAAACAAAGAATTCACCTAAAGGGTTTCTCTCTATAGTTGCACTTTTAATGATTCCTTTAATAGGTCTATGAAGAATAACTTTAATACCTTCTCTAAACTTAAGTATGAATAAAGTATCTCCTTCAAGTCTTACCTTTTGTGGAACATTAAATCTGCTATAAGGTGCTCTTTTAGATTTAAACTTAGGAAAACTAGCTCTACCCTCAAAGAAATTCTTATAAGCCCTATCTAGATTTCTTAATGATTCTTTAAGAGATTGAGAATTAACGAGTTTTAACCAAGAATATTCATCTTGTTTCTTTAGGTTAGTTAGATATTTACTTAACTCGTTACAACTAAGGTTAACCTTAGACTCCTCATAAGTTTTACTTTTTAGATCTAGGAAATAATTATAAATAAATCTAACTGAACCAAAGTGTTGCTCTAAAAGCTCAACTTGCTCAGCTGTAGGTAGTATCTTATATTTAAATCCTAGGTAACTCATAAATGCAAATTTAAAAATAATAATTTAATTGACCAAGGGAAGTCTCGATTATTTAATTTTTGATTCTC